AGGAAGTTTACAGAAGTCAAGCATTAGAAAAACTAAAATCTATTTTGGAAGAAAGGTATAGAGATAAAAATGACTTGTAACTATTATGATTGCGGATGGTGCTATGCCCCAAATGACATAAAAACTAGTGCCCATCAAGGCGGCTGTGTTTCTCCAGAAAATTGTCCTTATTTAAAATCACAAATGACTAACCAAGCAAATTGTAATCATCGCACACCACCAAAACATCACGTTGATTATTTGGATGAAAGAATGGTGATTGTGAATGGAGTTCAGTATCACCGAGTAGAAGAACAAAAACCACAGACACTTTATGAGATTATTCGTGAATTGTTTTGCTGAAAAATTTACAGAGTTAATTGTGAAAGAATGTATTGATAAAATTGAGACTTATGAGATTTATATTGGAAACAGTCCTCTTGGAGAACTCGCAAGAGATTGGACTATTGATGCCCTTTTAGAAATTAGAGACGAAATTAAAACCCATTTTGGAATTGAATAATGATTGATTTCGCACTTATAGAACTAGAACTCATCTTGGAAGAGGCCGCAAAACTTCCAGTATCAACCGACACTTGCGGAACCACCCAGGATGTGCTAGGATTGGTGTACCAACGACTTTGGGATTATGAAATTCAGTGATTTACCCGAAGATTCTTGGGAAAAAGTAATGTGTAAGGTTGTGGAGTTTATTGGTGGTGATGCTCCATACTTATGTAATTGGAGTGATGAAATTCCAACACCACAAAAAGTAGCAGAAGAGATTGTTTCTATGGTAGCATATTTTGATGATACCGACCCAGATAAGTTTATTGAATCCTTTAAGAAGTTTTGTAAAAATGACTGAACCTAATAAAATCTATTTTTCATACCGAGATGTAAACAGAGAACTACAACACGCATCTATAACTCATGAGGATGCTGGCCCACTACTTGGAGAAATGATGACGCAATTGTATGAGTACGTCGCCTGGTTAAAAAATGCACCTGGAGGCAAAAATGACTGAACCATATTACGTCATTAAATATGATGACGACAATGATAATACCTACAACTTTGAAAATGGACACCCGTGTTGCCTGTATGAAGCAACAAGATATGCAACATATGAGGAGGCAGAACAACAAGCAGAAGGATTAGTGAGAGTTAAGTGTATTGAAAAAATAACAGAAGAACCTTATTCGGACACAGAAATCCTTGAGTTTCTACTCAATCAATTCAAATCACATTCTATACAAATGAATGGCGAGAGTAATTGGTGCTTTATCAATACTGGATTCCCTATGAACCACGCAAAAGGACAAACCGCAAGAGACGCTGTAATTAATGCAATGAGGGCAAAATGAACTTTGATTACGCAGCAAAAATCTCACACACTAAACCCTATCCAGAGTATCATTTTCACTTCACCTTAACAGAAGATGAAGTGCATAGGGTCATTCATAAGTACGATTTTGATAAAAATACTTATATGGATCAAGTGTTTGGAAATTCAAGCACAGACAAATATTACAAATTATTAGCATCCATAGAAATCATCAGGGATGCTCTTTCAAGTGATAAGGTTGACTTGGGTATTGACTATAAGAGAAAGTATGAGGAACTCGTAGACCTTCTTGAACCTCATATGATTGATGATATGTCGCCAAAAACTACACTCAAAATGCTACTGAAGTATAGCCAATGACCGAATCAAGACCCGAATACATAAGGTGTATCCAACACACTCACGTAGACAAACAAAATACTTCTTGGTGTGGAGAAAAACTTTCTAGTTTTGACTGGGCATTCCAGGATATTGACCACGCTACATATACTGTAATGAGCGGAGGGAGACAGGTTCCCTGCCCAGATTGTATAAATTCTATTATGGAGATTTTAAAAAATGACTGAACAACCAAAATATTATAAAATTAACGTAGATAAACTTAAGTGGGAAAAAATAGATACTCTACCATATTTACTTGGTTTAATTGAATTTCCCGAGGATTATGAGTATTTTGATGAAATCAAACATGTTCTTGATATACCAAAACCGCCAAAATCTTTAGAAGAATTCAAACAAGAACTAGATAGTAAATTTGTTGACCTTTTGGTAAAAACCAAGAGGAAATTTGCCTTATCTAAAGAAAGTGCCGAACATAAGTTCAAACTTAAATGTGACCAGGCAAATAGTAGATTTGAGTATGCCAAGACTTATGGATATTTCAGTCTTCCAGTTACTTTCATTACAACCGGAACAGGAATAACTGTTAGTAGTTATAGTTGTGGAACCGAGTTTAATCTAAATCCTAGTAAAAATAGTGTTGGATATTATTTTGTTGAACCAGACGTAAAATTCTATATGACAAAAAAACCAAATAGAATTGTTCGCTTCTTTATGCGAAACTTTTTAAACTTTAAGTGGGTGGACAAAAAATGAAATCAAAAGATTGTCTAGGAATTGTTGCTGAATGTGCGGATTGTGGAAGTCCTGTGTTAGAATACTTATGTAATCAATCTCTTCTGGAAGCGCGACCAGAAAGTAAAGACTTTGATTATTGGCTTTCTTGTAGCAACATTTTATGTAAAAATCATAATGGGGAGGGGTATTTTATGAATTTTCCAGAATGGGCAGACGAAAAATGAATTGCCCTGATTATGAACTCCTAATGTATTGTCCAAACTGGTTGCGTTGGATAATGAATCGCGTACCTCATAATGTTGCAATGAAACTATATGGGTTTTATAGTGGATTCCCAATTTCCTGGTGTGCATTTCAAGTGTGGGGTGCTATAATGACTACGGACTATGAGACAACAAATAGAAAAACACTTGGATGGACTTGGTATGATGAATTTTATGGTATTTTAAACATAGGTTATTATGACTGAATACGAACAAAGACACGTAGATAACTTTATGAGGGACTTTGAAGACCTATTGCGTCGTTATAACGCAGTTTATAAATCTACTGGGTTTAAAGATTATACCTTCCCTCAAATTATGTTTAGGGGAGTTCCTGATGATAAGGGAGGTACTTTCCTTAATGCCCTTATTGTTGATTTACCTACTGATATTAATCCTAAATGAAACATCAATTAACTTGTGCAGACCTATACGTAATCCATGATACCCTCTACAATAGCCTGAGAGTGATAAATTATGGTGGAAAGTTTCCAGAAGAGGTAAGAACAAGAACTATGGATAAGATTATGAATATTCTTGCTTATACTGACCTAAATATTACTTCTGATGAGAAAGAGAAAAACATATAGTACTGACGACATTAAGCCTTCAAAAGAGTTTAATGAACTAGAATACTCCCTATATCTTGAATATGCTACACCAGAAGAACTAGAGAAGGATAAAGTTTCTCATATTACTGCGAAGAAAATAATTTATGAAGCAGATGGCCTTTCTTTTATGGTTGGTGTTTTTTATAGAGAAGAACAAAGGACTATACTTGATGTTTTGATTGGTAATTAAAATGACTAAAGAAAATTACATATACGTTTATGGCCATTACCATAAAAGGTGCGGGGAATTAGTATCTGATAGTTTAGATAGTTTGCTGAGTAGAGTAGCATTTGAAATTGATGAGAATCTTTCTTACCCTATTGAAATAAGAAACTCTAATGGGGAACTCGTTATGGATGAAAAAACTTTGCGTGATAATGCATACGATATTATTGATAGTTGGTATAAAAAATGATTAAACTTTATTCACAATCTTATTTTATTGTTAATAAAAACCAAAAGAAAAAGAAACTGATTACACATTATATTCTTCCTCATTTCTACAAAGACAGAAGTTTAATTATTTTTAGTATTTCTAAATATCGCAAAAATTATTTTATTTTTAATGATAGGAGTAGTTTTATATCACTTGGGTTTAAAATTTGGAAAGATAAAATGTTTGAATTGAATATCTTTGGTTGGGAGTATTGATGAAAAATGAATAAAAACTACTTTAGACAAAGAGTTCCTGGGTTTGTTGACATAAGAGAACTAGACCGGGCTGATTTTGAATTTACTACAACGCAAGAACTTCTAGAACATCCTTATATCAAAAACTGGACGAAAGGTAAAAATTCGGCAATTTTTAAAAGCAATAACATGATAATTGTAAAAACAGATGATGGGTCACATTTTGTTATTGGTTATGTGCAAAATCCTGATACTGTAGACCTTCCAGTGAAGGGCGAAAAATGACTAACTTCTTTAAATACATTCTTATGGGATTTGCTACTATTGGAGAAGGATTTTATACCATAGCAAATTCTTTCAATCCTGATAATGCAATTAAATCTTATGATGATGTCAAAAACCGATATGCTAAAATTCAACAAAAATATAAAAAATGAAAACCCCAAATCCTGAATGTCCTAGAGAAGATTGTCAATTTTCTTATAGTGGTGGGAGCACAACTCTTGTAGCATATATTCCAATATACGATAAGAATGGAGTGAATACCAACCCAGATAGAAACACAACGACTTTTAAAGTAAATTGTTTGACTTGTGGTAAAATGTGGACAGGAAAAACTTGTCTGGGTGAGACAACTTATGAGGAAGTAAGTAATGACTGAAGAAGAAAAGGAAAAACTTATAAAAAAGTGGGAACCTCTATTGAATGCGGAAATATCATCCAATGCAACTGTTTTACTTATTGAACCTATGGAAACAATACCTGTAGAAGATTACTAAAAATTACTTTAAGCAAAGAATTCCAGGATATATCCTCACGAGGTATGGTATATAAATACAAAAATCTATAAAATAAAATTTCAATAAAAACTTGACTAAATAGTAATGCCTTGTTCGGTTGGCGCTTAACAGGTGGGGAGATTTATTTCTCCCCTTAACAATAAAATTTACTAAATAGTTAAAGCCAATCGAATTTAAGAGCAGATGCATTTAAAGGCATACAAATATAGGATTTATCCTACAAAAGAACAAGAGATTTTATTTTCTAAAACTTTTGGTTGTTGTAGATTTGTCTGGAACAAACTTGTTGAAAATTTTAATAATAATGATGGTTCTACAGTAAATGAAAAGACACTAAAAGACCAAGAGGAGTTTGAGTTTCTTAAGGAAGTTTCTGCAGCAACCCTCCAACAAAAAACAAGAGATTTTATTGAATTCAAAAAACAATACTTCAATAAAAAACGAAAAACTAAACTTGGGCGACCAAAGTTCAAGAAAAAATTTAACAGACAATCATTTAGACTACCCAATCAAAAGTTTACTTTGGACCAAGAAAAGTCTTTAGTTAGACTTGAAAAAATTGGTTGGGTCAAAATTGTTCTAGACCGAACTATCCCTGAAGAAGCCGACTTTAGAAGTATTACTGTTTCTAAAACTCCAACTGACAAATATTTTGTTTCGATTTTAGTTCAACAAGAACTCAACCCAATACCCTCAACTGGTAAAGTAGTAGGTATTGATTTGGGTTTAAAGGATTTGTTCATCTTAAGTAATGGGCAAGTCATTAACAATCCCAAATGGTTTAGAAAGAACCAATCTAAACTTAAAAAAGCACAGAAACATTTAAGTCGGAAGACCAAAGGTAGTAATCGTTACAATAGACAACGTATTAAAGTTGCTAAGGTTTATGAAAATATTACCAACTCAAGAACATATTTTCTTCATAATGTTTCAACACAACTTGTCAAGACTTTTGATTTAATTGTTGTTGAAGACCTAAATGTTTCCGGAATGTTAAAAAACCACAAACTTGCTAAATCCATTAGCGATGCCTCTTGGTCTACTTTTGTGGATATGTTAAAATACAAGTGTAATTGGTACGGAAAAACTCTGGTTAAAATAGACCGATTTTATCCATCAAGTAAAACTTGTTCTAATTGTGGTCATAAAGAGGACCAAATGCCTCTAAACATTAGAGAATGGACTTGTCCTTCTTGTGGTTCTAATCACGATAGAGACCTAAATGCCTCTATCAACATCCTCAAAAAAGGATGGTCAGACCTTTCGGGTCAAGAATTAACATCGGCAGAGTATGTCGATTACGGACGTGGAGCGGAATTAAGACTAAATGGTGCTAGTCATCATTTAGCATCTGCGGTGAAACGTCTAGAAAATCAATAGAGTTTTATAGAATTTTATTGGTTTTTATTACTATATGTTCGATAACAACCGACAATCTGCCCCTGTCCAACAACAAGTTGCAGTTAAGGATTCAGATGGAAAAACTGTTACTGTTCCTGAGAGTCAAATGATTGTTCGTAAATACAGTCACAATCCTCTCCGAGAGTTTGCAGTATTCTCTCTTGGTGGTGGACTTGGTGTTCTTCTTGGTCGTCGTCTTAGTCTTTGAGGATTGAATTATGAACAACGATGATTCTTTTACAGGCGGCGTGCTTCTTATTGTATTTTTGGGGTTTGTTTTTGGATTGGGGTTTTGTTTGGGGGGTGTTGTTGGTGAATCTGTTGGTCAAAAAGAAACCGCAATACTCACCGTAAACGGACTCAACCGAATTAAAGAACAATTGCCGACTGGAACCAAAATCACCAATCCATTTGGAGACGAAGACCTGAAAAGTCTTAGTTATGATGCTCAAAAAATCTTGAGGCTTTTTAACTGAGACACTTAAACAACCGTCCACTCTGCCTTGTGGTGGAGTGGATTTTGCCTTATGATACACTCATAAACACAGGAGACCTTATGGAAACACTTTGGGACACAATACATAGAGACCTTACGAGAATGGGGGCTCTCTCTGAATATAAAGTTGATAGTATAGAACTTGCAAACCATTTAGAACAACTTTATGATAATATTGAAGAACTTAAAATTCAAATTTCTCAACTAAAAGAAGAACTTAAAAGTGAAATCCGTCAATTGAAAGATGAATGAAATGAAAATGCTTAAAGAAGCACAAGCAGTTGCAGATGCTATTGAAGAAGTGAGATTTGACTGGGGTAATATGGAACAATCTCATCCTCACATTATTGCCGTTGCTGCTCTTCGTAAAGTTGTAGAAGAACTCAAGTATATTGGTATTACTGAAAAGAACATTCTTGAAATTGCGAATACACTGGAGGAGTTGAAATGATTGACGTTTCACAGCTGACTGAAGAGCAACTTAACGAACTTGAACTTCAAATTCAAAAACATAAAGAACAGCAAAAAATAAATAATGCTTTAGAAAATTTAAAAGGTTATAAAGTAACTTTTTATGTGAGGTTTGACCCTGAAAAGCATAAGAATGATATGCTTACGAGTGATGGAGAACTTGATACGGGATTTTTTACTGATTACCTGTGTGATAATGTCGTTACAGACCTGATTGAAGATTTTCAATTGTATGATTACGAGGACGTCAGTTATCCTAATGTGGAGATGGCAACAAAACAAGAAATTGAAGAGAAATTTTGAGGAACTGAAGTGACCTACATTATCTTAAGAGACACTCTTGGTGCGGGATTAACTACCTTTGAGTCCACAAAATTAGAAGTTTTTAGCGAACAAAGCCTTCCAGAAGCGGTTGTAGCAGCTGGCCAAGAACTTATGGACAACGCCGGAATTGATACTGTTAACGAATACGAAGAAGAACTAGGTAGACATCTTGCGATTTCTGATGAGATTGTTATTTGCGAAATTATCGATGAGGTTGATAAAATGTCCGCTGATGATTATATTAGGCATCATATTGTAGAAGCCAAAATTAAACAGTCTACTGATGAGTATGGACTTTACCTAAAACTTAAAAAGAAATTTGAAAAATGAAACTCTACCGATACAAGAAAGATGGACATCTTTACAAACTTTATGAACAAAAGATTCCCTATTATAATCTTATAGCAGTTCCTTATTTTCCAAATCAAGGAATTCTTGCTAAAAGTAAAAGATCTATTGTTATAAACGATTTTGAGGTGGTTGCTGAACGATGACTAAACTAACCTATGAAGAATGGAGCAAAGAAAATCCCATTGACTGGGATAAAATTTATGAGACTGGAAATGAAGACTGTCTAATCAGCAAAGACTTTGTAGAAATGGCACATCGTTGGGAATATAACCATTATTGTAAAGAAAATGAAACTGTTTGAAAGTCATTATAGCAAAGGAACCAACGAATTTCGTTTAAATATCCTACCATTCGGTAGAAAGACACTCTTTTCATTTTATTTTTCGGAAATTGATTCAACATTACTCCCGAAATTTTACTTCAGGAGTATTTTTGAGATTAATGATGGCTCTCTGATTTGGATAGAATTTACTATTGGAAAGTTTATCTTTAGTATAAATTTTTTGCATTACGAAAGATGGTTACTTGAGAATTATGAACTAACAACGGACACTTGAAGAACTGACACATGGGCGCTTCACTGGTGTCCCTTTTTGCCTTATAATGACCTCATACACACAGGAGACTTTTTATGAAACCCTTTGAATATTACTCCAATTATCAAATTCAATACCCTAACAAAAAAGATTATATCACCCTTTATGTTTATGATAAAGGGATTTGTGTTACTAAATCTTTTGGGTTTCAAAAATCCAAAAGGCAATTGATGGATGAGTATCCTAACGCGGTAATCCAAGAAGTTCTTAATGAAGAAGGATATAAGACACATCAAAAACAGTATGTTGAGGAAGTTCATAAACTTCATGGAGAGTTTATCAATGACCTCTTTGAAAATTTTAATGTGAGCGATAACCCTAAAAGGCACAGGGCGTTTGAACTTGCCTGGGATAAAGGGCACGCTAGTGGTCTTGAAGAGGTGTATAATGAATTTTATGACCTTGTAGACCTCATTAAGGATTGAGGGGCAAATTATGAAAACCACAATCACCAAAGAACAACTTGAACGACTTTGGACTGCAATCGAATACACACGGGGGACGATTGGACCCGGATGTGTCCTTGAAAGCACAGAGAAACCTGATTGGACTTTGATTCATAAGGATCGGGCACATCAATCAAGGGCATTTCTAGACCAAGCAAAAGACCTTGTAAATCAACTGAAAAGAGAGTGCAAATGAAAATTGAAATCATTTACCAACCACAAGATAATAATTATCGCTGGAAACTAATTACTGGTCCTGATGGGGTTGACCATTATGAGGGAATCGCAGACAGTATTGGAGAAGCCTTTGAAAAGATTTTAATAGCCGAGACTGTAAATGCTCAACATTATACCAAGGATTGAAAATTTATGAGCCCATATAGCACTATAAGAATTACTAGGTCAAAGGCCATAGAAGAAATAATGAAGGTGAGGGATGATTCAATGCTTGCTCGTATGGTGGATGCAATACTTGAACATAGATTATATAATGTTCAGATTGTTAATGATTATGAAGATAATGACGATATTGTACTTTATTAAAATCCAACACACTTAATTATCATGGGATGTTTTTCTGCTTCTTGTTGCATCACTCGTACTGAAATCAGTGCTGGCGAACCAGTTTTCGTTGCTTTCGTAAAACCAACATATAGTTTTGGAGGCATCAAAAAATTTACTACACACTCTATTCTAAGTCTGTCTCACTTTAATGAACGTTATTGGGACAATAATCAATCTTGCGGAGAATTTGTTTATATCTCCGTCGAGGATTATGATGATTATGGATGTTCTCCTTCTCACGTAGAAGAAGAAATTGACCCTTATGGGAGGTGGTGGGACTTCCAATTCATTGCCCATAAGTCTGTTTGTGAGACTCTTTTGGGTAGGGAGCTAGGTGAGGGAATTCAACTTGAGAAAGATTTTTTTGAGCTGCTTCATATGTGCCATATGGCAAGAATTGAGGTTTATCACGATTTACTCGGACCCCAACATTTGATGACACGCGAATTAGAACTTCAGGAACTTGTTCATAAAGAGACCGGAAGAATTCTAGAGATTAAGAAACAACAATTGGAGGAATTTGAAAATGACTTTTGATAACGAAATCGAAAAGGTAAAATCAGAAATCAAGGTACTTCAAAGTAAATTGGAGTTTCTTGAAGAGATAGAAAAAACAAAAACTCCCGCAGAAGAGGCTTATAAAACAATTTATGGGGCGTATCCTATGGGAGAACCTTTTTGGGTTGTTTTTAAAAAAGGCTATGAGGCCCATCAATCATTAGTTAAAGATGCTAATAAAATCATTAGGGATACTAAACCAGAAAGTAATGACTGGAAAACAGTAGCACTTATATTTGGAGAATTACTTTCTAGTGTCGGACCTAATGGGTATTATAATATGACCGCTGACCAGTGGTTAGAATGGGCCAAAAATACATATACTTCTAATGAAGTAGGAGAATATGAACTAAAAGAAGAATCCCCCTCCACCAGAATCAACTCCAAATAAGTACCTCCAACGGATACTTAATGCACCCATTGACGAAAGAGGTTATGTGGATTTGAGAGAACCCGCAAGTGAGTTTCGCCAAAAACTTTTTGATGGTATCAAATCTGTCTTTTATGACCCCGAGTATGAGAGAACCCATTGGAGTGTAAAAGTCAATATGGCAGTAGATGAGGTTTTGACACACTTTCAGGATGTTATTCCAGAATCACAAGACCCGATTTATGATGATTTTGACAATGGATGGAACTGTTGTTTATCGAGTATTAAAATCTGTATGGAGCATAGTAATGACTGAACAAGAACAAGACGAACATCTTAAAAAGTGCCTAAGTATCATCAACGACTGGGCCGAAAAGAATAAACCTTCCCGCAAGCACAAAGTACAGTGGAAGACAATAATGGGGAAAAAAATTAAGCCAAGATTCTCTCCCGAAAACATTTGGTTTACTATTGAACAAATCTCTGAAGAGGCTCAGCTGTCGGTTAGTACGGTTTCCATGGCTCTTGAAAGTGAACCAAGAATTGTTAGAGCTTCAAATCTTGAGACATCCAATGGCGAACCGGTCTACGCTTCCAGGATAGCCTATAATGAGAATGTTACCTTCGCCGGCAAGATTAGATCCGTGCTTGTCAACCGAGTAGTGGGGTAGCAACGCATTATATGGGTGAAGCCACTCTTGTCCTTGTCGTAGCTTTTTGGGGTTGTTGGGAAGTAGATTATACTTTAGATAAACTTAAAAGTACATTTAAAATTGTAGCAGAAACCAAAACTGAATCATCTTCAGCATCAGACTTCTTTATCATATGGGACTAACCCTAAATAGTCGGAATTCTTAATAAGATTATGGCTATCACCATAAAAGGTAAAAATTTCTACAAAGACGGAAAGAAAATTCGCCTTGCTGGTAATCACACCTGGAACACTGTTCAGACAATTGGTGGTGAAAAAATAGGAATTGATAAGATAACCGGGAACTTCACAAGACTCTGGACAGTAGAAACAAAAGGAGCAAACTTTTCTCAATCACAATGGGGTAGTAATACTCCCGGTATTGTAAGAATCAAAAACGGTCCCTGGAAGAAAGACGGTTCTCTAAACAAGAATTTTTATAAAAATCTAGAAGATGCCGTAAAAAGAGCCGAAAAAAGAGACATTGTAACCGGAGTCGTTCTTTTTGAAGGTTCTATTCCTGATATTTTTCCCCTAGCCTGGGAGAATCATCCATTCAATGGTCTAGGACCAAAGGCACACGAACTTGTTCATACAAGAGGCCCCTGGAATAAATTTCAAAGAGCCCATGTTAAAGAAGTCGTAGAAATTCTTGAACCTTATGATAATGTCATTTATGAGGTTGGAAATGAGTTGATGTCTCAATCCGCCAACTGGTTCCAAAGACAAGTTGTAAAATGGATTAACAAGTGGACGAATAAACCAGTTGGCGTTTCTTATGCTCGGGGGATTAGAGCATCTAGTGGTAGAGATGAATCAGTATGGATGAAAAATACAGGAGCAGATTGGTTTGGTCCGACTTTTACTGCCCTAAGTAAAGGACAATTCTCTAAGAGTAATAAGCCAATTATATTTGATACGGACCACTCTTGGCCTCTTCGGTCTAATGTTTCTGGTCTGCAGAGCGCCTGGAGCCGAGGGTACAACCTCTTGCTAATGGACGGGTTTAATGGTACAATGTTGAGGAATCAGCAGAGCCTCGTTCCTGATAGGAATTTTATAAACAATATTGTGTGATGTATTTTCTTTATCCGATTTTTCTTTTTTGGATTTGCCTTGAATTAGTCCAAATTTCTTGGCTATTGTTTTTTCTTATGCTGCCTTTTATTGTAAGTATTCTTGACCACATTCAACCCTTTTGATATGATTAACTTATTAAACAAAATTCTTCATTTTTCAGAATCAATTAAATGTTCTAATGACCCAATTTATTTTATTAACAATTATGTGAAATTTTCTTCGCTTAAAGAAGATAATGCGCCTTTTCTTCTTTATCCCGCCCAAGAAGAAATTGTCAAAAAAATTCATAAAAACAAATACAATCTTATAAAGGCCCCAAGACAATTTGGCAAATCATCGGTTCCATTATTCTATCTTTTACATCAGGCAATTTTTAAATCTAATTGCAATATTGTGATTAGTAGTTTTAGTTATCAAAATTCAAAATATTTACTTGAACGATTCTATAATACATATGAACAGTTACCCGATTGGATTAAACCCGGAATAGTAAAAAGAACCTCAATGTGGATAATACTTAAAAATAATTCTAGGGTAAAAATAGTAACAAATATTTCTACCCCTGAAACTTGGGAGAATTGGGAATATACTCACGCATTTTTAGATGAATTTGCGTTTATGGAGTACTATACTTCTCAGAATTTATTGGCTTCTTTCTTTGGTCGCAATAACTCCCCCAAAATAATCATCGCAAGTACCAAAAAAGAAGGTAGTTATTTTAATGAGCTGGTTGAAGATGCAAAGGATGGTATAAACAAATATTCATTATCTGAATATGATTGGAGAGATATTCCTAGGCTAGACAATAATTGGAAGGAAGAAGTGATTAAAAATATTGGGGAAGATGCCTTTAAACGTGAATACGAATTATGATTAACTTTTTTAAATCTTTATGGGAAGACTTCATTATCTCGCGCTACGTCTCTGTTGGGCTTCAATGGGGTGACGCAGAATCTTATTCGTTTATGGGCGGTCTTAAATAGGACACTCGACGAACTGGAACATATGCACTTTACGGGGGTCATTTTTGGCCTATAATAATCTTGTACCTCACAAAAATCTAATGTCAACTAAGCACTACCTTTTGATTGCTGGAGACGAATATTATCCTTCTGACTGTACCGGTGATTGGATTGAATGCTACGAAACCAAAGAGGAAGCAATAGAAAAATGGGATGAAATATCAAATAGGTATGATTGGTATGAAATTGTTGATTTGAGGGACTGGATGAACCGATGACTAAAGACGAAATCCCCTTTATTATAGGTCTTTTTGTTGCTTTATTTTTGTCTCTTTCATTATGGCTCCATCTGATTTTTATTGTTCCAATTGGAAGAGAAAATGACTGACAACGAAAGACTTAAATCTTCGGACTTGTTTGACTTTGATAACTGGACCTATAATATTCTTAGGGAAGATGTTAAAAACAACTTCTTTCAAGAGATATTCACATTTAAAAAGTATAGGACCAGATATTGGATAGCCGCAGTTAGAAAGGGTCCTTATGTGAAAAAGAGAGATATGAAGATTCTTTGCTATGGAATTTATGTCCCCGGACAGTTTTGTTTTAATTCTCCAAATTGGATTTCATCGGGATATTATAAAATAAAATACTGGAACAACTCGCAAGAACCCATGGATATTATTAGACACCTGAGAGCCAAACTAGATGTTGAGGCTCTTCCGGAAAATCTAGTCTTTTCATCTGATGATATTTAAAATGACCACCGAAAAAGAAATTCTACAACAAGCCGCCGATAAGGCCTCGGAAATTCTACAAATTCCGAACAGATACATTGATACAGTGAAGTTTCTTCAACTTTACTCACTTCTTCATGTTGTCGTTGGCGGCGATGGAGAAAATATGAGGTGGTTCCTCATGACCCATAACAAACATTTAGGGTTCTGTCCTGCCGCAAAGCTGACCGAAGAATATTATCTTGATAAAATTATTGCTTACTTGGAAACTTATGTAGACCCATGAACACAAAACAACAAAATAAAAAACTCCAAGACCTAAAGGACACTTGACTAACTGGCACAAGAAGCATCTAGATTAACCCAATCCCAATTTATAATATACTCATCCACAAAGGAGGTTTTCCAATGGCTGTCGAAACTAGCACCCAAATCAGCATTTATACTGGTGATGAATGGTATTATACCGTAGAAGACCAGAATATCGTGGTTGATACTGATGGTTGCACTATTTCTTATTGGGAAAAGGGGAACCGCAAAATTCATATTACAATGGAACCCGAAGAAGCCCTGGCTGTCGCGGATGCGATTTACAAACTCTTTAAAAAGAATTGAAATGACTAAACTATGTAAAGATTGCAAGTATCATAAAGTTGCCCATTTTTATAGTACTTGTACACATCCAGAACTTCAAGAACCACCAAGTCCAGTAGATGGAAGAACTTCAATCAAATTTTGTGATTTTGAACGAGCCTGGATAGGAAAATGTGGACCTGATGCAAAGTATTATGAAGAACGTGAAAGCATTTTTGACTTAATCAAAAATATCTTTAAAAAGTAAATAAATGGGAATGATGGATTGGGTCCGCTCTTCTTATAATCTAGGAGAAAACTTCACGGACACCACACTACAACCCATAAGACTCAATTTTCCCATAAACTACAATCACACACAAAGGAGAAACTCCAAATGAATTTTAGTGACCAACGATTTGTTGACATCGGCCAAACTCTCTTTATTGAATGGGCAAAAACTGCTCAAGGTCTTGGTACTGTTACCGAACAAGAGAGGCGGAAAATCTTTTTTATGGCAGCCCAATATGCATTTGAAGCCACCGAAGAATTTGCCAAAGTATTCAGTGACCAAGAGGACATCTAAAATGACCTACACTGATAAAGAACAACAAATCCGAGTAGAAATTATTCCTCGGCTTAATAGATTTGTTGATATGTTGTGGGATTGTCCCAATACTCCACCACAAAGAGCCAGACTTCTGGGAAAACTTGTTGACTCACTTACTCAAATCTTAGACTCTAATGAACCAACCTAAAAACATCAACTACCTTTCGCTGGATTTGGAACTAAACAATAAAAATGACGGGACCACCCCTAAAATCATAGAGGTTGGTATAGCAGTTGCATCTCCTATAAAACCAGAAGAAATTAAAAAATTCAATTGGTATCTTGACCCACAAGAACCAATCACTCCATTTATCACCGAACTCACAGGAATTACCGACGAAATTATCAAAGAGAAGTCGGTTTCTCATGAGACTGTGGCCGAAGAATTGGGGAAAATTATAAGGTCTTATGATTGTTTCGTTAATCCAATTTGTTGGGGTGGGTCTGGCTTTTCTTCAGATGCATCAGAACTTAAAGAAGAGTTTAATCAAAGGAGCATCAATTTTCCTTTTTTTGGAAGGCGAATTTTTGATGTGAAAACTCTTTATGTTTTCCAACAAATGACCAGTGGGCGAAACTCAAGAGGTGGCCTAAAGTCGGCACTTTCTAGAAACAAACTAGAATTTATTGGTGAGCCACATAGGGCATCTGATGATGCATTCAATACATTGCGGCTGTTTTTTCATTATATCAATCGTTATAAAAAACTACAGAAAATGCTCCAAGACCTAAAGGACACTTTTTAAACTGGCACACTGGAGATAAAATCTGGTGTGTTTTTGGGTTATTATAATTAAGTACACAAAAAGAACTTCCACGACACCCTGTATTTCTTGGATTTGGGGATCCCGATGACTTATGATTGAAGACCTAATTGAAAATCCATCCGAAGAGAATAGGCAAAAATATCTAGATTTTGTGAATCAAAAAGAATATGATCTGATTGTCGAGGCCCACGAGTTTCCACCAAAATCCCAGGAGTTTTTCGATAAAAAAAGCGAGGCCTTTGCTTTTAGGAGGGAATCTGCTAAGATTCTCCTGAACCGATGGGTCGCCAAATACGGAACAGCTGAAAATTGTCCGGTTTCTTATGCAGACACCCTAAATGTACCGTTTCAACAAATTAAACCACCAAAGGAGAATAATTAATGGATTATGATAAAGTATGGGAATCCATGAATTCCTTAGAAGGAACCATCTGTAATGCTTGTAGTGTTCGTGAGGTCATTGAGACTGCTATTACTGCACTTGAAGAGCGAGATTATAAGAAGGCCGAAGCCCTGATGAATGCTTCTTATCAGTTTCTACAATATTTTATTGATGATTTTGATACGCATTTTAGAGTTGCCTGGGATGAAACCGTTGGTAAGTGTAAAAAAGAAGATCCTTCTCTATCTAAATTATGAAAGAAATTCTCAAAAAAGTTAATTATTTCTTCCTGACTCTTATCAGGAACGAGCCGACTTCCCCGGCCCTGTCTAAAATTATCAATCAGTATCTAGATGACCCGGATACGACTATTGTAATCCATGACGAATACTCATGCACTCTTCAACACCCAACCTTTAAAATATTGCCCTTATGGATTAATAATTACCCTTATTGTTATGGGTTTCTTTATCCGGCTAATTTTAAATGCACTCTAGCCGATTTAAAAAATTATGAGGAACTCAAAAAGATTTTTGGTCGAAAACTTCCTGATCGAAAGACCGTCTGTCGTCTGCACGAGGCCGTAGAAAATAAAAAGAAAGAATTGGGATACTATCCCGATTCAGTAGAAAAACGAGCCAGGGAAATTCTAAATGTTTAATCTGTTTCTTCTAACACTTCTCACTTGTAATCAGGTTTTCGAGCTTTATAAAAGATTGATAACCAATCCTAGTCTCACTGAGACTCAAAAAAAGGAAATTATGGCAGAAATTCAGAAAGTAGTCAAATCGTGTCCTGTAATTATTAAAAACAAATAATCTGCACGACATACGCATCACATACGCATCATCCCTTTAAATCCCAGCCATTTGCCCTATAATAGTCACAGGACAGTCAAAGTCCAGTTGACCCTTGCTAAAGACATCATGAAACCACTTGCTTATTATCAAACAACATCGGTATCAATTGCCAAAAAGGACGACTATACGACCATTTATTACTATCGCAAAGGGGTAATGGTAGGGATAAAAAGGCAATTTGATGATGATTTCAAACCACCAAAGAACTGTGTAGAAGAAAAGGTTCTTGATGAAGTATCATATAATGCCCACCTAAAGCATTATTATGAAGAACAAGATAGACTGAAAAATGAATTCCAAACCGACCTGATTGCAGAATACAATATGGTCAATCACCCAAAGGCAAACAGGATTTTTGATAAGGCCTGGGAACTGGGGAAAGGAAATCCTGAAGAAGTCGAATATTATTTCCAGGATCTAGTAGAACTTTTTAACGAAAATATTTCTTACAAAAACTAAATCATGTCACTCACTATAGAAGAGATCCAAAACCAAATTAACACTCTTCAGCAAACCTTAGATCAGCTAAAAAATCCAAAACTAGAAATTTCTAGGCACTTTACGGGTCAGTATTTTGCTCCTTATAAAGGAGTTTTTTACCGAAGAATGGAATCCGAGGGTGTTCCGATTTGGGAAACTTTTCTGGAGCCATCAGAAAGATGGGTTGCGGTCACCGCTAAAGAACTTAAAGAACTAGAAAACATTTTTCAGTCTGATTGCATTACAAAAGAAAAAGGCGATGATTAAACACCGCCTGGTAAATTATGTGGCTGAGACCAATGATCCATCTTCTTCGGGTGGTTCATTGGTTTTTTCTGTTTCTGGACTTCTCAACTGATAAATGGTCGCGTCCTGAGTAACATTCGTCATATCACCAAAATTGATCATGTTTTGATCGATATTGGCAATTTGGCTGTCAATCACATTATAAGGATAATATCTCCTGTAATAATATGGATCAATATTATAATAACGCCTATAATAAGGATAAGGCCTAAATCGATAATGCATTTTTAAGTCTCCTTAATAATAGGGGTAGTAGGAATAATAAGGATACCATCTATTGTAATAGGGATAGCACCTATTCCAATAATAGTCGTCATAACAATATCTCCGCCTGTGGTACGGATAGTATGGGTAGGGGTAGTACATTGAGTTCTCCTGCTTGGGATGGGATATCAAATGTCCAAATGTCGTATGCCTCTTTTTCAATATAATCAAAAGGAATCCAACAATAGCCGTTGTCTCCCCAATCAGACCCAAAACTATTCTTTGCCAAAAATAGTCTCTTATTTAAATCATAACCAACCATACACATAGCATGGCCTCCAAGATTTCTTTCCTTTCTAGAAGGAAAAGTAACAGTAGAAATACGCTCATTTAGATCCATAAAACTTTCATAAATGGTCATTCCAAATACAACTGGTTTGTTGTTGTTTATCACCTGGGCAATATAATAGGTGCTTATAAGTTTTTGGTAATTAAGAATTTTTCTTTTTATACCGTCCTCATATGCCTCTTCACTTGGTTTTATGTTGAATTTGTCTATATCATAAGGCCATAATTTTTCACAACACACTCCATATTTGGATAATGATTTCATGCCATCCCTAAGAAACATTCCCTCGTCTTCTTCGATTATTCCGTGCTCAAGGCGTGTATTATAATAAACAAATAATCTACTTAGATGAGTAAACTGTTCAGGATAATTTCGATTAACGCAAAGTTCATAGGCATTTGTTATTGCATTGGCGGCGCAACTACCTAAATCGTCTTGCGATTCGACAATTGTATCCCATTCACGGAGATCTACGGATTCCCGCAAGATCTCTGTGCTATCGTTTCGGTAAATAAAGTCTCTAGTGTCAATTTGAGATGGTTTAATATTAAATTTCATGGTTCTAGGTTAAATAATGTGCCAATCGCCGCCACGACAAATTATGTTGATTGAATCATAAGGTACTTCAATAATGTACTCATCATCACCGTCAATTAATGAGCCATCCAAAGTCGTAATGGTGACTTTACGATTTCCGAGTGGTGGACCCATTTCTGCCTTTACGATGATCTCATAACAGTCGATGCAGTTTTCAGGTAGTGTAATAGTAACAGGTTCGTTGCTGTTGACACCGATATAGTAATCATCGCAAGTAGCATCATAATCATCTGAAACCAGGATGCTTTTGCATTTACAGGTACACACTCCTGGCTCCCCTGGGGGTCCTGGGGGTCCTGGGGGTCCTGGGGGTCCTTCATTGCAGTGGTTGATAGTGTCCCTATCATCAATTTTGATGATAGTTTTATCGCCACGATCATTCAACATCGATGTTATTTCAGATCGAGTTGAATTAATGGCACCCTCTAGGGCTGGGTCATTATTTCTTTGATATTGGGCCAAAAGATTATAAAGATCAATGAGTTTTCTTTCTGCTGAGTCCATAGTTATTCTCCTTTTTAAAAAAGGGGGAGTTACCTCCCCCAGATAACTACTGAATTAAATCAGCGTACAGCGTTGCTGGTTGAGGACTGACCAACACCGGCCATGGTTCCGAAGTTAACCATACCTTGACGGGTCTCAGCAATTTGGCTGTTTAGGGCATTTAGCTGAGAGTTAACCTGGGAAGACAGGGCTGCAAATTGCGTATTGACGAGACCATCTCTGGCACCCCAATAGTCGTGGCGGCAATGTTGGAGATCAGTGTTGCGCTCAATAAGAAGACGATTGAGTTCATCATTCTTGAGAGAATTGATGAGGTCACGGGTCTTCTCGTTTTCATAACCGACCTGCTTGCTAAGTTCAAACTTGCTCTCGGCAATTTCCTTGCTGAGTTGAGATTGACCTAGGGCAACAGCGGCGGCAACTTTAGCGGACTCAAGAGCAGTAGCAGTGGCCCCCCTTTCAGCAGTGAGAAGAATCTCGGTGCTGAGTTTTTGGGAGGCCATGTCTGTAGTTGCTTTTAGAGCCGCAACATCACGGGAAGTATCAAAATCTCTTGCTTGGCCAGCAAGATAGAAATCAGTGGCTCTTTGCTGAATCTTATCAGCGGCCTCATCGACTTTAACCTGAGTATGATAACCAGTGGTTAAAATATCACGGTTGGTTGATTCAGCGTGATCGGCAATTGCATACTTGATTTCGCCTTGACCGACTGCATTAGCATAACGGTTATCGGCTGAGCGAGTAGCAACATCATAACGAATCTCGCCGCGCTCTACAGAACCTTCTCTACGAATGTCTGAGTGCTGACCGGCAAGAATAGACCAGGGATCCGGTGCATAAACTGTGTCTGGCATTTGTTTTTCTCCTAAGGAAAAGAAAGGGTGGTTTGTTGGTAACACAATCTAATTCCTTCCTGACATAATGTCAGACGAGTCGGTTCTACAGGCGGCTGCAAATGAGTCGTCTGAGATTATTTCTCTTAGAATTGGATTATGTTACCCAATTAGAGGAGAAGCATTAATGAAAGAGCCATTTCTGGAATCTTTTAGTAATACATCTTATTCTCTAAAGAGGAGAATTTCGTCTCCTGTTTTATTTAGTAAATTCGGAACGCCATTTTAAAAACCCGGCAATTGTATTTGGGTATTTTGGTTTTGCCCGACCTCTTGGTTTCTTTTGGGTTTTTATAAAACACTCATAATCAGACCAATTAAATGTTGGAATGGATCGATCTTGCTCAAGGCTTACCCAAAAGGTGGATTCATTTTTTAAGTGATCTTTCCACAAGGTAAAGGTGGCAAAAATTAATAACCAACCGAGTTTTATGTTTGAACAGAATTTTTTAATAGAAATCATATGCTCTTTTAATGAACTTAATATTATATATGGGGTTTAGGGCTTGACAAATTGGTGGATCCGTGCTAGTGTGGAGCACCAGACCAGATGGAGCATGACTGATTTAATTACTTTTACACAAACATCAGACGAGCCATATTTACGGCACGATTACAAAATCCACTTCATAAATAAGAAGACCAGAACATTTAACAATTACCAGGACGTACTTCAGACTTGGTTTCAGACACCAAGTGAACTTTTAGATTATGTCGAGATTTTAGACTACCGAGAAAAAGCGAAGGGGTTTTAAAATGCAAATTAACTGGTTTAACGTATTGATAGATCTTTATATTATCTGGTATGGATTTAATTACGGAAAAAATAAAGATGATAAGTAAACCAATTTTAGGAACAGAAAATAAAACAAAAATGTCGTGGGCCGAGTATATTTTTACTCACGTTCTTCCTACCTGGGTTCAGGTTTTTAGAATGAACTTTAGAATCTGGTCTGACCTAATGACAGATAATTTAGATAATTATGCTCTTCTAAAAAATGATGATCCACTAGAAGAATGTTTGGGTTGGTTTTGGTCTAGTCTCGGTGAAGATGAGGTTTATCCAAAAGAGTTTCTAGAACATCTACTTCAGATGGTTGATGATATTGACACTGGTAAGGTAAAGACTTATACATTAGAAGAATGTAGGGAAGACCTAAAACTTTTAGGAGTGGACGATTCTGAAAGTGACCACTTAGGCTCCAAATCTGGTTTAAATTGAGTTAAACTGTGAAAGTTCAAAGGAAAATTATTAATGACTGACCCTATCCACATTGCACTAGACCGACTACATGACTATGCAGTTGGCCATCCTAATCATGACACTGATGAGATAGTGGAAGCCGCCATCGCCGCCATCGCCGCCGAACGGGAAGCATGTGCGCGGATTTGTGATAAGCAATACGAAAGGGCACGAACCAGCACAGGTGCAGCACGAGCCGATGCCTGCGCCACGGCTATTCGCACCCGCACCGCCCTGACAAAAGAACAATTTACCGCTTCTAGTCAGTTTATCGAAAAAGATGATGACCAAATTTAGACAGCTGCCTGGCCAAGATGTCTTAAGGGAGCTTTTCCGCTACAGCGACTCCGATGGCGCATTGTTCTGGAAGTATCGCCATAACAGTCAAATCGATCTGAGCAAACCCGCTGGCTGGCTGCAGCAAAATGGCTATCACGGGATTGCTGTGAACGGAGTCAAGTACAAGAGACATCGTATCATCTGGTGTTTCTTTAATCGTGATCCCAGGGAAATGGAAGTGGATCATATTAACGGAATCAGGAATGATGATAGGATCGAGAATCTGAGATTGGCTACCCGAACTCAGAATCAATACAACCGTCCCGTCCTTTCTACCAATAAGTGCGGACTAAAAGGTGTTTCACCTCACCATAACAAGTGGCGTGCGCAAATTCAAGATAGCAATGGACGGAATAAGTTTTTAGGTACTTTTGCTACACCAGAAGACGCTGCAGCAGCCTACGCAAAGGCTGCTCTTGAGCTTCAGGGTCAGTTTGTCCACCAATCCCTTACCACTCATGTCTAGTCATCAGTTGCCCAGCAAAAATAACCACCCATCCCGCCCGGACCTGTCCAAAATGACAAGCAATCTTTTATCGGATGGTGGCTACGAAGCCAGCTCAATGTGGACTGGCCATGGAACACGGCAGGTGGCCCAGCACGAGCCTGAGGTGGCGGGGCCAGTCACAGATGGCCGTCCCATGAACCAGTCTTACTGGTTGGCATTACTCAACCACGATGCCTATGCAGCATCATTCCAATCAGTGGGCCAGTACCGATCAGCATTGATCGAACGTGCGTCATCACCACGGGCCCAGCCCGAGCGAGAGGGACCGACAGATGAAGAGTGGTGCGTACTAAAGATGCGCCTGTGGGAGCAGTACGAAACCGTTGGCTATCAGGGTGAGCGCTTTATGTACGACGCCGATTTCTACACGGCGCTTGATGTTGTCCGCCAAGAGATCACCCGCTACGCCCACCCCACCATCGAGCCGGTGCCTGATACGAAAGCGCATGAATTGCTGAGCCTGTTACTCGATGATCTTGATGCTCTGGTTGACAGCTCTGAAGGGGTCGCGGGACTACACCTAAATGGAGATGTTGCGAGTTGGGAATCGCTGCGCGAAGGGGGTAGATTTGAGACTTGGCTTATGCGCATGGACGAGGCTAGAGCTTTTCTTGATTCAACCATGGATAAGCCTGATGACATTGCCACCACCATCGAGCCGGTGCCCGTGGCGGAGCGGCCATGGGAGCGCGAAGGGTGGTGTGATGCGGAGGGCTTTTGCTGGGACGGTAGTGGATGGACCTACGACGACGCAAACGAAGTCGAGGGCTATGCAACATGGACGCTTGTTCCCGCAAATGAAATAAGAGGTGACGTTTCCCTCCCCCACCACGCCCTGCCGGTGCCCGGTGCCTGAGGGGGAGGTGATGGCACGACCTTAGCCGAGAATGACACTTTAAGAACTGTCCACTTCTGACAAAATTCTAGAAATCCCTAGATACAATAAGATCAAATCAATTCAGGTTTCTAATGTCCCGCACCCATCGCCAAACTTCTTACAATAAATGTGCTCTTAGGAGCCCCAAAACCCTGAACGAAAAACGTCAAATTGATTCTTTTCTCACCGATGATGAAACTGTGGAGTTTCAGATTTCTGGTATGAATAGGATCAAAAATCGCCGGTCCATTCCCACACATCACGACGACATTGTTTGTTCTTCTTATTATGAGACTGATTATGACCACCACTGAAAAAACTGCGTATTCTAAGTCTATGTTAGCAGATGCCGAAGATTTTCTCTGGAAAAACTTTGGTATCTCTGTAGGAACCCCCGATTATGAATGGCCTCAAGATCAAATCATCTCAGAGGCTGTAAAACGCGGCTGGAAATTTAGTTTTTATTGATTATGACAACCAAAACACAACTTCAAACCAAAATTCAAGAACTAGAAGAAGAACTTTCTTCTTTTAAACAACAATTGAATAACTATAAAAACCATCCAACTATTCAAGAGGCATCTGTGGGTGACGTTCTTGAGGATGGCTGTATCGTCCTTAAAAAAGAAAATGGTGTCGCTCTTTTGGTGGCCCCAAAATCAACCGATGTTTATGCTACTTGGAGTAAAGAATTCCCTGAAGTCTTCAAGAAACTAGAAGAACAAGGATTTAATCCTTCTCAGTTCTTTATTCCAACCATAAATCAACTTAATCTTGCCTATAAGACCATTCCTCAACACTTCGCCAGCACCGACTATTGGTCTTCTACAGAGATTACTGCTACCATCGCTTGCTGTCAGGGCTTTAGCGGTGGTAGCATCTTCAGCTTCATTGAGACGATCATGAACAGCGTGCGTGCCTTCCGGTGTGTTACTTATTGAACCTTGACACTTGAGGAACTGTCCATACTTCTGCCCGCACCACAAATGCGGGTTTTATAATATTTACAGTTAATCCAAATTCAATGGACACCTTCGGATTTTATGATGCATCAAATTGGCCCCAAGATCCTAAACAAAACTCGGCTTGGAATGCCTATGCAAGGTCCACCACTCGGCGGTATCTTTCACCCGGAATCGCCCCTGAATGTTTTGTTGTAAGGCATCGTGGCTATAAGGGATACTACGTTTTTGGTAAATAAACATGGCAATTTGGGAAGCTAAAATTATTGCGGTTCAAAACGGACCCTTTATTAATGTGCGAGTAAATGCAAGTTCCGCAAACACCGCAAAAGCAACAATTAATGCGATTTATAATAATCCCCCAATGATTACTAACCTTAGATGTGTTAGTAGTATGGATAGTGGTGGTAATTACACATCTTCCTCGGATCCAGATGATATGACTATCAAGTACTGGATTTTAGGAATTGGTACTGTTTTATATTTTGCCGTGACTTATTGGTATATCGCCATTCCTTTGGGGATTTTGGCATTTATTTTGTGGCTTAAATGGAACAGTTTGTAAATTTTGATTGCGTCTTTTTGGGTCAATTCCAAAACTGTCACACCCCTGTCAGCAAATGGCAACCATGTGCCCTAAGATACAGAGCAATCGAAAAAAGCCAATGATTTCTTATTTCTCCCAAATTCTCGCCAATGATCTCACTGTTGATGATATTGAGAATCTTTCACTAGAAGATACTTATAAGGTTCTAGACGAACTACAATCTTATAAGGAAGTTTATTTCGCAAAATGGCGTAAGGTCCCAAAAGCCGAGATTGATTCAGAAAAGAGTGTTGAAATTCTTGAGGACATGAAGGCCTACAATACTCTTTTTATTGTCGCAAAGCGTCGGGCTCATTATCTCAATCATGCAAAAGTGAAGCAACTGACAACTGCTGTTATTGTATGGAAAAAGCGTGCCTTTAAACTTGGTAAGGACCTCGGTTTTTCTAATGACCAGGTGAAGGAGATTATGGTTTACTGAACTTAATTAAATAAGCCGTAACAGATCCAACAAGAAGAACACAAAAACCAGTAAGAATTTCTTGGGTCATTGTTTTTCCATAAATACTTATTATTTATTGATATCATGCAAGACCTAATCGCCCAAGAAATTCTTAAAATTCTCATGGAATCGGGTATCTTTAGAGAAGAAAGTACTGCTCTAGAAGTTTTGGAATCTGCCCCTAAATCCTGGATTGCTGAACTAGAAGAATCAGCTAGTTTTGTGGCCATTTCTTCACTGCAAGAGAGCCTAGAAGAGGCCGTTGCGAATAAAGATTTTGAGTCGGCAAAGAACATTAAAGAAAAAATTGCACAACTGAGCCAATCTTAAAAGTGTCCACTTTTTAAAAAGTCTGGGCACTTTTTGGCTATTATCGTTTTGTATCTGAGAAAGATGCTGATGATCTTCATAAAACCGCTGATAAACTTAGGGAATCTGTCGATAAACTTGTAAACAAGAAAAATGGTAAAAACCGAAAAAGAACTTAGAGAATTAATTAAAAAGAGCACGGAATTAATTAAAAAGGAAACGGAATTAATTAAAAAACAAAATGAAAGACTGGAACAACTGATTCAAACCCTTAAAAAGACCAATTCACAAACTGGCACACGACCACCAGATTCTCCCTGATCGGGTGCTATTCTTTAAAGGTGTTAAGGGCTCTCGCTCAATTTTGGGATTCCGTCTCACTTAACACAAATCGAAAAGGAATTTGTGCAGGCTTCTTTTCTTCTATTTAATCCGTTACAATGGGCCTGAGTTGAAGCAGGCTTGTTTTTCTTACTCCACTGGCGAAACGGTAAACGCGGCAGACTCAAAATCTGCTTCTTCGGATTCCCAGTTCAAATCTGGGGTGGAGTACTAACCTACTATTCTTTATTATGAACACTTTACATCAAGACATTGAAAAAATTACTAATATGAGTTGCGGCGATGTAATTGATATTAATATGTCTGAAGAATCTGGTGGAGAAGTTCATCGTCATAATGATGGCTTGGTTCTTTATGAAATCCCATTATATGGTGGTGAAGGTAATTTAGTCGCAACATACCAGTTTAATAAAGAAGGTATTGAAGAATTAGTTACAACAGTCCATTCTTGGACATAGTAAGTATTTTTTACCATGAACACCACAGAAACCATTAATCTTCTCACAAAAAGAATCAAAAATCTTAAAGAAGAACTAGACCAAAATCCACAATATAAACAAAACATTGTGGATTCTATTCTAGACGACATTTCTTATTATCAAAACCAACTGAATTCTTTACGAGACCAATGACTGAAGAAAATTTCTATCTTTTGTGGGAAAGATTCGCTCTTTCTGAAATTACAAAAAGTATTCCTGATAATGTAGAAGAATTTTGTAAACAGAATGAAATTACTGTTGATTATTTTATAGAGGAGTGGTTGTGACGATTTGAAAGGTGCCCACCTCTTAAGGCCCAGCCGCAATCCATCCACTAAAATTACCAAGCATTTCACAAGAAACTTATGAGCATCCATCTTGACAAATACCTCAATCAAGAGGTCCAAATAGAACTCCGAAACGGAGAGGGATATATTGGCGTAGTTGAAGAATGTCTAGATTCACGTTTTAGCTTCAGATTTAAAATAGGAAATAACCCAAATTATTATAATACACTAGGATATTATAGTAACTCTTGCGTGGCAGAACCCCACGACATCGTATCAATCAAACCATTCACAAAAACCATGAAATTCACCGGACTTGCCCAAAAACATCCACACATTGACCTCAATAAGTTTATTGGAAAGACTATTCTTATTCGGCTGAATAAAGAATACTCGGGCCTTTCAACCCAATATATTGGAAAAATTTCTGGTGATTTAAACATCGGTGGGTTTCAGTTTACAAATTCAGGAAAGCGTTCTCATTGCCCAACTACTCAATGGATTACAGAAATCTATGAAGAAGGAGCCTTCCACATTGAAACCAAAGAAATTCCTGATGTAGACCCCGAAGTAGAAAAGGCCAAAGAAGCCGTAAAAAATCTGTCTGAGGAACAAATTGCTCAACTTCTTCATTCTCTTAAAAAATGAACTGGCTTCCAATTGAAACTGCACCAAAAGACCGCAAAATGTTTGCTGTCATTGCCAAGGATGTTGTAGTAACTCCAAATGGAGTTCCTTATACAACTGACCCATATTATGTTTGGATGGAAAGTGAGGACGCATTTGCTAGATGGCCACACCCATTTCCACCAACCCATTGGCATCCTATGCCCAATTTTTCTTAATTATGAAACCACTTTTTAAACCGTCCACTGCACCACCACAAGCCGCCCATTTCACTCTATACTAAAAAAGTCCACTTAATTCATCAAACAAACAAAAAATGGCATTCTACACTAAAAAACCAGTCACTATTGAGGCTCGTCAATTTGACGGAACACTTGAATGCACCCAGGCTCTTTATGAGTGGGTGGAAAGCTGCAATCCTGGAAAGCTCCGATACCTTCAAAATCCAGACGGAACTTGCCTGATGTATATCACTACTCTTGAGGGTCCACACAGTAGCACTATTGGGGACTTTCTTATCCGAGGAGTAAAGAACGAATTTTACTTCTGCAAGCCAGATATTTTTGAAATGACTTACGACCCCGCCTGATTATGGAAATCACTTATCGCGGAATCCCCAAGAAAGAACGCATCTGGCGTGGTCGATGTATGGAATGTGGCTCTACTGCCACTGCAAGGCAATCAGAACTGACTCACATTTCAACAGATCAACTAGAGGGGGAATTTTCATGGATGACGTGTCCTGTTTGCAATGCCGGATCTGATTCCGATGGTCACGGGGGAATGCTTTTTTATCCACGAACTGAAGTCAATTGGAGTCGAGATTGAAAAGGATGGGCAGTTAACCTACTGTCCACCACACCACCATAAGTCACCCATTTCAATGTACAACATCAACCCCAACCAACGCTACATTGTATATGCTCAGCGAGCAATTATCTATTTTATTCTTGCTCTTATTCTAAACAGCCTTGCAATCTACCCATTTCTTTTGGGAGCTTGTATCGGCTGGGCTTTTTGCAATACTGTTCTTTCTATTATCACTCTAATTCAAGACTAATGTTTACTTTTGGATTGGTCAAAAAATTACCTTTATTCCCTTGTGACACTTCAAGAACCTGCACAGCCTCCTTTGTAAAACTGCACATTTAGACGTATGATGACTGCTCCACCCAAACCCAATACAAAAACTAATAATGTACTTCTCAGAATACGGCGTTTCTCTTGAGGCGGGAGAACTTCGGGACATTCTCACGGGCAAGACAGGATTTCGTAGGTGCCCTGATTGTGAAGGTCACGGAGAGAGTTGGATACTTCATTATGTTGATGTTAATGACCCTGACCAAAATAATGAACAATACAAAATTGTAAGTGCTCAATTTGCTGCCGATTTTGATGAGGATAATATCCATTCAGAATACTCTTGGGCAGAGTGTGATTTGGAGGATTGTGAAACTTGTTATAGTGTCGGGTATATCCCTATTGAAGGTTATTGAGGTTGACACTTTATAAACTGGCACAATGACCCTACCCCCAGGGTCCTTTTCTTTTAAAATTATCCCATAATCAAACAGCAATCCACCATGAAATTTGAGCATCATTCTTCAACTAGCAATGTGGTTCGTTTGTTCATGGAGAATGACGAAATGCATGATTTTCGTAATGACATGTTTGAGGCGGTGTGCAATAGCCAAGAACCGGCTCCTGTTCTTTATGATTTTATCACTGATAATTGGATTGTTGGAAAATCTTTTGAGATGTGTAGTTGTTCTGTCAAGTATCTGGTGGAACTCGTGAGTTACTTGGAGACTAACCAAAAATGGGATAGTTATATGTCACCAACAACCAAAGTTCTTATTGAATTTACCAAACATGCTCAAAGGCGCATTGCCAATATTAAATTTTTTGAAGAAGTAATGGAGACGATTTAAATATTATGGACCCTAACAGAAACAAACTAGAAACAATTCTTAAACTCCCCACTCATCGTCTCTTGGGGGTTTATCGTAAAGAAAGAGAGTATTTACACGTTTATGCAGCGGACTGGGTATGGTATTGTGATTGTTCTTCTTGTGTTGAATGGAGAGAAAATAGAAAAAAAATTAATCAAAAACTTTCTGTAATAAAAGAAGAACTTGACAAACGAGAACACTTATCAAAATGAAAATTAAAGAATTAGAAGAACTCATAAAGTCCGGTAAAGTTGAATTTTTTGATGCAAACAGCATAGTCCCATCAAAAGACCTTGATTCTTATGATTACAACTTATTTCTCAAATTTGCTAGTCAAAAAGAACTAGAAGATGATTCTTTCACCACAGAAACATTCAAGAAAATTGAGGAGTACAAAATTCAAGGACTTACTCCGACTGTTAGTTTTGTAGACGAAATTTGAATTATTATTATGAACGACCTAATTGAAGCACTCCAAATCTTTTCCAAATATGGAAATTTTGAACCCCCATTGTTCCATTGTGAAAACAATTCTTTGACTGTTAATCCTGCAATTTCACCTTTTTATGTATCCTCTGAGGATAAGAAGAGGTTGGAAGAATTGGGATTCTTTGTTAGTACTGATTATGGATACGATATCTTTAAATCTCATCGTTTCATCGTTTCGTGATCTGTTGATTATTATGAAAACACTTTTAAATATTGGCGAATGTATAATTTTAAGTATTGTACTTTCCATACCAACATTTTTGGCTGTTTATCTTGTATCTAAAATTCCAAAGATGCCAAAAGAACCACCACAAAAGTTTGGAGAAGTGGACACCTATAAAAATTGTAAGGTAGTCCGCTATATCCCACCCAATTCGGCTCGTTATTATTACTTTTTGGATTGTTCCAATGAAACCAATTAAAATAACCGCAGAGTTCACAATTACTCTTGAGGATTATGAGAGGGATTATAGGAGAATGACTCAGGACTGGAATGAAAGAAATATTAGAAATTACCGAGGACGAGAGGAAGATATTGAGGTTCCACCAGTGTATCTGAAAGAGTTTCACGATTTTGTTGGTAGAGTTCTTTATTGGAAATTTGGAATTCACACTTCTTATCGAGCAATAAAGAACCAGACAAAAGAATTCTCAAAAGGAACGACTATTTCTAATATAAAGATTACTGCGATGGAGTAGACACCTGAGTAACTGGCACAAGGACCCTACCACCTCCCATCAATATCCCCTATAATACACTCAGTTCAACCAACTCATTTTAAATTATGTTGACTCCAATTGATTTCAAGAACAACTATTTTGCTCTGCTTGCTGAGTCTGAACAAATTACTGGTGTAAGGCCAGTTAGTTTTATGTTTGGGCGGAATGATTCTATTTTCAATAGTGGAAGTTCCATCACGACCGAGCAATGGAGTAATCTTGTAAAGGTTGCCTCTATTATTAAATCAAATCAAAATAGATTTTATATGAAGGCCTTCCACACAAAAACTAGTTGTGGGACTGCTCACTGTATCTCCGGATATGCACACGCCCTCTATATGAATGATATTGATTATTATGATGATAAACCCTCCGATATTCTAGAAATTTCTACGAATATGCTTTCCCATTATGCCCAGCCATTTTTCTGGATTATGCATTCTAACCTCAATCTAAAAACAGAGTCATATAAAGGACTCCCAGAACAACTAGTTATGAAGTGGTTCATTGACCCAATTCTTGAGGAGGCCCGCAAAGAATCTCACGATTTGTCTGGTGAAATTACTCAGTTTGTTCAAAAGTCTCAACAAGAACAAATGGCTACTTGTGGTGTATAAGTAGCCACCTTTTTAACTGTCACAAGGGCTCCTCACCGGGAGTCCTTTTTGCTTTATGATGCACACAGTTCAACCAACTCACTCAAATGGCACTTAAAGGAACTCTTCAATTTGAAGATTTGGATAACGGTAGTATTACTATTGATTTTTATAGAGGGAATATAGAAATTATTCAAGATAGTTGGAATGATGGTAGAAGTGAGTTTCTTTCTAATAAGATTCGCATTTCACCGAGCAATCTTGAAGGAATTATTTCTGGACTCCAAATTATTTTAGAATCATTTGATTAACTAATCTTGCCAAAAGAAACCACAATGCAAAACATCACTAGCACCGCCCAAGTCATTTACAATCAAACCATCAAAGAAATCGAGGATAATTACAATAATTTTCTGGCCCGACTTAATGAGTACAAGTATGGCTCAAATCCATACTATAAAGATACTATTGACGATGTTCTGCTTTTTGTAGAAAAGTATTTTGAATGGTATGGTTCACCACATAAAAGGCAATGGTTACATCAGATGTTTGATGAAATGATTTGGCAAGAAGCCGATATTTTCGGACCACTACTCCATTTTATTTCTTATAACATTTATGATGATGGTTCTTGGAATGTAAAGTGGTTCAAGGATGTTTATGAGACTAAAAAGAAGGTGATTGGTGGAGTTGAAGTAGATTGGCCAACTTTTGAGAATATTGGCCGAGAAGAAACAACCGAGGATGATTGGGAGAATGGTTATCCGGTTGTTGTTAGCGAGGACGTCACTCAGGACCCAAAGATTCTTCTTCGGGCGATGTTTAAATATGAGGAGAATAAGAAAAAAGAGGCCGAGTATTATGAAAACTTACATCGGAAGAATGAAGAATGGACGAAAGTAAACTCAGAGAAAAAATAAGAAAACAAACCGAACTTCTTAAGGAAGAAACCGAACTTCTTAGGAAGCAAAACGAAAGGATAAAACAAATGATTACAAAGGTTAAATGTGAAACTTGTAGTGGAACAGGAACCGTAAAAGTTCTCATGAATCCAGATGGGTATTATGTTTATGCAGAGGAACCAATTATAGAAACTTTAGGATGCGAAGATTGTGGCGGAACTGGTTATGAACATAAAGACCCACCTAAAACAACGTCATCTTGACTTAGAACTTCACAGACCAATTCTTGATGAAGAATTAAACATCGCCACTTTTCTTCTTTATAATCTCTCGGGTCAATTGGTGGGCTACCAACAATATCAACCAGAGGGATGTAAAAAGTTTTTAATTGCCCGAAAAAAGGAAAATATTATACCTACAGAAATAAAAACCAACCAACCATTGCAATCTGGGGACTTGAAAGTTATTATGTTTCTGATGGTCCTATCTTTCTGACCGAAGGTATCTTTGATGCCTGTCGGATAACCGAATTAAAACAATCGGCCTTTGCTACTCTTGCTAATAATCCACCAAAAGATTATAAAAACTGGCTAGAAATGCTAAATCGCCCAATCATTGTTGTTTGTGATAATGATGAGGCCGGTAGAAAACTGGCCAAATTTGGCGATTATGTTGAGGTAGTGCCTGATGATAAGGACCTTGGAGAAGCACCGGATGATTATGTTCAGTTTCTTGTAAATAACTATTGTGCCGGTTTTTGAACTGTCTACATCGGTCTCCATTTGCGTCCAATATCCCGTATAATACACTCAGTTAACCCCCAAAAACATGATTATTTGGCAGACCTATCGAAATGCTGATATGATAGAGGGCCGGGGACCAAGCATTCCCGACCTTGCCTTTCTTCATAGGCAACATGCGGCCAATTATATTGATGCTCAAGATGGTGTCATGGGTCGTAGGGTAAAATGGTCTAAAGATACTTTTGGAGATTGGTACATGAAAAGAGTCGAAGTGCTTGAGTATGATTATATGGAAAGTGAGCAACGAAAAGAGGAACTCAAAGAACAAGCACTTAACAAACTCTCCCAAGAAGAAAAAGAAATTCTTGGTCTTATTTGACAAATTCACAACATAACCTACCATGAGCATCTCCATCGAAGTTTCCGACAACAAGTACCAAATGATTCTTAGTGGCATTGAGTCTCTCCAGGGGAGGTATTTCAATGCTGGTAATAAAACTATGGCCGACCGTGCTTCCGACCTCTATTCAGAACTGCGTAAGCATCAAATTCGAGAAAAGGCCGAAAACACAAAACTACTCGTTGTTGATATCCAGAACCCTGGCTCAACGATGTATCGTAATGCTAATACGATTGCTAGTTTCTTTTTGGGTCGGAGAATTTCCGACTATCTTTTGTTTATCGTTGGCGATGACAACAAAACGCAACAAATTGTTCTGACAAGTTCTGAATACACCGAGATTCAATCCCAAGTTCTAAACCAAATTTACAACTTTTCCTAATCCAATCTTATGACTATCGACCTTTCACAATACGTTGGTAAAACCATCGTCGTTGAACTTCGTGACCAATCTGTATTAGCTGGACCACTTGAAAAGGATACACATTATTCAGATATAGTGTATCCTTATAAAATTTCTGGTTGGTTGTTTAATGAGTCTGGAGTAGGAATGTCAAAACCTAAAATTATTAAAATCCTGACTCCATTTGAGGAAAGTGGTATCGCCCAAAAAGCGCCCAACATCAATTTGGATGATTTTGTGGGTCAGACCGTGATGATTAAAACTCGGATGGATGAATACTTTGTTGGAGAACTTGATGAAGGTCTGTATCTTGGAAATTTGTGTTCTTATTCCAAAACTGGCTATTCTCTTAGAAATGGCAACCTAGATATTATGGAGATTTATGGTAGAGGTGCATATGAAATCAACACCAAATCCACCTTTGATAATCCTAATGACTACAAAATCGAACAGGCCAAACAATTGCTCTCTCAAATGAGCGAAGAACAAATTGCAAAACTTCTGAAATCACTTAAATCAAATCCATGAATTCTAAAACCCTATTCACAATTGTTTTTGTCTTAGGCGCAATGTTTGGGGCTGGTGGTACAATTTTATTTGCTGTTGCTTTGTCTAATGTAGGAATAGAACAAACAAGACAATGAAACTTCTTGCAATCGGCCTCAATAAACAACCAGAATACATTGAAACCTACAAAGTCGGAGAATGGATGGAAGGTAAAAAATTGGCCGACTATTCTCTATTTGCATACAGCGAACGGGCCGGAATTATCCAACAAATAAACACCGACCCAAGAACACCGAAAGATTATAAAAATTGGCTCAAAATGCTAATCAGGCCAATTATAGTAATTTGTGATAATGACGTTGCCGGGGAACAATTAGCCGAATTCGGTGATTATGTGGAGGTCATTCCTGAAGGTAAAGATCTGGGGGAATCTTCTGATGATTATGTTCAGTTTCTTGTAAACAAGTATGCCACTTTATGAACTGACCACTCAGGCCGCCCGAGGGCGGCCTTTATGGCCTATACTACTTTCAGTTCAACCACAATTATGACTCTCACCGGATTTGAATACGCTAGTTTGGTATTCTTTATTTTTCTGGCTCAAGCAAATAAGAACACTCCATCTATTCCAATTATTACTTTTATGTTTGGCGGTTTGACTTTGTTTTTTATGATTGTTGGTAAGTAATTTATGATTACAAGAATTTTTTCTGTTGGACGTTGATGAATTTGCGGCTCTTGAGGTGAATAGTAGTCTTGATCGAATTCAAGATACAATTAAAACCAATCTAAATCTTGCTCTTGAGAAAAATAATCTTGCTGGAAAGATTAAAATTGATTCCGTTGTGGCGGTAAAGGCAGACCTTCCTGATGATTTGGTCGCATCTGTGAATCGCGTGGTTGCTGCTCAATCGGCAAATAAAGAGCAGAAAGTTAAGACTGAAACGGCACAACTCAAGGCAGAAGAAAATAAGGCACTTGCTTCTACTGTAACTTCCCAGTCTCTGGAATATCAGCGACTTGAGGTTCTTCGTGAGGCAATGAAGAATGGTAGTATCCAAAAAATTCTTATCAATGGGGCGCCTATTCTCTCACTCTCTGACAAGGATTTTGTCACTACAAAGTGACCAATTCTCAAACTGACCACTCAGGCCGCCCTCGGGTGGCCTTTTTGTTTATAATGACTAAGTACATCTAAACAATCCCATGAAACTTCTTGTTGTTGATCTCAAAAATCCACAGAACTCAGAATACATGAACATACACAATTTTGATTCTTGGATGTCAGGAAAGGCTCTGAAAGACTACATGTTTGCGAAAGTAAGTGAAACCAGATATTCTCAACTGATTATATTGGATACATACACCCCAACACCATTGAAGCACCAGATTCTTAACCAATTGCTTTTCTGAAACAATGCCAAAAAAGAAATCTCCTAAAATTCAAATAGTTAAGGAACTTTCTTTTGATGATGTGATTCAGTCCGAAAAGATTTATTCTTCTAGATTTTTTGGAACAGCCAAAAGAATTAAACTTCTTAAAAAACTTGGACATACTTGCGTTTCATGTGGACGATCTGCGTCCAGGCTACAAAAGTGTAAGGATTTAAAAGATAACAATAGAATTTTCTGGCGCATTCTCTCTGAAGATGATATGGAGATCACTATTGATCATATTAAACCCAAATCATTAGGTGGTAAGGACACATTGGAAAACTATCAGACAATGTGTTTAGAGTGTAATGTTAACAAAGGAAACACTCTTGGCCTAGTTCGTTTTACTGATTATAAAGGAAATATCTCTGGAAAAGAACTTTGGTTAAAGTGTAAAAAGTGGATATATAAGGGCATTATTGACCGAATTGATGTCAATCCTTATACAGGAAATCCTGAAATTTTTATCATCAGTGAACGTGGTTCATGCTACAAAATAAACAACAATGCCTTTATCAATCTTAAAAATGACTGAATTTAACCACTATTTAAGGGATGTAGTAAACGAGTACGATGCGTGGTATCCTCAATTGAGATGGGGGCAGATTTATCTTTATGTTCTTTCTAAAAAACAGCCAAATCTGGTTTGTTTTATTGTGGAAAACAGAAAACTAGATCCATTTTATAATGATAAAAAAATCGAAGAATTTCTTATTTTTGTCAGAGAAAACTGGGGTAATTATGACTAAGTTTAAAATAGCCAGAACTTTAAAAAATATAAAGAATGATCCGAGGGTGGATTTTATTTCAGATGAAAGAAGTGGTTGGAACAATGATGGCATTTGGATTTACCTAAAATCTCCTTATTGGAATTCTTTTTCCGAAACATCTGCTATTCATGAATTCTCTGTTGCAGAATGTTTGGAAGTTTTCAATAATTATGTGGAAGAGAATCCTGATTATTGGAAGACGATGTGACACTCCTCAAACTGGCCCAAGGGCGCCAAAAAGCCCTCCAGCCCCTGTTATCTTATAAAGGTCGGTGAGGGGGACACCTCACACCACAACAAACCAACTGTCGTTTACCTCTTTTACTTTATTATGCAATTTCTCCAAAACGTTCGTACCATGGACACCAGCCTTCCGGTTGTCCTTACCGTGAACACCGAAAGCGTGCAAGTTCCTTTTGAAAATGCTCGCGGCAAGTCTGTTTCACAACTCTTTGCTGAATATGGCTCTAGTCTTGGTGTAGATGTGGCCCGAATCACTACCTATGTGATCAATGGCGAATCTGTCCCTTCGGACACTCAGCCTCGGCCCGGTGAAACCGTGCGTGGTGCTATCACAAGCGAAAGCAAGGGTTCATAAACAGTTAGTGTTTTATTAACAAAAATAAACATTAGCTAACAAATAAAATCCTATAATCAATAGGTTTTTACTTTATTAAATAGATTTGTTGAAGTAAAATTCAACAGTTGACGAGAGCCAAGTTAACTATAAAAATCCTATAAACAAAATCCAGGCTAGTTGAGCCCTCTGGAAGCTAGTTGGTACTTAAAACACAAAAACAACAGCGTCTCAAGAATTCTTGAGGCTTTGGGAGATAGCCCCTCAAGTAAGTAATTACTTGTGCATTGTTAACGCAAGTTAGCAAAAATCTATCGGCTGATACAGTCCAAAAACCACAAAGGCCCTGAAACAAGGGCCTTTTTTGTAAACTTCTTCTCTTTATTATGGAAACACAAGAAATCCCAAAGATTCTACGAACCGCCAAGCATGGATGTTTTGAACTTTATACTGGTGGTTGGGGAACGTACATTCGCCCCACCGATGATCCAGATGCCAACGTAATTATTTCCAAAGAAGATCTAGAATCATTCACTCTTAATGAAGACATTCACAAAATCCCGGCGGATTTGTGGCAACGGTGGGTGCAGCTTTGTTTTCACTTTATTGAAAAAGTTCCTTCTAATGTAGAAGTTTCGGTTCGTATTCTTCGCAGCGAAGAAGATCCCTCTCTTTATCGGATTCTTGTTCCCAAACAGAAAGTATCTGCCACATCTGTGAGGGTTGATAGATTTGATGATGCTATTGACATTGAGACTGGAGAAGTCATTACAAGTTATCCTCCGATTGGCTGGATTCCTGTTGGATCTTCCCACAGCCACAACACTATGCAAGCCTTCTTTTCGGGCACCGATGATAAGTATGAACTGGGAGATCCTGGAATTCATATTGTAGTTGGATCCATTAGTGCCAAAGATCGGACTTACGCTATTGCTTCTTCTGTTGTGGCAAATGGTCGGCGCTTTAAGATCCCCCATAAAGATCTTATTGAAACCGAACCACTTGAAGGGTTTACTTTCCATGAAGACGTTCTTGATTATGTTGATTATTCTAAACCAGTAGTCACCAAATACTCCTCCAATCAAAGAACCAATTGGAATGGTTACAATTACAAGTCTCCATTTGGTTTTAAGGACAATATCAATGGAGATTTTAGTGAGCTTTGGGATGAATTTCAGGGCTATCAAACACCTGAAAAAGAGTCTATTAAACTCCATCAAATTGAAGACGTAATCGAGGATTTCCTAAAACAAAACAAAGGAAACCCAGAAGAGATTGAAGAACTTATGGCCTTGCTTTCTGTTTACATCGAAGATCACCAATTTGCGGAGGTATGATGAATCCTATTTTTCCCACAAATCCGGCCAAAGTAAACACTCACTTGCTTCCCTCTGAAGCGGAATTTATTTCCTATCGGGTAGATTCCCAGGCCCTTACAATTAGGGCCTGGATGCCTGAAAATTATTCTGAATTTGGCGAAGTTGATCCAAATTATAACGAATATGAAGATTTTTATAGCAATCACTGCCAGTATTGCCCGCGACGAACCACTCAATACCTGAAAACCACATATCCAAATGTGTTTGCAGAAGACGGCAGCTATGATGAAAACGAGTCAACAGAATTCTTTAGGAATGCCAGGGAAAATCAAACAGAATGTGACGTATGGTGGGATGGTTATACAGGCCAACACTGTATGGAAGGCCATGAATCTAAACCCAAAGAGGAAAAGAAAATCTCCATTTCCAATATGGTCTTTGATATTAAACTGAATTATAAAGGAACCCCACCTCGTTTTAAAAAAGTTTACCAAGGAGATAATGCCCACCTCCGGGCCGGTTATTATGAAGAGGGTGTAATTTATCAGACATCTTCATTTGCTGCGGCAAATGTTTACAGTTCAGACCAGAGAGATGAAACTGGATACATATATGGAAAAATCTGTTGGGGGCAAGTGAGTTCTCCGGCGAATCTTCGGGGAATTGTTAGTTCCTACTTTCAGTCAAATTTCAATAATGATCTTCTTAGGCTCGCTAGATTTACAGAAAATATCAATGCCCTAAAAGATTCTATAGAATGTGGTAATTACCATAAATCGGATCATAAATTCTTGTGTTCTGGTTATGATTGTCTGATTATGATTGATGCAGATCAGGACGTTCAGGCATTCTTTACGATGTTGATGGCCGGATTTACTCCAATTCCAGAAGCTCCGCATGTAATGATCATTCCAGCAAAAACTTCTACAATTCAAAAAGAAGATTCGGTCTATTTTGGTTACACTACTCAAGAAGATGCGGTGGGCCGCAAATGGTATATTTCTTCTGAAGGATACCTAATTGGCCAGCTAGATGAATCCTTTGTGACAGCCTGAAAACTGTCCATCTCCTCGCTTCTCACTCCCATTTCTCCTTTATACTTGCAAAGTAGTTCACCTTAAATCATGAATTTCAATCCTGACACCGTTTTTATTGTAGGAGTAGGTGGCACTGGCGGCTATCTTGCATCACCTATTGCCCGTCTTGTTGCGCACCATCCGGCCACAGAAAACGCCAAAGTAGTTTTTATTGATGGTGATGAATTTGAAGAGCACAACCAAACTCGTCAAATTGTAGGCCCATCACAAATTGGCATGAACAAGGCCCGCGCAATGGTAGACTTCTGTGCCTTTCAAGGTCTAGAAAATGTTGACTGCAAGGAAGATTTTATTTCAATGACTTCTTTCATTCCTCTTCTGGAGCGAGCAGAGTCTCCTCTGATTGTTTGTTCTGTTGACAATGATGCAACTCGACATGATGTTCTAAAGGCAATCTCTACTACCTGTTCTGATAAAGATTTTTTCTTTATTACCCCAGGTAATAGTGACGGCACGGAATCAGTACAGGGCCAGACTCTTTGGTTTGGTAAATGTAATGGTGAACGTGTTGGAATGGATCCTAGTATTGCTTATCCCAACATCAGTAACCCTATTGACAGCATCCCAGAAAAGGGATCCTGTGCTCTGAGTACACCTTCTAGGCCTCAATTGATCTCGGCAAATTTCTTTGCTGCCGCGATTACTCTCTCGGTGATTCAAAACTTCCTTGATGGGGTGCTTAATCCTCAACAAAGCGGAATGTTTTTTAATGGCCGCACTCTGTCCACCTCTATTTCTTGATTTATTATGGAAACAACCACTGTCCCGGCTCTAGTGAACGTGAACGATCAACTGGTCGAATTTTCTAATCTGTTGAATGCTCTTCGTTATCTTTATGAAGAAATTCAGACCGCCAAACCAGATACAACCTCGATGAATAATGCAGTCGAGGAATACTTTAAGTCTGACCCATTCTCAAAGAGAATGACTAATTATCTAAAACGCTATCAGATTCCGGCAATGACTGAAATGGTTTCAACTGACATCAAAAATAGTCTGGATTCTCAGCTTGAGAACTATATCCTGGCCAAACTCGATGAACGGATTGAAATGAAGATTCGGTCTGCGATGGGCCGATAAACAAACTGGCCACTGGGGGCTTCCATGCCCCCCTTTCCCTTGGCATAATAGGTTCATCAGGGGGAAAGCCCTGAATTCACCAACAAACTTTTATTCATTATGAACCGCGCAGAAACTATCCGTGAATTTCTTAAGGAATCTGGTTCCACTATCATCTCTGTAGAATTTGTAAAAAAGAACGGCGAATCCCGCAAGATCCAATTTAACCCGCGTGATCGCCAAGAAATTGTAGGAACCGGCACTAATTCCACCAACCCTGACATTATTCGCGTGAGGGATTTTAAGATTGCAAAAGATCAAGGTGAAAAAGCCTGGCGGTCTTTTGATGTCAATCGTGTAATTTCTATCACCTCAAACGGAAACACCTTTAACTTCTGATCATAAATCAACAGATTAATGCTAAAACTCTCTTACAGCAGAAAAAATGACCCATTTAAATATGTGACTGTTCTTGGAGACCCATTAGGTATTTCTGATCTTTATTGGCAGTTGACTCATAACTATCGGCCACAAGATGGGGCAGAAATAGAAGAAATTAAGATCACAAATCTTGATGGTGTAGAATTGGATATTAAAGAGTTTTTACGAAATCCATTTGGCCAAATTACACCGCTTTCTTCTTTTTCAGATTAATGCTTTACATTAAAATCGCAATCATTGTTTCTCTTGATCTTATTGGAATTATGGGTGATTGAGATATTCCGGCCCATGAATGTAAAGGGCCAATTAATTCTTGTTTGAAACTCTGAGGCCCCATAGGGCCTCTTTTTTTGTCTAAATAGTAGAAAATACTTACAATCTAATGGAAGAAGTTATTCTATTTTTGATGCAAGAAGGTTTCGCATCTGATGTAAAAAGCGCAATTCATATTTATGAGGCAATGAGTGACGAATGGTTAGACACAATCGACGAAAAACTTTCCTATACACAGGGCCAACCATTACCCAAAAAAGATCAAGAAGCACTTAAAACAATTCAACAGAGATTATATGGCCCAGGCGGTCCTTATGAAGGTAAACGTGGAATTACTTCCACTGGAAATAGACAATCCACCCCTAGAGTAACTTTAGGTGATAATTCCAAACCAACCACAAAAAGAAAAGTAACCAGACAGACATTTGAAGTAAAATGACCCAAAGATCCCAAGAAATAATTAAAACAATCAAAAAAGCCGGATCCGAGGCCGGTGACCGCACCCTAGACCTTAACCGCAAGGAAGTTGAGGACCTGAGGCAAAATACAAAGAAGACCTACAAACAATTTCTTGAGGCCGTAACTCCAAAACTTGGAATGAGCAAGTCTTATGGTGATTCAGACTATCAAGAAAGGTTACAAAAACAAAGAAAGAAAGAACAAGAAAAAAAAGAAGCCGGGAGACAAAAAACATCAGACGAACTGTATAAAGAAAGAACCAGAGGGAGAGGAATTAGAGCAACCAATAAAGAAGGCCAAAAAGGATGGATTAAAAATGGTAAATTTACAGTAGGCGATTGGTAAACTGTCCACTCATGTCCTTCAACGGGGCATTTTTTGTTTATAATCGTTGAAATTCATCACAAAACAATGGATAAAAAAGAAATTAAGGCCGCGATTAAGGAAATTGAGCAAGAACAACTCTCTAGAGAATTGAGGCAAAGTTTTATTGAAAAGGGCGTTTATGGATGGTATCGAGATCCTGAAACTCCTGATTGTAAAATCACAAAAAAGGGGTGGATGAAAAGGGGAATTATCACCTGGGTCGGTTGAGGAACTGTCCACCACTAATCACCCAACCCATCACTGTCGTTTAAACTGATTCCAGTTAAACAATTTTCGTCATGGCCACTCAGGAACAGAAAACTATTTGGCTCATTGGAGCCGTGGAAAAACTGGGCAATTTGGGTTTTATGAATAGTCTTTCTCATAGGCTAGATGAGTATGGTATTTCTATATTTTGGGAAGTTGATGAAATCAGGGATATTTTGTTTGAAGATAATAATGAACTAAAAATGTACATTTATGGGTGGTTTCATGAGGATCTTGATGATGAAGATCTAGATGATCTTTATGATATTGTTTTAACTTTTAAAAATAATAGAAATAAAGTATTTACATACGGAATGAATAACTTTCTTCTTGTTAAATAGTTAAAAAGTCATGAACACTCCCAATTGGCAACACAACTCCGAGAAGAAAAAGAAAACTCGGGGAATTTCTAAAAACAAGATAAAAGCAAGAAAACAAGCGTTAAATCACCTTAAAAGAAAGTTTAGGGTGATTTGATCGAGGAGGTCAGTATTGTATCACTGATTATGGATCCTGTCAAGTCCTAGGGTCAATTGTTTAAAATCCACACTAACCACTCACTATTCTTTATTATGAAACTCATTTCTATTGACGAAAAATGGCCAACAGAAAAAGATACTGATAAAAATGGAAAGATTTGGGTGTATCGTATACCGTCTATGACTAAATGGGATAGGACTGGTCAGCTGTTTAAAATTTCTTTGGAACAATATACTGAACCACTTAATGTTGAAATTATTCATTTTACCCAGCCATATAAAAAGGTTGGAGATAATCAGTATATTCATTCACCCCAAAAATGTACTAAGTTGGAGTATACTAAATTATCTAGAACAGCATATAATAACAGAATCCAATGGCCTTATTGGATACCTGGACATATTCTACTTGAACCAGTCGAAAGAGACGACAATAAAAAAGCGATAATCAGTAGTAATTTTCCTATTGTTAAAGGACATGTTACACTTGAAGAATACAATAAAATTATTAATAAAAAGTAATTAATATAGAATATAGCTCCCGCATCTTCGGAACAAACCAACTCTACTGGAAGTCAGAATAAAAGTCAAGCGACCATGTGACAATAACAAAATCGTCATAAGGACTATTGACTCATTTTAGACTTCATGCTAAATTATCTTTGTTGATTGAGGAATCACTTTTTATGGAACTAACTTTTGACAATCTTAAAGTTATTTCAGCATATGGTTTTGTTGAGTTCATTGATATACCATCTGGAGACGTGATTTTTGTTTTGAAATCAGGTGAACATTTTTCAGATGAATTACTAACTTCTGATGCGTTTAAGACTCTTTTTTGCTTGATCTATAATGAGGGTATTGTTTGCAGAAAATCAATGGGTATTGTTTGCGGAAAATCAATTTTGAAAAGGCAAATTGAACGGGTTCTTGACAAATGTGATTGTTAAGGTAATTAAAGAACTAACACAACAACCAACCTTTTTCTAATTAAATTATGAACGACCAACTTCAGGCTCAAGTTTCTCAAATTCTTGCCGAGATTATGACTTCGGTGGGAGAAGTTAAAGACTTTTCTTTTGCTCAACTTCCAGACATTGCCCAACAATATATTTCTTATGGTCTATGGATTAACACTTTTTATGCGATTGGGTTAGTTGTTTTTATTATTGGACTATTGGTGAGTATTGGATTCATTGTTCAACTAGCAAAAAGAGAGCATAATAGTGAAATTCTTATATTTATTACGTTTCCTATAATTTTTTTAATTTTTAGTGTTGGCGGACTAGGCTCTAAAATTCATGATCTAATTCTAATTCATAATGCCCCGAAAGTGTGGTTCATTCTGGAAATTAAAAATCTTCTTTCTTAAGTAGACACTTTCATAACTGTCCACTAATTCACCACCAGACCACCATTTACGCCTTATACTGATCTCAGTTAAACATTTTTAGCCATGGCCACCAAAACACAACTCCAAACCAAAATTCAAGAACTGGAATCCGAGCTTCAAGAGTTCAAACAACAGATGCTTGCTGCCAGATCTTTAGCGGTGGTAGTATCAAGGCGCTCGCGTTCTGTGGGCGTTCCTTCCGGTGTGTTACTTATTAAACCTTGAATTTTGATACTTGATACTTGGGATTTTCATGATAAACTCTAAGAATTTTCTGGAGAAAATAGAGTCGCAAACCTGATTCTTGCCACAAACTGATGGAAACTGTTACTGTAATCGCAAAATCTAAAAAGGCCAAGAATCGCCTGGCCAATATGATGAATCGAGATCCTATTTGCATTGTGGAACAGCACAAAGACAATAGGATCTTTTTAAGATCATCAAATGGTTCATACTTTTTTTGGGTTAATCTGACAAATGATTTGAATTGGTCTATTGCATCTTAAACTTATCCCCAACTTAAAATGATTACTGCAACACAAATCCTAAATTTTCTAACGAAGGCCGAAAAATTGGGAATTAGTACTGATTTTGTTCAAAATGATGAAGGTTATAAAATAAATCTCTATTATGATTGGCAGGGTAATAAAGATTATTATTACAAAATGGTTTTCATAAAAAACGATAATACTTCAGACTGGGATGCTGGCGATTATACCTATGATGATATGGTAGATTACTTTGACAAAGAAATTGAAAAACAATTAGCCAGAGAATCCAAGGCCAAAAAACGTAAAGAATTCTTAGAATCTCTCACTCCAGAACAAAGAGAATTGCTGGAGCCGTGACACCTGACTAACTGGCACAAGCACCCGACCAGACCCACCAATTCTCTTTTATACTATCTTTGTTGACAAGGGATTTTTACCCCATGACCACCAAAACACAACTCCAAACCAAAATTCAAGAACTGGAATTTGATCTCAAACAACAACCGTATAACTACAAAGGGACATCAACCATCGAAACCGCCAAAGTTGGTGATGTTCTAGTTGATTTGGGTCAACAAATCTATCAACAAATGGTTAAAGAGTATCACGACCTCCTTCACCACGATGATACTTATGGTGAACTTGTGGAAAATAGAACCACCTATCGAATGTTTGCTGAAATGTCCTTTGCGGCAGCAGAAGAGTTTGTAGAAGTATTCCGCAATCAAGAAGACAACTGAAATGACCAAAACCTACAATTTTCAGGTTACTAAAGAACAACTTAAAGTAATTTCTACCTTTTATAACTAATTGAAATTATGACACTTTCTTACGATCTGCTACAACTTTCTTTTCAAGACAATTTAACCATAGAAAAGGTCAAAAATCTCTTAGACTTGCCGCAGAAGGTGGTCTTATTTCTTGTGAAATAGACAATATCGAACAAGAAGAGGTTGATATTATTATTGCCTATTTAAATGATGAAGGGTTTAAATTGTGGAATTATAACAAATACACTAGAAGCATTTTTGTTACATGGGTATGACACCTGACTAACTGGCACAAGCACCCGACCAGACCCACTAATCCTGCTGTATTCTACATTTGTCGTTAAGGGATTTTTACCCCATGACCCAGGTTGCTCTTACAATTGCATCTAAAAATGGCAAGACCGGAAACATTCCGGTTTCTACTTCTGAGCGTTCTACTTGCCCCACAACCTGTCCTTTTTATGATAAAGGTTGTTATGCAAAGTATGGCCCGGTTGCGATCCATTGGCGCAAGGTTTCTAACAAAGAAAGGGGAACCGATTGGGACGATTTTGTAAAACAAATTGCGAGGCTCCCTAAAAATCAATTGTGGCGTCATAATCAATCCGGGGACCTGCCTCATAATGACGGAAACATTGATTACATCAAACTCAAAAAGTTGATCACGGCCAATACAAATAAAAGGGGCTACACCTATACTCACCATATTCTTAATGAGCACAATCGCATCTGCATTGAGAACGCTAATGCCAGGGGTTTTGCAATCAATGCTTCTACTGAATCAGTAGAAGTTGCAGACAAGGTAATGTCTGAATATGGAATTCCGGCAGTTGCGGTTGTTCCTTCTGATAAGACCGAGAGGTTTTATCAAACAGAATCTGGCAGAAAAGTTATTACCTGCCCAGCCACTATTCATGATAATGTGAATTGCGCTACGTGTGGTCTTTGTGCAAATGTTGATCGGGATTTTATTATTGCATTCCCGGCTCATTCTCCTGCCAAGAAAACAGTTAATGAGATTGTTGGGTGAAAATGACTATTTTTCATGGTGGATGTATTACCTGTGAAAGTCAGGAAATTTATGGCGAATCTAGGTGTAGTGGTTGTAAATATTTTGGGGCTAATTGGAATTTACCGGATTTAGCATACAGGGATGGAGATCCTTTTTATAATTTTGTTGCCCCATCATCGACATTTGATTTTTATACCTATCAAATGTTTCTAGATGTTGCTAGACCAGAAGAATTAGAGGGAGATTATTGTAGTTTTGATACTTATGATAAATTAGGTGTGACACCTGAATAAGCGGCACAAGGGGCCGACCATTGGCCCCAATTTTCTTTTATACTGACTTCAGTTCAATCAAACAACCATGAACCGCTCACTGATTATCGGCAAAGTCCAGATCACTCCAAAAGTTGTTCAAATTGAATACCTGAATAACAATCAAGAGATCATTATTATTGACGTTCCCACCACCGAAAAATGAAAAAACTTCTCAACACCATAAAGTACATCATACTTAATCCAGTCACGATGTCGGCTCTTACTTATGAAGGTACTTTTCAAGATAATACAGGATTTTTGAATGTCTTAAGATTTATTATCTGGGTTGGCTTTGTTTTTGGTCTAATTGTTGCAACTAGCAAAAAAGCCTGTTCAATTTATTACACTACAAGCAAATTGAACAGGTATTACTTTCCCACAGTAGAATTATTTTTTTACTTTACAATCATCGGGGTACTTGTTTATCAAGGGCACATTCTTCTTGGTATTGTGGTTTTGATGTCCATCTTTTTAGAGGAATTTATTATACAATGTGCAAAAGAATATCTTGAAGAATCAAAAGTAGGCACCTCATAAACTGGCACAACCACCCATTCCATCTAACCATTTTTACTCTATACTGATCTCAGTTACTAATCTTCCATGAAAACTTACGAAATTGTCGATCAACTAATTGCTCTGGATAAAAAAGATCCAGAATATAGGAAAAAGAGGATGGTTCTTATGGTGAAGTATCTTCAACAATACATGGAGACTTATCCTAATCAGTATGGTTATGAAAATTATAATGATTTTACTTTTATTGATGATCTTCTTTATGGCCTAGGTGTTGTTTTGAATCCTGAAGAACATCTTTTTTCAAATGGTTATGATGTATGGAAACAAAAGTTGATTGAATTTTTGAATGGAAATAAGTATGTCACCGATCCTGTGACACCTGAATAACTGGCACAAGACCCACCACCACCAGACCATTCTAGCCTTACAATAATCACAGTTCAAAAAAACACCATGTTTTCTTCTCTGATTCCTTTCTCTGGTTTTTATGGATCTATTCATAATTCCTACATGGATGATGTTCTTGAAATGCGAGAGGCCGAAGTAAGTGATTGGAGAAATGTATTTGAGGAATATGCAAAAGAATATGTCAAAAAACTAGCCGAGTGGATGGATGTTTCTATTGAATATGAAGAACTAATTTCACCCAAAGAATATAATTTTATGAATGATCGAATCTTTGCAGAGATCAGCCGTTCTGATTTTGCCAAGATTTTGTGTGCCGTAAGAGGCACCACATTGAATAACAAGGTAAGGCAAATGTTCACTTCTCGTAGTGGATTTATTTCTCATTATCCCAATCGCATTTCAGAATGGGGTCGAATTTCCACCTGGGATCATAACCAGATTGGTGCTGTTCTTGCAGCCTATGTAGACAAATACCGGGAATCTGACGATATTGAGGCAAACATTGCAGAATCCATTTATGAGGATGGAACTCTTGAATCTATTATGCTGGAGGGTTGAATATGATTAAAACTACTTCCTGGATTACATTAGACGGCTATTCTTGTTTTAGGGCAATAGAAGGAACAGATCCAAATGAAGTTAAGAATAGGGTAGCATTTATTGAGAAAACCGCCAGGATTAGAATTTCCCCTTATGATGATAGTAAATGTTGGTCAGAAGATTACAAAAAATGGAGATATGGGCCGAGAGGCGTAGGGGGATCTGGTGATGCAGAAAAAAAAGAAATTTATGGATTTTATCCACCTTGCCGAGAATGGTGCGATAAACGACTTATCCTTCTTGGTTATGAATTAGGTTAATATAATGCATAAAAGAAATTATTATTACGAAGTCAGGTGTGAGGGTGGAGAATTTTTTGATATTTCACCCAAATATAATTTTGAAAGGTCAGCCAATTATAGGTGGTTTCGTAGATATAATACAGCCCATGATTTTTGTAGGCAACTAAAATCTCTCGGTCTAGAACCATACATTGAGAAATGGATTAAACTATCCAAACGGTCTCCAAAATATAGTAAACCTGGCACCCATCGAGTCATTACTTTCTTACCCAATTATGATTGAACTATTTTTATTGATTCTTCCACCTGTCGCAGTGCATTTCTATTTTAAGAACATTTCTAAAAAGTTTGAGGAGGCCAAGACCACTGAATTTTATTGTGAGATGCGAGAATTTCTAAAATATAGGAATTCTCATGTTCGTTTTGGTCTTGCGTTAAATCGAAAACTACCAATTGAGTTTTTAGATGTATTGACAGCAGACAAGAATAAAGAAGTAAAATATATTGCAACAATGAATTATAATCACAGGACATATATGGCAAATGAGTATTCAGATTTTTATAATTTAGTTAATGGTGATCAGGAATTACTGGACACTTTTCTCTCAATTTCCCCAGTTATTCTCGACGATTATTTGTATCTTTATGGCAAGCGTGACAGTCTGTGAACTGTCCACTGACCTACCACCAACAATCAATTCTCTTTTATACTGATCTCAGTTCAACCAATTCCTATGAAAGTCTCTAATCGACGTGTTACATCTCTTAATGGTGATCCACTTGGTCTATTTATTCTTGATTGTTTTGTTATTCTGGATCAAAAAAACCAAAACCGAGTAGCTAAGGCTGTAGAGCTTCTTGAACAAGAACTATTTGAACCAACTACACCTAAAGATGAATATGATGTGGTTCTTACAATTGATGGTGTGGAGATTGATCTAGAACAAGTTGTTAATTATTGGTACAAACGTCAAGAGGGGACTCTTAATTATAGGGCTCTAGAACTATTCAAAGAAAAAACAGATTCAATTGAAAATCAGATGCGCGAAACAATTTTAGCAGTACAGGAACAATTTAATGATCTAAAAATGTCCGTGGCCGAAAAGTTCGGAACTTCTTATGATCCTTATGAGGATACTTTTATCTAATTTTTATCATGGCTCTTTCTATTCAGCAACAAATTGCCTCTATCAAAAATCAACTAGCCCAGCTAGAAGATCGAATTAAAGAAGAGAATTCAAAAGTGGAAAAAACTTTTACAATTACGTTTGAATATAAAACTGATAGTGAATTTTGGGGAGGAGAGGAACCTACTAGTTCTATGATTTTTGAATCAATTGCGCATAGTTTTAATGAAATTCATTATGCAATGCAGATTGGTGATGGTTTGACTCTTAAAGAAGTTAAAGAAGTGTGACACTTCCCAAACTGTCCACTGATCCACCCAAACCAGCCCACCATCCATCATAATAAGGAAGTCCCAAGCAAATCACACTATGGACAACGAACTTTATTCTTTCTCTCTTGCGCTTCATGGAAATGATCTTAATGCGATGATTCCATGGCTTTGTAATTTTTGGGCGCAGCATTACAATTTTCTTGTTGATCTTCCTATTTTTGAGGAATATGAGCAAGAATGGTTCCGGCAACAATACAATTTCAACAAAATCTACGATTGCTGATGTCTTTCATTCTTGCCTCTGACATTCAAACCCAGCAAACTATCTGGGTTGCTTATAAGGATGAAGAAATGTGTCTTTTTCGTGGCGATCCGGTGACTGCGACTGCAGTAGAACTGGCAAATCACTATTCGGTTCTTTATTCTCAAGACAAATGATCAAATCAATTGAATCTATCACTCCACGAGATAATTACTTCATCGTGGAGGCAATTATTGAGGATGGAGTAATGGTTTCTGGGGCCACACTTTATGATCCACCAGAATATGCAGATTGTATCTGTCGTGCAGAAATTTCTCTTCTTGAAGAAGAGATTACAATTGATATTCTTGAAGAAATGGATATTGAATGGATGCCAATTGATGATCGGGACTGGTGATGAAAATTGATCTTTCTAAGTTTGTAGGTCAAGAAGTAGAGGCAACTCTACAATGTGGAGAAAAAATTGTCGGAGTCGTGACTTATAAAATCAGCTATAGAGAAACTGAACTTAATTATAAAGTTGGACTGAAAAATTTTGATACATTTACTGTTGATGGTTTTTATCAGTCTGATCGTTACCCATTCTCTCCATGCAACATTATCAAAATTAAACCCATGAAAAAGTATCAAAAACTAGAGCAACAAGTCGAGGATCTTCAAAAAGAAATTGAACGACTGAAAGAAGAAGAAAAAGAGAATACACTCCCTAAAGATTTTATACTAGATCGTGCCCTGTCATTCTTAGATTGTCCAAATTTTTTGGATCTTGTCACTATGTTTACATGGCATAGTTCACCCCAAGGTCAGGTTTATTGGGAGGACCTTTATACTGAAATGAATAATTATCAATCTGAATCAGGTGACAATCCTGATTATAAAGTACCGGACGAGGCTATTATTCAGATTCAAAAATGGGTGATTGAATTTTATAGAAATAAGCTACGATAATTTCTCTCTGCTCTTTATAATATGCCAGTCACCAAACTGGCACAAGCGCCAACCTCTGACCACCTTCCTAGACTTACAATAGTCTCAGTTCAACCAAACCAGCCATGAAAAAAACCATTAACGGAAAAGAGTACACTATTGGATGGGGCGCCAATCTTCGGAACGCCAATCTTGTGGGCGCCATTCTTCAGTACTTCAATCTTCGGGGCGCCAATCTTGAGGGCGCCAATCTTGTGGGCGCCGATCTTGGGGATGCTGATCTTGTGGGTGCCAATCTTCGGGACGCCAATCTTGAGGGGGTCAATCTTCGGGGGGTCAATCTTGTGGGCGCCGATCTTGGGGATGCTGATCTTGTGGGTGCCAATCTTCGGGACGCCAATCTTGTGGGTGCCGATCTTGAGGGCGCCGATCTTGGGATAGCCGATCTTCGGGACGCCAATCTTCGGGACGCCGATCTTCGGGGCGCCGATCTTCGGGGCGCCGATCTTCGGGACGCCAATCTTCGGGGCGCCAATCTTCGGGGCGCCGATCTTCAGTACGCCAATCTTGAGGGCGCCGATCTTGGGGGCGCCAATCTTGTGGGCGCCAATCTTTGGGGCGCCAATGTAAAGAATACAATTCTTGAAAAGAAAGAAGTTCTTGATGATAAGGACAAGAAAATTCAGGAATTAGAAAAAGAACTTAAAGAACTTAAAAACAAAATCAAGTCTCTTTTGGACACCTGACTAACTGGCACAAGCGCCAGACTCACCAGACTATTCTACCTGCTACAATAACCTCAGTTCAGGGACACCCCTATCATGCAACTTTCACCCCAACAGTCTGTCGCCATTAACGAAGTCGAGAGTGGGAAGGGATCGATTATACTTTCTGCCGTCGCGGGTGCTGGTAAGACAAGCACGCTGATTGAAATGTTAAAAGTAACAAAAGGCACCACCGCCTTTTGTGCATTCAATAAGGCAATTGCAAAAGAAATTGAATGTAGAGTAAACCAACAGAATATCAATAAAGATGTAAAGGTGGGCACTGTTCATAGTTTCGGTTTTGGTGCTCTTAGAAGGGCCTATTCCAGAATCAGTGTAGACGGAAATAAGTTACAAAATCTGGCCAGGGAAGAATTTAATAATGAGCACGAAATCCTGCGCCCATTTGTGACATCTGCTGTTGCAATGGCCAAAGAAGTCGGAATCGGTGCATGTATCGACGATGATTATAATAATTGGACCCAGATGTTTGATCATTATGATCTGTGGGATAATCTGCCGACCACTGTTTCTGATGATACTGCTGTAGATGCGTGTCAATATCTTCTTAGTATCTCTAACCAGATTACAAGTGTGGTGGATTTTGCAGACATGATTTATCTGCCGATTCGCAACAGGCTCAAAATCTGGCAGTACGATTATATTTTTCTTGATGAGGCCCAAGATACTAATGCAACTCGCAGGGCATTAGTTAAAATGATGCTTAAAAAGTCTGGTAGGCTTATTGCGGTTGGTGATCCACATCAGGCAATTTATGGATTTACGGGCGCCGATTCTAATGCCCTGGATCTAATCAAGAAAGATTTTAATGCAGTTGAGCTGCCTCTTTCTGTGACATTCCGCTGCCCCAAAAATGTAGTAAAAGAGGCCCAAAAATTTGTTTCGCATGTTGAATCTCACCCCGATTCCCCGGATGGAATTGTAGACGAATGTACCCTAAAAGATCTCGCCAAACTTGTAATTCAAGAGGATGCAATCATCTGCCGCAATACTAAGCCTCTTGTGGAGGTTGCTTATAATCTTATCCGAAACAAAATTCCTTGTAAGGTAGAAGGAAGAAAGATCGGTGAAGGTCTAATCAAACTTGCAACAAGGTGGAAGGTAAACACCGTCAAGACCCTGATCAATAAGTTAGAAATTTATAAGGAAAAAGAGATTCAAAAGTATAAAGAAAAAGGAAATGATACCAAGTGTCAGGTAATCGAGGATCAGGTAGAAACACTTATGGTCTTTATTGATCAGTGTGCATTTGATGATCCTATTTCTACTCTAATCAATAAGATTCGGGAATTGTTTGATGATACCGAGAATAAAAAGATTCTTGTATTGTCCACGATTCATAGGTCCAAAGGTAGGGAATGGAATCGAGTATTCTCCCTGGGAATGAATCATTATTCTCCGTCCAAATGGGCCAAACAGGACTGGGAATTACAACAAGAAGATAATCTTCTTTATGTTCAGGTAACTCGCGCAAAGCACCATCTGACCAAGGTTATTGTAGAGGATTGATTATAAGAGAGATCCCTTTCCTTTTTATAATGTGCCAGTCACCAAACTGGCACAAGCGCCAGACTCACCAGACTATTCTACCTGCTACAATAACCTCAGTTCACAACCACTCAAATGAACACCCTAGAACTTCGCCGCCAACGTGTGAGTCAACTGATTAAAGAGGGGAGAGTTATGAATGACGCCCTTAGGCGTAAGAACAAAATTAAAGTCGCCCACGAACAAAAAGTAGAACAAATGGCCGATGTTATTCTGAGGCAACTGGCCACTAATTCCACACCAATTCGCAAGGTAACACCAATCAAACAAAATGCACCTGAGGCAAATGTTTTCTTGAAAACAAATGCAAAAACCGATAAACTCGCAATTAAGGCAGCAAAAATTATTCAAAAACTATGAATTATTATCCTCCAGATGCAACTGTTCAAATCCGCCGAACAAGAATTAAAGGCAGTTGCAGATAAGTATGGATTTGATCTTAGATTGGTAGATGATAATAAAGGTACTTGGTATTTCTATCCTGAAATTTATTCTGCTTGATTATGAAATCTTCCCATGATTTGAAACTCGTTTATATGTTAGACGAGGCAGTTTCTTCAATGAAAAAAGGCGAGGGGATTAGGAGTGGTTTTTATTTACGTGCGGCATACAATTATGTTCATGGAATAAACTCTAACGAGGTAGAAATTGCTCTTGAAAATTACTATTCTTGATTATGAACAATTGGATCCCAGTAAATGTCCAATGAATGGCGATCTATAGAAGTTATTTTCACTGATGGAAAAGGACAATGAGCAAGTTGATCTTGAAATGGGAGCAGATTATTGGATAATGAAAGGTCCTGATGCTTATATTGTTCAAAATGTGACTCATTGGAAAATGTTAGACAGCCTCCCATAAAAGGGATTCTTTCACTTTTTCTCGATCCCAGACCGCTACCCTTCCTCCTGTCGAATCTGATGAAGGATTTTTTTTAAACCTCTCTGATTCGCGTACATATCCATCAATTCTGTAACCATTTCATCTATAAAGTCAAATTCTTTACCCTGATAGGCTCCTTTTATCACTGCTGCCTTATAAAAAAGTTTCAATTCGGCCACTAATTTATCGGATAGGATGGATTCTTTTTCCAGATCATTTATCATTTCCGGTCTGGTGCGTGGCCGCCCCATCTTATGATCCTTTTTAACGCGGTATTTATCTACGCTTATGATATTTTCCAGTGAATTATCGTAAACATCATCTGATCTGTGAATGAAGTATTTTCTATGATTACTTTTAGGAATAAAAAGTTTCCCTACCAGTATATGCACGTAAAAGGCTCTTGTTACACCATTCTTTCCACATAGTATAACTTTGTTATAACTGGGACCTATTCCACTCTTAAAAAATGCTTTCTTTTTTAGTCCTTTATTTTTCTGTCTGTTGGAATATACATTCCCATGAATATCTACAAAATACCCAGAGAAATCTTCAAGACCTTCTATTTTAGAGACTTCTTTTAGATTGTTCATTGTTATAATTCCTTAACCTAGTTATTTATTTTTATGGCAGTCTAAAATTTGGGCGAATATACGTCCTTACGGCAATTTTTTAGTATTCGTGTATAATATATTTGTACTATTTGTATTATTTCGTAGTATATCTGTATTATTTTGTTTTTATGTAGTAGTATATCTGTATTATTTTGTTTTTATGTCTATATTATTTTATATTTTATAATTTAGTCTTTTTTATGTAGTAGTATATCTGTATTATTTTATATTTTATATTTTATATTTTATAATTTATAATTTAGTCTTTTTTATGTAGTAGTATTGGCCTGCATAAAATACACAACCCACAATTATATCATAAAAAACAGAAAAGATCATAAAAAACAGACACTTTCGCAACTGTCCACCACATAAAGATGCTAAATATAATTGTGATAAGAATTGTTTTTTATAATGAACACCCAGGAATCATTGATTCGGTCACTGTTCTAAACAAAAGACAATTGTTCTCTCTTTATTATAAACCTCTTACATACTCCTACGGGATAAAGTATTAAAGTTTATAAGAAAGTCGAACATCGTGTATTATACAATAAAATACTAGGTTTGCCCCAGTTTGGATAAAAAATCCAAAAATCTTTAGGGGTATTTGTTGTATGTGTCACTTTATGAACTGTCCACTGGGACCGGTTCTTATGGGTTACACTGTATGAGTCAACCACACCAGACACAAATGGCAACAATTTCTCTTGATACTTTCCATAATCTTTTGGCAGAGGCCTATGCTGTAGTCTTGAATGATACTCTTTACTTTGTTGGTTATGATATGGATGATTCCCCATACATTGCTGATAATGATGGAGGTGATTGTGTAGACCTATCATCGGTTGATGGTGAAATTGGAATTGATGAAACTGGAGTGTGGTTTTATCTTGCAGAGCAACCAATTCGTATCAGTTTTCTTATGATTAAGAAGTTCAATCATGCTGATATTTGTCATCTGAAAGAATGACATAAAAATCTAATCCAGGGTGTTTATACTCTGGATTTTTTTCTATTCTTTATAAAAATATAATATGGCAGGATAAGTGTCCAGTTTTATATCATTGCGACCCTTCGCTGATTTAATTTTGAGCGGGTGGGTGTCTCCTATCGACTGAGTTTATTCTAGTTGCTAGTAACGCGGAGAAGGGCATAAGTGTGCCAGTTGTTTAAGTGTCACAAGGCCCTGACCAGTCACGCATTATCTCCCTTATAATAAGCTAGTCATTACACCATTATCGTCAATGGAATTTCTTAAATTAACCGATTGGCAAACTCGTGAGCCAGTTTACCTAGATCCAAATAAAATACTCTTTATTCAGCAAATAGCCGAACATGATGATTATCCTCGACGCACTCGTATAGACATTATTGGCAGTTCCCAGATTTTTCTTGTTTCGGAAGATGCTGACCAGATAGCTCTTGTTAGTGGTAGGGGGTTTCAGGATATTTAATAAAAACCAATTTCACCACATCTTATAATAAACCAGTCAACACAAAAACACCATGGGACCAATTACTTTTAAGGACTTTTGTGTTATTTTTGTTTTTTCGGTTATTTTCGTTTTAATTACATCTGCATTTGATGCGGCTCTTATTAAAATGAATCTATTGCAATCAAATCAAGTTACGGAGTGTGCCAGTTGTTTAAGTGGCACAAGGTCCTGACCAATCATCCATTCTCTCCCTTTACAATAAAAGGGTCAACACAAAAACACCATGGGACAAATTAATTTTTCAACCATTCGTACCATTTTTGTTTGTTTAGTCATGGGAGCTTTTCTGTTTGTTTGTATGTCAACGACGATGTATAGATTTATTCTTATGCTCGATCTAAACTCACAAAATCCAGTTTGTGTAGGGAGGATCTGAAGTATAAAGGAGAGAATAAATCTCTCCCGTTTTTTATAATAATATAAAAGTGCAGGAGTAGTTTCTCGTTTTATGTAATCACGCCCCTGCGTTGTTTATAGTATAAACTATAAAAACCTGGACCGTGGTTGATGGTGTGCCAGTTGTTTAAGTGGCACAAGGTCCTGACCAATCATCCATTCTCTCCCTTTACAATAAAAGGGTCATCACCAACGTAACGTGTGATGAAAACCCACCACTAAAATCTCTACAACTCCTGTTTCCCATGACTCAAATCACTCTAACCTCTGGTGAAATCCTGGACATTATTTCAGTCTTGTGTGATGAAGAGCAGGCAGTTTATGATAATAGCCCACATCTGTCGGCTTATTATCTGAACATGGTTCAACAATTCGAGGCTGTTTATAATAAACTCCAAGAATTGCCTGGTGAAAAAATAGTTGCAAACCTTATTCTGGCTGCCTGAATTATGATTATCATTTACCGTGCTAATCAGTGGGAGTTGTTTCGTGCTCCCCAGGATATAAACGAGGCCTGGGAGCTGGCGGTTAAATTAACTTTGGAATCTGGCGTTCAGCATTACGTTGGGCGCGTCTAAAAATATAAAGGAGAGATTTATTCTCTCTTTTCTTTTTATAATAATAAAAAATTGCAGGAGTAGTTTCTAGTTTTATGTAATAACGCCCTTGCGCTTGTGTGGTTGTCTTAAGACCATTATAACGCCTCTGGCGGGCTCCTGGGGGCCTCTGGTGATCATTCCTGCTTATGGGTCCAATCAGATAATCTTATCAGTAAAGGTCTTGACTTATCGGTGGTGGTGGTTTATTCTTTAGAAGTCGCTGGGATTCCTCCCATGAAAAAGTATTCTCTGGTTATTAAAGAGCATGAAGAATACGGTGGACTAGGTATAGTTGTAGATACTGGTCGTAATTATTTTGAGCCAGGATTGGATGGGCTAGTTGTTGCCCATGACATTCTAGAACATACTGTAAAGCCACACTCTTGTGGTTATACTGATGAGCTTATGGCGATTGGCGGTTATATTGCCGGGAGAGTTGCGTGTGGATATAATTCTAGAGGTTATAGATCAGCCTCGATTGATGATGTAAGTAGTGATATTCAGTCTCTACTCACTGCCTCATTAAATGGTGATGATTATGATTTTACAAAAATTGATAAGTGTAATTCGTATCTGCAGGATCAGTGGATTATGGATAAACTCAGGAAAAACGTAAGAGAAGGTATAATTGAGGCCCTGGATGAATGGTCTGATGGTGAATATGGTGAAGAAGAATTGGCCGATTATGATATTGATTCCATCGTTGGATGGATCTGTAAGGGTTATCAGATGTTTAAGAAAAGATTTTCTAATATGTATTCTTATGATCATTTGTTTACATCTATTCGTAAGGCAGCGGATAATTTCCTTAGTGATGCAATTGAGGGACAAACTGCTACTTTATGTGTCGATTTTTCGTCATGTAATGTATACATAAAAGACGAAAACGGCTGGGATTATTAAACAATAGACAGTTCAACAACTGGCACAAGGGGACTGTTTATGGTCCCCTTCTCACCCTATACTAAGCAAGTCAACCGGACACGACCATGCAAACCACCATCCAACACACTGATAACGAAGGGTCCACCCCGGTTTGGATCACTTGGTTTTCACAATCCGATTGTGATCAACATAATGAAGCCGAAGGATTGCGTGAAACTTCTGGTGATAATTTGTATGAACCAGGTTACTATTGGGCAGTTTGTTCTCCTGGTTGTATTCCTAATTCTGAGTTTTTTGGCCCATTTGTTACAACTGAAGAGGCCGAAGATAATGCTAATGAGGTATTGAATTATTGATAATTCGTATAAAAGAGTTAGTTAATTCTGACTCTTTTTTGTTGTTTTTTATAATAATAAAAAAGTGCAGGATAAGTGTCTCGTTTTATGTTATTGCGGTCCTCCGCTTGTTTTCTTTTGTTGTTTATAGTATAATCCATAAAAACCTTAATCGTGACTGATGGTGTGCCAGTTCCATAAGTGTCACAAGGCCCTGACCACCAACCCATTATCTCCCTTATACTAATCCAGTCAACCAGACAATTCTCCAATGGCCACTATCTCTGACAAAATAGCCAAACAACTTGAGGAGATTGAAAATAGGGCTTATAAGGAAATTGATGCAATTGCAGAACAATACTTTGAATCAACTGTTGTTCCATTCTGTAAAGAGAATGATCTAACTTTTGTGGTAGGTATGGGTAAGATATTCTTTTGTAATGAGAAATATGATCTGAGTTTCCATGAGTCTGACGAGATTCCAGATGTTAATGAGGATCTTTTAGAGCTAGACGAAGATGATCTTTATCCTTGTGAAAAATATGCTTTAGAGCACCCATTGGCCAAGGAAAAACTAAGAGAGATTTTCGATGTTCTTAACATTATAGTTTTCAAGTTTGAGTTTGGTTTTAGTGTTCCTAACTTCCAAGGATAATTATTTTAATTGTGCCAGTTGTTTAAGTGGCACAAGGTACGGTGATCGTCTGGTTTTTATGGGTTACAGTTGACTAGTCAACCAAGGGAACGCCTCTCATGTCTTGCCCCTATCAGAACAACGGTTTTGCTAATCGTGGGGAGTATCTTGATAATTTGCGCGAAGAATATGGTAGCCTAGTTGATGTTCTGACCAACATCTTGCCCCTAGTGAAGATTTTGACGGGCTAGTTACAGAACTGGAAGACGCTATGGATTCTGGGGGATATGACGAAAAAGAATTTCTCACCTTGATCTAGTTAATTTACCAACTTTCCTTCATTCTTTATAGTTATGTCTGTCACACTTAGCGGTTATTGTATTCGCATGGCTTTACTTGATCGCCGTAGAGAATTGATCCGGTGCGCGTCTATCACTAAAGATGCTACTTTTGATTCTAAGATTAAAGAATTGGATGATGCATTGGTTCAACTTTGGTACGCAAAGGAAATTATACTAACTGAAGTAGTATAAAAAACAGTGACCCGCGAGTTCTTTATACTTACGGGTCACTTTTGTTTAGTATAAAAAATAGTATAAAAAAGAAGGATAAGTGTCTCGTTTTATGTTATTGCGGTCCTCCGCTTGTTTTCTTTTGTTGTTTATAGTATAAAACACTTTTCCAGTATTGTCAAGCCCTGGACCCATAAGCATTTCTGATCGTTTGGGGTCTTGACGGATCGGCCTGGGTCTGCAATACTTAAAGGGTCAAAGGGATTCACCCCATGAACGACTACCACCCTGAAGTCCGCTCCCTGCTTAAGTCCCTCAAACGGGCCGGATTTACACCTTTGAGTGTAAACAATGGAGAGGAAAATATTCGATATTCGGATGTATCCAAGACTGAGTTCTTGGAGGAAACTGTGGCTACAGACGAATCCACATTGCGGCTTCAACATAACAATAAAAAGGTGGCAATCTTCCTGGTTCTGGGTAATGAACCCGGTGTAATCGCCGCCGATTATACTGATTACGAACCGTTGCAGGAAGTAATCGACGCGCATTATGATCGGTGGGAGAATAAGAAACATCCAACCTGCTGATTATAATCAACCACCTGGAGGTTTTATACTTCCAGGTTTTTTTTTGTTTTTTATAATAATAAAAAAGTGCAGGATAAGTGTCCCGTTTTATATTATCACGCTTTTGCGTTTTGTTTTCTTTTGTTGTTTATAGTATAGCAGCAGTGACCCATAAAGTCAAGGTTTTATTCATAAACATATTTTATCAGACCCATAAGCACCGCTAATCGTTAAAACCTCGCCACTAGCCTCTAGAGCTGCTACACTATGGGAGCAGTCAAGGGAACAACCCATGATCAAACTCACCGGAACCGCTCTCCTGGCCCACCGTGAGGCCTGCCGTGCTGCTGGTGTCAGCAATGCTATCATTGTTCGCTCTGCTGGTTATATTGGAACCCGCAAGGATGGCAGCGAGCGGCTACAATTTACCGAGTATTATGAGAATGTTCTCATTGCCAAAGGTGAAATGTTCCGCATTAAAATAGACGTGGCCGAGATTACCCCAGCCGGACTACAGCCCGTGTGGGGATATTCGTTCACTACGACTACTAAAAACCACCAGAGTATTGCCCGTAAAGTGCGGGAACTGACTCAACTTACCAATGTTAAATGTAATCGAACTGTCAAAGATGGGGTGATTCGTTTACAGCCCAAGGGCACAAATGAGATGATTGCTTATAGTTTGCCCGCATGAGTTAATAACAATCAGTGGCCCTAGAGTTCTTTATACTCTGGGGTCTTTATTTGTTCTTTATACTTTATTATTTTATGGCAGATTAAGTGTCTTGTTTTATATCATTGCGGCGCCCCCGCTCTTTTTATTTTGTTGAAACAATACTAGGACAGATCAGGCCAGGCCACTGTATCGGGTGATACCAAACGGCCATCAGCGTATCTTATCAGTCGAATCATGGAAACGGTAGCGGTTGATACAGAACGGCGAGCCGAAACGTGGGATTATTAAAGGGTCAAACAACCGGAGCCGATCCGATGACAACCGCCACTCTCAACCGTTACACTCTCAACTGGGAAGCCTACTCTACGTGGCCGCCTGCTGATGATGACATCGGTGGAATCTACACCGATTGTGTACACTTCTACGCTGTTGGTGGATACAAGTTTGAGGTATCATTCCGCATCGGTGAGGGTAGGCAACAGGGCTTGCTTTTCTGTGAGGTTGTTATGGTTTATCCTAACCGGATTGATACCAATAAGTTGCATTATTGCATGGGGCAGTTTTATAAAAACAGTGGCGCAAAATTGTTTGCCCAATTTGCTCTGAACCACTTTATTGAGACGGAAACATGGAGCGTATGCCCATCATTTCAGCCGGTTGATTATATCGATGGCGAGCCATGTACGCTTGGCGGTGATGAGATCGTGAGCGAAATTATCTGAGTTAGGTACATCAGGGGAGGGCACAGTCTCTCCCCTAATTCTCTCAAACCTCCTATCTCCCAGTGTTAACAATGGCCACAGAATACGCCACTCCAGCAGACTTCCAACGGTGGGAAGATCATGCTAAAGTGTTAGATTGTTACAGTCTGGTTCATGTTATCAAAGACTGTCAATCTGCGGCCCGCAATATGAAGGGCTGGAATAATGTAAGGGAAGGTTACTACATCGACCAGGCCTGTACTTATGGGATGGAGCTAACACGTAGGAACCGACAATTGCCTGCTGGTTTGCGTCATCGAGTCTGACACAGTTAGTATCACGAACTCACCCCTAATCTTCGTGGGTTCGTGATATTATTACAGTTTATTACGAGCAGTTGACAGTATGGGCGGGGTGTGTTATGATCGCGGCCTGGGCCTAACCATAAAAATCAAAGCCTTTTAAAATAAAACCCCAAATCCACCCCCATTATCCCATAATTACATAAAACCCCCATTTTCCACCAAAAACCCGAACCAATTTACGTCTTATAAAAAAATCCCGGCCGGGTAAAATTACATAAAAAGGTCAAATCAAAATTCACTTTTTGTTTCCCATAAACCAAAAAATTTCCGCCGGGTAAAAATCGTCATAAATAGTCGGCTCATAAAAATGACGCGAATTTAACTTAATTATTAGGAGAATATTAAAATGCCACGAGGTTTCACAGTTAAATCAAAAAATACATCAGATAATCTTGATTTTCAGGATCTAGAAAATCATATCAAAAGACTTTCTGAAGAAATTCAAAAAAATTCGTCTAAACAAGAGTCGTTCTTACCAGAACTACAACAATACCAGCAACAACTTAATGAATATTATAATAAAGTAAAAGCCAAGATGAGGGGTAAGAAAATCGTTTTCTGTCTTCCTGGAAGATCTTGTTCTTATGCATTTCTAAAAAGTTTTGTTCAACTATGTTTTGATCTAGTGAACAATGGAATGGGAATTCAAATTTCTCAGGATTATTCTTCTATGGTGAACTTTGCAAGATGTAAGGTTCTTGGCGCGAATGTCACAAGTGGTCCCTGGCAAGAACCCTGGCAAGGAAAACTAGAATATGATTGGCAATTATGGATCGATAATGACATTGTTTTTAATTCTGAAAAATTCTGGCAATTGTGTGATCTTGCAGTAAAGGACGTTCCTTCTGAAAAAGAATTTGATAAGGAAGAATATCCTCTATGGGAAGTTTCTGATGAGGAACTTGAATCTATGCACAAGTCAGATTTTAATGTACGAAAAGAGCGGGTTCGGCGTCTTATGGTGAATGTCAATCCAATTGTCAGTGGTTATTATATGACCGAGAACGGTTTTACTACTTCTGTTGCTCATTGGCTAGAGGCCGATGATTTTATGAAGAATGGGGGTATTATGAATCATGAGACCGCCGAAAGTATTTCTAAGAGAAAGAAGCCTTTTTCTGTTGATTATGTCGGTGGTGGTTGGATGATGGTATCCAAGGGTGTTTTTGAGAATATGGAATATCCTTGGTGGGGTCCAAAACTTCAGAAGTTTGAGAATGGCGTACAAGACTATTGCGGCGAAGATGTGTCAATGAACCTGGATGCAAAAAAATTGGGTATCGATATTCTAGTTGATCCAAGAATCAGAGTAGGACACGAAAAAATCCGTGTGCTCTAACCTCTAACTATTTAGTAAATTTCTAACTTATAAAACCAATCAGAGTACCGAATACTCCCCATAAAAATCCAACAAACACTTGACAAATCTAGAGACCTGGGCTATAATGTCCAGGTCTCTTTCCGCAAGAAGGAGATTTGTAAATCCATATTATATAGACATGAACAAAATTCGCATAAAAGAACACGATGGCTACTACTTCTCATATGACGAGAATGATCCATCTGTTCCTGTAACAATTCATAGTAACTGGAGAAAGACCGGACAGACTCCTGCGGTCATCGATTTAACGTACTCAAGACCCTTAAAATCCGCAGACGATAGGGACCGACTATACGTCACTATCGCAACCATGGGTAAAAAGGTGAGAGTCTACTTAGATACTCTTGTTGCATCCTACCTGATTGATAATCCAAGAAATTATAATAGAGTCATTCATAAAGACAACAACATTTATAATTGCCATCCAACGAACCTAAAATGGGTTTCAGACAATGACTATAAACTCTTTGCCGTAAACATTAATCGGGCCAAGGGAAAAACGAAACAATTTGAAGTCGTTTACCTAGATGGACGTAAAGAAATTGTAACAGGATTTCTTGAGTTTCTAGAAAAGAACAACCTTTCAGAGGAGTCCATATATAAACTTCGTAAAGGAGAAATTCTAGAATATAATGGAATTATTGCCTTTAATGAAATTGAAAGGAATATAAAGGGCCGTTCTAGGAAAAAAGAAGAATTAAAAATTGATCTTTCTGGTTATGATACTGTTGAACTAGATGATTGGCCTGGGTATTATATTGTTTATAAAAAAGATGATCCCTCAGAACAAGTAAGAATCTTTAGTAAATGGAAACCGGTTAAAAACGAAATGGTTCTATCAGAGAACTTTGTTAGAGAAACATCTCAACATGTTCATAAGACTGGATATTATCAATTAAACATGAAACTTCCCGGTGAGAAGAAGATCATCCAAAAGGTTCACAGACTCGTTGCAAAACAACTTGTTGAAAATTCAAACCCCGATGAATTTGATACTGTTGATCACATAGACTGGAATAAATTAAATAATCATCCGTCCAATCTTCAATGGATGACATCAAGTGCTAATTCTGCAAAAGGTGGAGATCCAGAAACTATGTACTATGTTGCGAAACAATATGAGGTAACCTATGTTGATGAAACAAAAGAAATTTTTGTGAATCTGAATATGTTTTGCAGAGAAAGAGGATATTCAAGGGGTTCTCTATGGTCTATGATTCAAGGAAAGCAACATAAACACAAAAATATTGTAAAAATCACCAAACTATGATAAACATCCTATATAAAGGAAGACCAATCTATAAAAACATCTCTGACGAGGAGATCACTAAAATTCTTTTAGAATTGGCCATGGACGATAAAGTAAACGAAGAAGACATTGAAATTGAGGAGGTCTAAATGAAAAACACCAAGAAACAAGAAATTCAACCAGTCGAGAAAAAAAGCCGTCAGGGTAATGGACGAAACACCAAATACGCCGCATCAAGTAGAAACGGAGCATCTAAAAAATATAGGGGACAAGGAAAGGGCTGACATAAAAGAATGGATAAAAAACGTCTCCAAGATTCGTCCAGAACTCGGGGGCTTTTCTATATGCCCATTTTCTAAAAAAGCCAATTATGAAATTCTAAAAATTGATATTGATAAAATATATCCGATTAATGATTTTGATGTTGTAATTTATATTGTAGAAGAAACCGATCTAGAGGCCATTAATTGGTGGGTTGACTTCTATAATAAAAAATATAACAACTGGCTATTCTTCGAGGATTGCGCCTCTTATGATACCTTTATTAACGGAGTTCAGACCAATAATGGAAAGTATAATCTAATATTAGGACAGCCTAAAGAGAAACTAAGAAAGTTTAGGGAAATATTAAAGAAGACCGATTATTATTCTTATTGGTCAGACGATTATTATAAAGAGATTGTTGGGGACTAATCTTTAACAACCAAGGCTTTGACTGGTCTACCAAGAGATCTTCTTACCATGGCCCGGGTATTTCCGGCAATAAGTTCACCATCTTTTGTTGCAATTGACGGCTCGTCGGATTTACTTTTCACTTGTTGAATAACCCTATTGATGTCTCTGCCATATTGTTTGGCCAGCCTACGCACATTTCTCCTTCCTTGGGCTCCTGGCCTAATATCGGCGGCATCGGTATTTGTTAATTTGGATACTTCTTGGTCGGATAATTTTTTGACCGGCGATGTCCTGGCCCTTTTCATAAGGTTCTTAGAATCTGGATACCGCTCAAACTCACCTCTTTCGGCCTCGATATCCACTTTTAGATTTTCTTTCTTTCTTCTAATATTTTTGACCTCTAAAAGAAAGGTTTTATAAGTCTTCATTTTCTTTTTGGCGAGATCCTGGTTCTTTTTGGTTTATCAGATGACCTTATTGTTGGCGGTGGATTTTTATCTATTGACTTATTTGCAACGTCTTTATTAACCATAATGTATGATCCCTTTGGTACTTTTCTCATCGGATTTTCATGAGCATCAGGAACTCTGACAATTTTTTCGCCTCTATCTATTGCAGATTTTGCCTGTTTTCTTGGATCAAGTGGTCTATTTTTATCAGTGACTACATCTTCATCTGATGCACCTCTCATCCAGGACTTTAAATTTTGTCTATATTCTTTAGGTGAACTTGTAGAATGGACCTTAGGATTCACCATTCTTAAATTTACGGGCCTTGTTCCGTAATCATTACCAACTCTTGATGATGGTGTAGTATAAACAACAGACTTCCCCTGAGGATGATAAGTCCCAGAAGATGGAGAATCTTTAAATCCTTTTTGTAAAATTTCTTTTTGATTTTCTGGTGTAGTATAATGTTTAGTTCTTAAGACCTTAATTCGTTTGGTGGCCTCTTCTAAGAATTGATAATATGTTTTCATTTTTTCTTAGGCCTAATTTTAGTTCTTTGTTTAAACGGTGAATGGCGTCTATATTCTACTGGAACTTTAGGAGCATGAACCACCCCGTCTGAATCTTTTGTTATATGCTTTTTAGCATAATCCCTATCCATTGCAACAGAATACTCATCTTTTCCCCATACAGTGGTTCCTCTTTGGCCATCTGTCTTTACAACCTTTCCTGGTGGAGTTTCTTTGACGGCCTTTTTAGGGACATTAAACTTAAGAGTTTTTACACCCTTTCCGTGTCTACTACCGAAAGACCGGGCAATTCCACTGCTTGTTGATGCATAAACTTCAGGAGAATTAAAACCAGATTTTTCTATTTTTTTTGAAGCCTCTGGAGAAGTCCCATGATAAAATATAACTCTCTTCATTCTCTGTGGGGCCACCTCTAAAATAAACTGCTGATAGGGTTTCATCCTAAAAAATTTCTTACACATAAAACTATTTAGTATCGACCTAAATACCACTGGTGATTCAGAAACCACCCAAAAAGTTTCTCTTAAAACTCAATTTAAGGAGACAAATCAATGACTGATCGTAATGCACAATTCATGAAAGAAATGTGGGGAACCACTTCTCTTGTAACTGATTATAAACCAGAAAAAAAGAAACTTCTAAGAGAAGTTACTGATGAAAAATTCAAAAAAGAAGAGGAACAAAAAGAGACCGAACTTTTTGATGCCTGGGATTATGGCCTGGATTCACTCACTCTAAATACCTAATAAAAATGGCAATTCGGACCAGTAGGCAGTTTAAAGATATCAGTGCAACCTTTCAAATTAATCCCTTGAATAAGGATGCGATTGCTATTAAAAATGAAACTGCCATCTCCAGGTCCGTTCGTAATCTAATTTTTACTCAGATCGGTGAGATTCCATATTCCGATATTGGAAGTTCTGTAAACAGACTTCTATTTGAGAATATGGACTCTTTCACCTCAACCGCACTTGAAAGTGAGGTACGAAATGCCCTTACAAATGAACCCCGAATAAATGTCAGAGAAGTCATCATTACACCAGATTTTGATAACAATGCATTTAATGTAAGATTGACCTATGATATCATCGGAATTGATGTTCCACCTCAACAGTTAACCTTGGCCCTAGTTTCAACACGATAATGGCTCTTACTCAGTTTACTAATCTAGATTTTGATCAAATTAAGGTTTCTATTAGAGACTATCTAAGAGCCAGTTCAGAATTTACTGATTATGATTTTGAAGGATCTAATTTTAGTATTCTGATCAATACTCTGGCCTATAATACCTACATCAATTCTTATAATGCAAATGCGATTGCAAATGAGGTCTTTCTTGATAGTGCTACTCTAAGAGAAAATGTCGTCTCTAGGGCCAAAGAGATTGGCTATCTTCCAAGATCCAGAACCGCAGCGCGGGCTAATATTTCATTTTTTGTAGATACCAATAATTTAACTACTAATCCTTTAACTCTGACTCTTAAAAGAGGAACCGTGGCGGTTTCTTCTTCTCAATTTAATGGAAGAAACTTTACTTTTTCAATTTTAGATGATATTACTGTTCCGGTTGTTGATGGTCTGGCCTTTTTTGATAATATCACGGTTTATGAAGGTAATTTTATTGTAGAAAACTTCACTTTTTCTGGAAATCGGAGATTTATTCTTTCAAATATTGGAATTGACACTTCTTTGATTTCTGTTACTGTAAGAGAAAGTGAGCAATCAAACTTTTCTTCTAAGTATAACCTTAGTAGGGATATTTTTGAGGTCAGATCTGATTCAAAAGTGTTCTTTATTCAAGAAATTGAGGATGAATATTATGAAATTTTCTTTGGTGATGGTATTTTTGGCAAAAAACTAGAAAATAATAACTATATTGACATAACTTACCTAACATCATCAGGTGAAGAGGCTAATGGTGCTCGGTCTTTTTCATTTTCTGGTCGTATTTTTGATAATAATGGAGGCATTGTTAACAATGACATCTCCAGAATCACCGTCAACACCCCTGCATTTGGTGGAAAATCCATCGAAAGCCTAGATTCTATCAAAAGATACGCCCCGAGGCTCTATTCGGCCCAAAATCGGGCTGTCACGGCGGCTGATTATGAGGCCATAGTACCTCAAATTTATCCCGAAGTCGAGTCAATTTCGGCCTTTGGAGGTGAAAACCTGACTCCACCTCAATTTGGTAAGGTTTTTATCAGTATAAAGCCCATAAATGGCGAATTCTTATCAAATAATGTAAAAGATAACATTAAAGCTGCTCTCAGAAAGTATGCAGTGGCCGGAATTGTTCCTGAAATTATTGATCTTAAGTATCTTTATATCGAATTTGACACGTCTGTTTACTATAATCCCAATTTTACGGTCTCCCCAGAGGCCCTAAGGTCCAATTTGATTGAGATTATTCAGTCTTATGCAAAATCAACCGAATTAAACAAATATGGTGGAAGATTTAAGTATAGTAAATTTCTTAATTTAATTGATGAATCATCCGAGGCAATTACTTCTAACATCACAAAGATCAAAATTAGAAGAAACTTGAAAGTGGAGGTCAATAAATTCGCCACATATGAAATTTGTTATGGAAATGCGTTTCATATTAGAAATCAAAATGGAAATAATATAAAATCCTCTGGTTTTTATATTCCTGGGATCAATTCAGTCGTTTACTTGGCCGACCTTCCTTCTTCTAATGATTCTGGAAGTCTCTATCTGTTTACTCTTTCTGATGATGAATCAATTAATATCGTTAGAAGAAACGTAGGTGAAATTCATTACACCAAAGGAGAAATAATTTTATACCCAATAAATATTAGAGATACTGTTAAAAAGTTTGGTTTTGATAATATTATAGAAATTGCAGCAATTCCTAGATCCAATGATGTGATTGGATTACAGGATCTCTATTTACAATTGGATACCTCAAATAGTACCGTAAACATGATTGTTGACAATATCTCATCCGGCGCAGACATCACAGGATCAAACTACATATCTACATCAAGTTACCTAGAAGAAAAAATTATTAGACGATGAGAATTCCCGTTTCAACGATTGTAGATTCCCAATTACCACTTTTTGTAAGAGAAGAATATCCTCTATTTTCGGAATTCCTTCGTCAATATTATCTTTCCGACAAATCGGAAGAACTTATTCAAAATTTAGATAAAAATATTGATCTAGATGTAGTCTTTAATATTCGATTAGAGGCAATATTAGATCAAAATGTCGGTTTTAATGATACCACAATTACTGCTGATTCCACAGAAGGATTTCCGGATAATAATGGTCTAATTAAAATCAATAATGAAATTATCTTTTATAAATCAAAATCAGAGACTCAATTTATCGGTTGTGTCAGAGGATTTAGTGGAATTACGAAACTTGATAGAAAGTTCCTAGAATTTTCTGAATCAGAAAGTGAGAGACATTCAAGTGAATCTATTGTTTTAAATTTGAGTGCCCTATATCTTCAGCAATTTGCAATACAAACCAAAAAGAAAATTATTCCGGGATTTGAAGATAGAAAATTCTTCTCCGGTCTAAATGCATCTAATTTTGCAAAAAATGCCAAGTCTTTTTATTCTTCTAAGGGTTCTGATGAATCTTTTAGAATGTTGTTCGGGGCTCTTTATGGTAAGCCTGTTGATGTTATCAAGCCAAGAGATTTTCTAATTCGCCCATCAGATGCCCAGTATAGGGTCACCAAGGACCTCGTAGTGGAGGTTATTTCTGGCGATCCTTATGGTCTGATCAATTCCACTCTTTATCAGGATGCTACTTCATCCATAGAACCAGCCCAGGGGACGGTTATTGAGGCCACCAAGATCATAAGAGACAATAAAGAATATTTTATTATTAGTCTTGATTTTGATTATAATCGAGATGTGGATGCATCTGGTACAGTAAAAAGTGAATTCAGTATTCACCCCAAAACATTATCCACTTCTAGAGTTAATTCAGGATCAGCCCATATTGATGTTGATTCAACTGTTGGGTTTCCAGATTCTGGTGAGTTAAAAATCAACCTAGAAGATGGAACAATTTTAACAGTATCTTATCAAAGTAAGGTTTTAAATCAATTTTTAGATTGTTCTGGTATTTCAAATACTATTCCAGAAAAATCAGAAATTAAAATTGATAATTTGATTTATGGATTGGATAACAATGGAAATAGAGTTGAATTGTTTGTAAATGGGGTACTTGGTGATATTGATTATATTGACAATACCTTCTATTATGAGCCAAAAGAAAAAATTAAAATCAAGACTTTAGGCGAAGACATTTCCGAACTGAAGGCTAACAACTGGTTCTTTAATATTTCAGTTACCTATGATGTTCAGGCAATTATAATAGAAGATTCTTCTAATTTTTCTTATAGGGTTTCTCTTTTTGATGAACATAATTTCGTAATTGGCGATTCCTTTACTCTCTACGCCTCTGATGATTCAAACTATAATGGAACCATAAACTTTGTAGAAAATGAGAAAATCGTAATTATCACGGGTACTGGTCCGTTAAGCGAGATTTTATCTTATACCATAAGAAAGAATATTTCAAAAGTAAATGTCCAGTCTGAAAAATATTCTAATATAAGCATCTTTAATTCAAATGTTCAAAACATTTACACTGATTATGATAAGAGTGTTTATGTTTCGTCGCCGTCTCTCCCAACATATCTAGGATTTCCTCTTGAAATCAACGATTTTACTCTGACCATTCCTTCTGGTGATTATGATGGCCTAAATCAGATAGTATTTTCCAGACCACACGGCCTGTTTACAGGGGAATCTGTTGTTCTTAAAAACCAAAATTCAATCGCAACGGATGGTTCTTATATTGTTTTTGTTGTTTCTATAGATACAATAAGACTAGCAAAAAGCCCAGAAAATATTATTTCTAATGAATTTGTTGTCTTCTCTGGGCAAATCTCAAATGGTTCTCTTGAGCCCCTAGGTTTTAATGACTTAAATTTCAATAGGCTTCCACTTCGACCACAAAATATCATTAAAAAATTAGAATCTCCTATCTTAAAGGACAAAGAAGAGGTTACTGAATCCGGAACTGTTGGTATTCTAATTAATGGGGTTGAAATTTCAAACTTTAAATCAGAAGATTCATCTTTCTATGGACCTATTACATCTGTTGATGTTCTAGATGGTGGTGATAGTTACAATGTAATTCAACCACCCACAATAAATGTTGTTGACACAGTTGGCACTGGGGCCTCATTATCTGTTGCGGTTGAGGGCTCTCTTGAGAGAATTGATGTAATTGATCCAGGGTTTGATTATCTTGATGTTCCACAAATTAAAATCACAGGCGGAAATGGTGCGGGTGCCGAAGCCACAGTAAAATTGGTTTCATTTATTCATTCTGTTGAATTTAATTCAGAGACAGCGGTTGATACTATAAATGACATTATTGTATTTACCGAGGATCACAAATTTGCAGATAATGAAGAGGTTATTTATAGAACCGACAACCAAAAGAATGTTATAGGTATTGATACAAACTCAAAATACTATGTAAAGCCTCTTGATGCAAAAAGAGTTCAGTTATACTTTGCTCTTGATCAATCTGCCCCAATTAATTTAAGTGGAATTGGGACCGGAATTCATTCATTGACTTCGATTAGTTCAAAGAAAAAAATTTCAAGAATAGAAGTCACAAATTCTGGTTCCGGGTATAAAAATAAGAGAGTAAAAATTGTTGGAATTAATACTGCATCAGATTCTTTGATTATTAATAATCATGGATATGTTTCTGGTGAGATTGTTGAATACAAGACTTCTGGATCACCAATTGTTGGTCTTGCCCAGACTACTCAATATTACGTTACTGTCATTGATAACGATCAAATTAGACTTTCAGATACCTCTTCAATTGAAAGAGCCGATGTCAATTATAAAAAGAAAAAGTATGTAGATATTTTATCATTACCTTCTGGAAATCATTATCTAAATTATCCCGAAATTAAAGTAGAGCTTTCTGGAAGAATAGGTATTTCCTCTTTTTTGGGGCAAGATTTTAGAGGGCAAATTCAGCCGGTATTTTCTGGTAAAATTCAATCTATCCAAATAGATCAAGGCGGGCAGAATTATGGTTCAGCAAATATTTTAAATTATCAAAGAAAGCCCAATTTAATTATACAAGAAGGAAGAAATGCCCAAGTAACTCCAATTATCGTAAACGGTTCTATCTCTAGAGTAATTGTCAACTCCTCTGGTAGTGGATACCAGCAAATTCCAGAATTAGTTGTTGGTCCGGTGGATACCGGGGTCAATTTAACTCCTGTTATTGTTGAAGGAAAATTAGTTCAAGTAATTGTTGTTAATGGTGGACAAAATCTTAATCCAGATAATACTATTATTTCTGTAATTCCAAAAGGCTTTAATGCAAAGTTTAATGTAAATATAGCCTCAAGAAGAGTCAATCTAGTACAAAAATTAATATCGGGTGAAAATATAACAAAAGATGATGGTTTCTTGGCAAGAAACGTGAATTCTCTTGAATATACCCATCTTTATGCTCCAAGATCACTAAGAAGATCCCTACTTAGAAAAGTCGGAAATGTAAATGTCAGAGATTTAAACGTTGTTCAGGGGAAAGAAATTGCCTCAAATGCACATTCCCCCCTTATTGGCTGGGCCTATGATGGAAATCCCATCTACGGACCCTATAGTTATGCAAATGGAAATTCTGGACAGGTAAGGGCTCTTAAATCTAGCTATAGAATAAAAACCACAACTGAACTAAGTCAAGAAAATAGACCCCCATTATCTATTTTCCCTATTGGCTTTTTTGTGGATGATTACTTGTTTGATGGTAGTGGAGACCTCGATGAGAATAATGGAAGATTCTGTATTACTCCAGAATTTCCCCAAGGAACCTATGCGTACTTCTGCACCATTTCAAATATTGTTGCAAGTTCTGGGCCATTTTTTAATTATTTTACTCCAGTGTTTCCTTATATTATTGGTCCAACATATAAAAATAAAAAAACATCACAAATTGACAAGTTTGAAGATCTGGGAAATAAGATTTTAAGAAATACCACCCCATATAAACTATTAAATGATACCAGTAGATATGAATTCCTCTTAAATCCGAATAAAATAAAAGAAGAATCTCTAGAGATCATAAAAACCAAAACTTCTTTTGTTGATGGTTTTGAAATTGTTGAATCTGGAAGTAATTATAAAGTTGAAGATTCTATTACTTTAAGTGATGGGACAATTGCGAGAGTTAATGAAATTCAAGGTGTCGGGGTTTATTCAATTGGTGTTTCTCATACAACATTTTCTGGTCTAGAAATCATTCCATTTAAAAACTCACATATCGGCCTTTTTGAAAATCCACATAATATAGAAACCACTACCCCCTTTAGACTAAATTCAGAATTTGAACTCAACAAAAAAATAAAAGCAACTCCGGTTCAAACTACTCTGTCACTATCGGCTCCTGTTGAACCGGGGGCTGTTACTGGATTCGTCACATATTTTAGTGTAGATGGTAATTTAAATTTCCCACTTAAAGAGAATGATGTTTTTATCATTAATAACGAAAAAGTAAGAGTTCTTTCAATTGATTCAAAAGCATCTAGAATTAAAGTGCAGAGAGGATATGGTGGGTCTTCGGTGGGCATTTCTACTTACCCAATAAATACAACTCTTTCTGAAGATTCAAGAAAACTTACATTTAATATAGGTATTTCTACTTATTATAATTTTAAATTGAATCGGGAATACTATTTTAATCCAGTAGAATCTTTAGGAATTGGAACAGTAGGTATTTCTACTGTATTTTTCTCAAATCCTGGTCTTGGTGTTACATTCCTCACTATTCCTAATAAGACTATACTACTAGAAAATCACCAACTAGTTTCTGGAAATTCTCTATTCTATTCCAGTAACGGTGGCAGTCCAATTCAAGTTTCATTTAGTGGAATTGGGACGACTACCCTCCTAGAAAATCAGGAACTATTTGTAAACAAAATTAACAACGATCTCATTTCAATTTCCACCACAAGACAATCAGGAAATGAATTAAGTTTTGTTTCAATAGGAACCAGTGATAATCATAGTTTCAAAACAAATTTTGAGGGTAATTTTATTGCAAATATTTCAAATAATAAAGTAAATGTAATCACAAATTCCAATCACGGTTTAAGTCTTCTTGACCAAGTAAATGTTAATGTTGTAAGTGGAATTACCACAAGTTACAGTATTTTTTATAATGATCATAATCGAAGATTCTGTGTCAATAAAAGATTCATAGATTCTATTGATGTTTTAACTAATGTTATTACATCAAATAATCATAAATTTAGACTTGGCGAAAAAGTAATTTATAATGAAACCTCTCCTATTGGTGGATTAACAGGCCAGGGAATGTATTATGTCATTCCCATCACTAAAAATCAGTTTAAACTGGCCAATTCCTATTATGATGCGGTGACACCCCCACTAGAAGAAATTAATCTGACTTCTTCCGGTTCGGGTTTCTTCTATTCAATAAATCCAAAAATAGAAATTATTAAAAATCAAAATATTATTTTTGATGTTTCTGATTCCTCACTTTCTTATACAATTTCTGGGGAAATCTTTCCGGCATTTACATTAAGGTTATATGAAGATAAAGACCTGATTAATGAGTACTTTACATATAATCTGGCTCAAGAAGGAATAGTTGGAATTGATAGTACCGCAAAATATAAATTAACCACTGAAAATATTAAAGATAATTTATATTATGCTATCATCCCAACTTCGGAAGCCCCGGTCATTAAAAGAGAAATATCTTTTGACTTAGAGCAAATTGAGGCCTTTGGTTTACAAAAAATAGATAGCAAATATTCTGGGCCACATGAAATCATTTCAGTTGGCTCCACCACTTTCTCTTATGAACTTTTTGATTATCCAGAGGCAAATTCTTATCAAAATTCAATAACTTACACAACAAATTCTAAGACTGCTATTGGACCTATTCACAATATTAAAGTAACTAATATAGAATATTCAAATACCCTGCCAGTAATAGATAAAATTGAAACACAATCTGGAACTGATGCTGTAATAAATCCAATTTCTAGCGATATTGGCCAAATTGAAAATACTAAGAAGTTAGATATTGGTTTTGATTATACTGTTGATTATACAATTAGACCAAAGGCAAATCTTCCTCAAATTTTAAGAATTGAGAGATTGTTCCAGTTGGAGTCAGTTACAGTAACTGAAAGAGGATTTGGATATTCATTTGCTCCAGATTTAATTCTGATTGATAAAACAACGAGAATCCCTCATACTGCGGAGTTAGATTATGATCTAGATTCAAATCTGGTTAAAATAATTCAAAATACAAATAAAATTACAGATAATGGTGCTGAAATAATTCCAGTAAATAATGATAATGGGTTTGAAATTTCCGCAATCACTTTTAACTCCGGAACAAAAATTGTAACGGTTCAATTAAAAAATCCTTTTAATAGTGTTGATGAATTTCCATTTTCTACTGGCGAATTTGTTTATATTGAAGGAGTTTCTGCCATTAGTGGTTCTGGCTATAATTCAAGTAATTATGGGTATCAATATTTTGAAATTCTTTCCGGAAATGCTAATATTGGTGGCCTGGCTAATTTTACATTCGCCCTAGATCAAATAAATCCAGGAACAGTAGATGATTTCTATACTAGTGGTTTCGCTATTCCTCAGAAATATCTACCCTCTTTCGATATTAAACTAAAAACCAATATTTATCTTCGGGGTGAAAAATTTAGAACTCTTTCTAATAAGATTGGTGAAGTTATTAATTGGGATGTTGATAATTCTATTCTCAAGGTAATTTCAGTAGATAAGATCAATACTGATGATATAATTTTTGGAGTAACAAGCAAGAACTATTCCGAGGTTACTTATGCATATTTACCGGAAGCATATATTGATATTGAACCAAGTTCAGTCGTACAAAAAGGCTGGAATAGCAATGTAGGGTTCTTAAATGATTCTCTTCAAAGACTGCATGATAGTGATTATTATCAATATTTTTCATATGATTTAAGATCCGAAGAACAATATGTGGATTGGACTGATACCGTTGATTCATTAAATCACACTGCTGGTTTTAAAAAATTTGGAAATCTTTTAATCAACACGACTCACGATAATGTTGGTTTCAACACGGAACAAGGTCTTGGAACAGTTGAGGTTATCAATGATATTCAAAATGTTTTAGATGTGAATTGTGTCTATGACTTTGATTTGGTCACGGAAAATTATTTTGATATTGATGGTGTAACAAGTTCAAATGAAATCTACTTTAATAATAAAAGAATCCAAAATTATATTGAATCAGTTGGTAATAAAGTTGTTCTCATTGACGATATTTCTGATAAATTTTTACCAGTTATAAGAGAAAATAATGTAGATATTGATACTTTTAATAAATTTTTATATAGATTTAAAAAGTACACTATTCACATTTTTGATAGAATTGATCCTCAGGATTCTCAGTCTCTTTTGATTAATCTCTTGCACGATGACATCATTGTGTCAATAAATCAATATGCTGTAAATGATTCCATAAAGGAATTAGGAACATTCAACGCCGAGGTTAATGGTCTAAATATTAATCTTAAATTTTTCCCATTTGATATTTCTAATAAAGTCTACTCTGTGAATAGTTTTTCATTCAATATCAGTGATTCTGATGATGAACTTGGTTCCATTTCTTTAGGTGATGTTGTACAAATTAATTCACACAAAACAGTTGGAGTTGGGACAAGTACTAATACAATATTAAGTATTCCAGATTCAAAATCTGCAGCAAAGGTTCTTATTGTATATTCCGATAAAGAAAATGGAAACTATTATTCTGATGAAATAAACTATGTTCATGATGGGACAAATGTAATTTATAATTCTTATGGTGGTTTAAATATGGGAAATCCTTCTGGTGTGGGATCATATAATATTTACCTAGAAAATTCAGAAGTTAAAATTGATGTAGAACCGAACAGCTCCGCGCCGTATGAAGTAAATTCTTTGTCTATTGAAATCTCAGGTACAACATCTACTAGCACTAGTTCTTTTATTATTAGTGGAAATAAATTAGATAGTTCTTATGTTGGCGTGGCTACTACTTCAAAAACCCTGATTTATTCTTATGATAATGATTTTAAGGCAGGTTCGCATCAAATATTAATTCAAGATAATAATTCAAGTTCTATCAATTATACGGAATTATTAACCATGTTAAATAGTTCAAATCAAGAAATATATTCAGTGGAATTTGGTGATCTAAATATACAAAATTCAATAGGACAATTGGAAGTAGAATATTCAAATGTCAATGGCGATTTAGAAATATATTTTACCCCCTTTAGTAGTTCTGATTATGAAGTTAGGGTTTTTAGTAATTTAATTTCACGATTTAGAAGATCCGATACATTAATTCCATGAGCAATATTTCCTTTTCTTCTGGTTATGGTGAATATGTTAGCGGTGAGTTCTCTGGTGGGACTGCGTTTGAACTTAAATCAAACGATAGATTTATTTTTTCTAGAGAATTTCTTGGAAATTCTTCATCATTTATAAATTTGACAGAAGATTGGTTCATCTTTACTCAACACAATTTTATAACCGGGGAAGAGCTGATTTATAAATCAGACATTTCACCAATTAAAATCATTCCCACTGTAATTTCTGGTATAACAACTGATATTCTACCATCTAAACTTTATGCAGTGAAAGTTGATGTTTCAACCATAAGAGTATCCGCAACAAAAGAAGATTCTCTTCTGGCCGAACCAATTTATCTTGATTTAGATGATTACGGATCTGGCAATCACTCAATATCATCTAAAGATCCAAATAAAAATACAATTATTACACTCAACAATATTATTCAAGATCCTATCGTATCAACAGCAATTACTTCCTTTATTTTGGAATCAATAAATGATTCTGATCTATCAGTTCCTGTAAATAATCCCAATATTTTTAAAGGCGGTGAGTTATTTAAAATTGACGATGAATATTTTAGAGTTCTTTCAGTTGGAGTAGGGACAACTAATAATCTATTTTTTGAAAGGGAGCTTCTAGGGACTGTTGGGGTTTCCCACACTTCAAATTCTGTTGTAACAAAAGTTAAAGGGAATTATAATATTGTAGATAGCTTTATTCATTTTACATATCCGCCCTATGGTAATTTCTTTGATTTAGAAAATGGTCTAACTAATGGATCTACTTTCAGTGGAAGGGTTTTTTTGAGATCTGGAATAAAAAATACCGATAAGGGACCTTATGATACCAATTACATCTTTGATGATATTTCACAACAGTTTGATGGACTGACTAAAAGTTTTAATCTTAAAGTAAATGAAAGTGATGTCACTGGAATTTCTACAGACAATACAATTCTCACAATTAATGATGTATTCCAACCACCCTCTAGATTAACTGGCAACCCTATTCAGGGGGCCTATGTTTTAGAAGAAAATGTTGGAGTCACTTCCATTACATTTACAGGCAACACAAATTTTGCAGAATATGACGTTAATTTGACTGAACTCCCTAGAGGAGGTATCATTTTTTCTGTTGCTTCTACTGAAGGATTCGGTTATCAGCCTCTGATTTCTGCAGGTGGTACTGCAATCGTTTCCGCTGCAGGGACAATTCGATCAATCTCAATTGGTTATAGTGGTTCTGGTTATCGAAGTGGTATTCAGACAGTCAACGTTGGGGTTGGTTATAGTAACGTAGTCGGAGTAGATCTAGAAATTATCGGGACTGCGACCATTTCAAGTGGTGGAATCACAACAGTTGTAATTAGTAATCCAGGTTCTGGTTACACTTCTACAAACCCTCCAAGTGTTTATTTTGATGCGCCTCTAACATATTCAAATATTCCTTTGATTTATTCATCGGGATCTTCTGGAGTTGGAACGGAAGCAAGAATTAACATAGTAGTGGGACAGGGCTCTAGTGTTATCGATTTTACCTTAGATAATTTTGGTTATGGTTATCAGGGAGGAGATATATTAACTATTGCTGGAATTCCAACTACTAGCAGCGCAAACTTCAAAGAATTTAAAATCACCGTTGATAAAATCTTTAATGATGATTCTACAGTTAGAACAATTGGAGAGTTGATTATTTTTGACCCAATAGATAATCAGTTTAATGGAAGAAGAAGAGCATTTTCTCTAAGATTAAATGGACAGCAAACTGCCATTCTTGCTAAAGTTGGATCTGATTTAAATGTAGAAAACTCTCTTCTGGTTTTTATCGATACAGTACTACAAGTTCCAAGAGAGTCTTATGAATTTGATGGTGGTAGTATTTTAACATTTAAAGAACCACCAAGAATTGGTTCAAAATCTACAATTCTGTTTTATGGTGGAACTGATAATGTAGATACTGAACTCAGAGAAGTGATTGAGACCGTTAAAATTGGGGACACTCTTACTATATTTGATAATGTAGATCGATTTAGAGATCAAAATTCAAGAACTGTCCAAGACATTATTTCTGCGGATACCGCAAGAACTAATATTTATAATAGACAAGGAATTTCAGTAGATGATGAAGTTCGTCCTGTTGAATGGTGCCCTCAAAATGTTGATAAATTTATCTCTGGAATTCTAGTTACCAAAGACAGGATAATCTATGAATCACTAATCTATCCAACCGCATTTGCAATTTCTGGTATTGGTAGCACTTCTAGTGAAATATTCGTTGATAATGTCAAAACATTTTTTGATAATGCAAATGAATCTCCTGTAACGAACAACATACGAATAATCTCTCAAGCAGTACAGGAACAATGTTTATTGTCGGCTGTTGTTTCTGTCGCTGGAACAATTTCATCAATTAATATTGATAAACCAGGATTTGGGTATTTCTCGACCCCACAAGTTTCAATTTCACCTCCAGTTGGATTGGGGACAACTGCGATGGCAACTGCAACAGCTCAAATAAATTCTAGTGGAATTGTCACTTCAGTGAATATAATTAATTCAGGGTTTGGTTATACTTCAACTTCCCCTGTTTATGTTATTGTAGAATCACCAAGACAGATAATTGAAATTGCAGAAGAAGTCTCTTATCAAGGAGATTTTGGTATTATTTCTGGAATTGGAACTACTACAGGATCTATCATATTTGATCTTTATATTCCAAAAGAATCCTATCTAAGAAATTCGACCATCAATCAAGTTGGAGCCGGAATTTCTGGTTCAAGTGGAATTTCTACTGGTTATTATTTCTATGTGAGCAATACTTCTGTTGGTTCCACTATTTCTTCATTGGATTCTGGAAATAACGTAATAGGTATTTCTACTCAGTTTATAGACAATGTTTATCAGGTAGTTTCTACCACAACAAAGCAAAAAGTTGTAATTGGTGTTGGACTAACAACAGTGAGTGAGGTCGTTGTTAAGGTCAATAATAACTCTTCTCTTGTTGGGGTGGCTGGAAGTGGATATTATGGTGATTATAGTTGGGGAAGAATATATAATGTATCTAAATCTGGATCTAGCGAATTTGATTACTATGCACCAGGAATTACCACTTCTACAGTAATTCAGAGGCTTAATCCTCTAAAATACCTTGATTATTTGGTCTAAATAGCTAATAAAAATCATAACCAATGTCTGCAATTATAACTGATAATCTAAGAATTCTGAGAGCCAAACAGTTTGTTGAAACTGCCGCAACTACAAACTACTACAGTTTTATTGGGCTTCCTAATCCTTCTGATTATTATGCTGACTGGAATATTTCCCCATTGGCGCCTAAGGATAGTTTTGAGCAAGAATCCGACTATTGGGATACAATGATTGCTCTAAAGAAGATTTTTTCAACTGATGTTCGCCAGGCAGTCAGAAAAATTAGATGGGAAAGTGGAATTACTTATGATATGTATCGTCATGATGTAAGTCGAACAAAAACCACTATTCCTTCTGGAGCGACTAGTTTATATTCCTCTAATTATTATGTTGTAAATAGTAACTATCAGGTTTATATTTGTTTAAACAATGGGATTTCACCAGAAAATCCAGGTGGGAGGCAATCTCAGTTTGAACCAAAATTTACAGATCTAGAACCTAGAGCAGTCGGAACCGGAGTAGATGGTTATATTTGGAAGTATCTTTACACTTTAAGTGCAACTGATATTATTCGTTTTGATAGTATAAACTTCATTCCAACCCCACAAAATTGGGGGGAGGATGAGCAGTCGTTTTTAATTAAGAATAATGCGGAGAATAGTGGTCAAATCAAAATTTGTACTGTTACAAATAGAGGTGATTACAGTAATGTTTCAGGAATCCGGAACCGAGTTTTCCGAAATGTTCCAATAAAAGGTGATGGCTCTGAGGGTCTAGTCACAATCACGTTTAACAATAATGCTCAGGTAGAAAATGTCTTCGTAGCGAATGGTGGACAAAATTATACTTATGGAAGAATTGACATTCAGGCTGGGGGACTCCCAAATCCAACGACTCTACCACAATTTGATGTGATTATTCCACCAAAAGGGGGACATGGTTTTGATATTTATAATGAACTAGGAGCATTTTATGTTTCAGTTTATTCTAGAATTGAAAATGATTTTGATAACCCGGATTTTATCACTGGAAATGAAATCGCCAGGATTGGTATAGTAGAAAATCCTCTTAGATTTGATTCCTCGGAGGTTCTCACAGATGATAAAGTAAGTGCTCTCAATGCAATTAAACTTGTTGGAATTACAAATCAGAGTGATTATCAATCAGCAACCTTCATCCCAGATTCCTTTATCACCCAGACGGTTGGTCTAGGTGTCACGGCTGTTGGAAGAGTGGTATCTTATGATAGAAACACTGGAGTTCTTAAGTATTGGCAAGACAAAACACTAGCCGGATTTACTACAGCAGGAATTCAAACATCAGCGACATATGGATTTAATCTAGAAAAATTTACTGCAACTCCGGCAACCGGTGGCAGTGTCACAATTTCTGGTGGAAGTATTGATTTAAATATTGATACCTCTTTCGGTTCTATTGCAAATCCTGGCATAACAACCACCATAAATAATAGGACATATAGATTAGGTCAATCATTCATTAATGGCCTGGCAAATCCAGAGGTCAAAAAACATTCTGGATCTGTCATTTATGTTGATAATAGACCGGCTATTACAAGATCTCAGAATCAAAAAGAAGACATTAAGGTAATTCTACAGTTTTAATCATGCCACAGGAAACCAATCTAAACGTATCTCCATATTTTGATGATTTTGATGCGGATAAGAATTACTACAAGGTTCTATTTAAACCAACTCAACCTGTTCAGGCAAGAGAATTAAATAGTCTCCAATCTATTCTACAAAATCAAGTAGAGCAGTTTGGGAATCATATTTTTAAAGAAGGATCCGTTGTAATCCCAGGTCAGCTTTCAATTGATAATCCATTTCATGCGGTGGAAATTGAGCCCCAATTCAATGGAATTCCAGTTTCTGCATATTTTAATGAAATTCTAGGAAAAACAATCCGAGGATCTCTAAGTGGAGTCAGTGCAAAGGTTGTTTATGTTTTAGATCAAAGACTATCAGAAAGAAATAATTATACTCTTTACGTTCAATATCTAGAAAGCGGTGGGCCAAACTTTGAAAACAAGGTTTTTCTAGATGGTGAATCAATAATCACAGAAAATTCAATTACATATTCCGGAATCACCATTCAGGCTGGTCAAGAAATTGTCACAACAATTGCGGCAAATTCAACCTCAGATGGTTCGGCTGTAAATGTCGCCTCTGGTGTTTATTTTGTAAGGGGGGTTTTTGCAAGAGTAAATTCGCAGCGAATTCTTCTTGATCAATATGGAACTCAGCCATCTTACAGAGTTGGCTTCAATATTATTGAAAGAGTGGTAAATGCTCTAGAAGATGAAACTCTTTATGATAATTCTCAAGGTTTTTCTAATTATGCGGCTCCAGGTGCTGATAGATTTCAAATTGAACTAGAACTTAAAAAATATAATATAAATGATAATCCGGATAATTTTGTTGAAATTCTTCGGGTAATTAATGGTCAGCCTCAGTTTTTTGAAAGAAATGCTCAATATAGTCTTATCAGGGATGAGCTTGCAAGAAGAACTGCTGAAACTAATGGTGACTATTATGTAAGGCCATTTACGCTATTCGTAAGAGATTCCCTGAATGATAGGACCTTAACAAATGGTATCTATTTTGAGGAACAAAGAACCGTAAATGGAAATACACCATCAGAAGATGTGATGGTGTATGAAATTGGCCCAGGAAAGGCCTATGTTAATGGTTATGACGTTGAAACAATTTCCCCTAGACTCTTAGAAGTTCCTAAGACGAGGGAAACAAAAACACTAGAGAGGCAGGTTATTCCATATAATGCTGGTCAATTGATCGCTCTCAACAATGTTTATGGGGCTCCTTATATCGGGATTAAGACCGATACTACTGTTAGTTTGATTGATCGTAGACTTGGGGCCAACAAATCAGTTGCGGTTGGTACTACTATTGGTGTGGCAAGAGTTTATGATTATGTTCCTGAAAGTTCGTATTCTGACAATACAAGTATTCTTGATCTAAGACTATTCGATATTCAGACATTTACCAAAATTACTCTGACTACTGAAATCACACAGGCAACTCCTGCACTAATTAAAGGAAAACGGAGTAATGCTTCTGGATTCTTATATCAAAATACATCAAATAGTAAAGAACTACTTCTTTATCAGGTCTCTGGTCAATTTTCAAATAACGAACCAATTACAATCAATGGAATTGATAATGGAAGACTTATTAGTAGTGTAGAGGATTATTCAACTTCTGATATTAAATCCATATATTCTACTTTTAGTGGGAACACTTTTAATGCGGATCTTGTTTTAGAAAATAAAATTCTTATTGCCCCATCTGGTTCTCTGTTTAATATTACTGCCGCATCGACTGGAATTTCAACAGTATCTTCAGGTCTAAGCACTGATTTTCTACGAACTATAAAGGCAGGAGATGTTGTCTCATACGCTGTTCAAAATCTTGATGATGTCGTTTATAACAGAATAGTATCAATTTCACCAACCGGAAGAAGTTTTACCATTACCGGAATAACAACTGTTCCGGGTATTTGTGATGGAAGACTTCCTTCTTCTAATGTTACAGTAACCAATATTGTAAAACTAACTTCTTCAATTTATTCTGAAAATTCTTCACTACTGACTCAATTAAACCGTTCTAATATCTCTTCTATCAGTCTAGACAATAGCGAAATTTTCCAAAGAAGAGTTTTTTCTAATCAGACTATTACTTCATCAACCATTCTTCTAACAATAACTGATGAGGATGTCTTTTTTGATGGTTTTGATGAGGATAAGTATCTTATTTCATATTCCGATGGGACCATAGAGCCACTGAGGCGGGATAAATTTAGTCCTGTTGGCAATTCTGGAAAGCAAGTGCAGTTTACAGGCCTTACCAAGGCATCTGGAACCGCAACAGTAATCGCAACCGTAAAAAATATTAAACCAAATTCTAAGGCAAAAACCTTAAATAAGGCAAATGTTCTTACTATTAGTAATTCTAAATTAACTTCTTCTGGTATTGGAACTACCACATTAAATGATGGTTTGACATATAGTCAGGTCTATGGAACCCGAGTACAAGATGATGAGATTTCACTTAATGTGCCAGATGTAGTTAGAGTTCTTGCGGTCTACGAATCATCTTCTACTTCTGATCCACAACTTCCGAAACTACAATTTGGATCGTTCAGCGGACAAACCAATAGTAACCAAGACTTGTTTATTGGGGAACAAATTACAGGAAAAACATCCGGAGCAGTTGGTTTAATTATCAACCGAATTGGAGTGGATGAGATTGAATATGTGTATCTCAACACTTTTAAATTTGCAGAAGACGAGATTATTACGTCAAAAGAATCCAAAATTCAAGCAACAGTTCTTTCAAGAACTTTAGGTGATAATAATGTCACTCAAAACTTTATTTTTGATGATGGGCAGAGAGAAACAATTCTAGATTATTCTAGAATTGTCAGAAAAAGGAATGTAATTGAACCATCAAAGAAATTAAAAATCGTCTTCCAAAATTACACTATTGATGCAAATGATACCGGAGAATTTGTATCAGTAAATAGTTACCAAAATGAAGATTTCAAGCATAATATTCCTTATATTAATAATGTAAGATTAAGTGATTACATTGACCTGCGGCCAAGAGTTGCTCCATACTCTGCGAGTTCAAGATCTCCATTTGAGTTTATTTCAAGAAACTTTGCGGCTGATGGTCAATATTCAAACTATGTTCTTGCCCCAGAAAATAATCTAATTCTTTCATACTCCTATTATCTCCCAAGGATAGACGTAGTTTTTCTGAATCCTAATGGAACCTTTGAGGTTGTGCAGGGGACTCCTTCCGATACTCCACAACTTCCGGAATTCAAGGCAAATGCTTTTGATATTGCGGTCCTTAATATTCCTCCCTATGTCTATGATGTAAAGAATATTCTGGTCAATATGTCAGAACACAAGAGATATCGAATGGATGATATCTCTCTTCTTGAAGAAAGAATTAGCAGGGTTGAAGAATTTACTGTACTTTCTGCCCTAGAAAGTAAAACAGAGAACTTTGTTATTAAAGATGCTGAGACTGGACTAGACCGATTTAAATCTGGCTTCTTTGTTGATGATTTTAAGAATCATGCGTACCATGATCTTGAAAATCCAAATTTTAAATCTTCAATTGATAAAGAAAAGAAAATTTTAAGACCACTACATTATACAACATCCCTAGATTTGCAACTTGGATCTGAGGCCATTTCAGGTATAGGGCAAACATTTGATCCAAATGCTGACCAGAGTTTTGTAAGTGATCTTGGGTCTATTGGAATTAAAAAAACCGGAGATTTGATTACCCTTGATTATGATGAGGTTGTTTTCCACGAACAACAATTTGCCACAAAAACTGAAAGTGTTACCGCATTCCTTGTTCGATATTGGTCTGGTTTGTTAAATCTAAACCCTCCATTGGATACATGGGTTGATGAAAAGGCTATTACAACAAATAGTTTTAACAGAGTAAGATCGGTTAACCGCTTACCAAATGCTAATATAACGGTTGTTAATAATGTAACAGAAAATGATGTGGTCTTCCGAAAGGCCCCAAATTCTCAGGCCGGTATTCAACCATTTGATTGGATTGGAAATGCCCAGAAAAGATTAGCCCAAGGTGGAAAATTTGATGTTGCTGGAGCGGCATCTCAAGGTAGTAGAAGAGCACTTGTTATTGGTAAGAATTTTAGAGGAGAAACAAGAACTCTTGAAATTGTAAATGGCAATACTATTAGAATCGATGGTCTCCACTGGAGAACCGGGGATCTGGCTCTATTGACCAAATATGTTCCCGCAGATGTTGCAAATCAATTTATAAACAGAATGCAGGCTGGGGGATTTGCAGGAAGAGGTGGAGCACTGGAATTCACCCCACCAACAATCGCAGAAACCAGAAAGACTTCAACTACAACAAAGAGCACTTCCAATACTATTACCACCGTTACCCCAGAAAGAATAGTTGAGCGCGAGACTCAGACATCTTCACTGTCTCACTATACTGAGCCAGTAAGATACCTAAGAAACCGAAACATAGAATTTGTTTCTAAAGGTCTAAAACCAAGAACACGATTTTATCCATTCTTCCAGGGAGTAGATATCAGCAACTATGTAACTCCTAAGTTACTTGAAGTTGAAATGGTTTCTGGTAAGTTTGTTGTTGGTGAGACTGTTGTTTCTGATCCGACTTTTACCAGCCAAAATGTTTCATTTAGACTTTGTACTCCCAATCACAAAGAAGGTAGATTTAACAACCCAACTGAAACATTCAGGTTTAATCCTTATAATCAACAATCATTTGAACGATCATATAGTGAAACTTCTGCTGTTCTTAATGTAGATACTAGATCTATGGAACTTGCATCAGAGACTCGATTTTTTGGGCAGGTTGCTCCAAGAATGAGAATTATTGGAAGAACCTCCGGTGCAGTTGCTACCATTCGACGAATTAGACTTCTTTCTGACAATAGCGGAACCCTAATTGGTTCGTTTAATGTTCCTGATCCAAATGTAAGAGGAAATCCCCGTTGGATTAATGGTGAAAATAATTTTATATTAATTGATACTCCTTCACTTGATCAAATAAAATTAGTCGAATTTATTCCTAATTCAAGAATCAATGAAAGTAGTGCCGAGGCTGAATTTACTTCTAGTGCTATAACTAATATTGCAGAGACAAATATTCTCACTACAAGAAACATTAAAATTATTCCACCAAGAAATATTAATACAACAACTATTACTAATGTAACAACCAATACAACGACAGTTTCTCAAAATGTTGTCCCTAGTTCTGTTCAAATTCAACAACCTTATGATCCTCTGGCCCAATCATTCTATGTGTTTGAAGATACAGGTGTATTCCTAACTTCTGTTGATGTCTATTTTGAAACTAGTGATTCGGATAATGTTCCAGTAACTCTTCAAATTAGACCACTTCTTGCTGGGGTTCCTAGTAATATTGTAGTACCTTTCTCTGAGGTTACTCTTACTCCGGATCAGATTAATCTTTCTATTAATGGCTCAGTTCCAACCAAATTTACATTCCCATCTCCTGTTTATTTACAAGGTCCTCAACAACAAACAGTAAGACAGGCGCCAATTGCAAGCGAATCTTCAGCAGAATATGCAATTGTTTTGATTTCAAACAGCCCAAATTATAGGGTATTTGTTACTGAGCTTGGTCAAAATGATATTCAAAGTAGAATTAGAATAACCAAACAACCTACACTGGGAAGTATGTTTAAGTCCCAGAATGGAACTGTGTGGACACCATCTCAATTGGAGGATCTAAAATACAAAATTTATAGGGCACAGTTTAAAAATGAGGGTATTTTAAAATTCTTTAATCCAAAACTTGATATTGGAAATGGTAAGAAAACCGTCACCGGCCCTAATCAATTTGAATTCCTAACAAAGAGAATTATTGTTGGTCTAGGTTCAACTGGTTATTCTTCTGTGGTTCAAGAAGGTGTCACTATTACTCAGGGTAGTGCTTCGGCTACTCTAATTGGAATTTCTGGTAGAATCACAACTGGCGCAGGAGCCGGAACAACCATAAGCAATGTTGGTTTTGGTTATACTAATGGGACCTTTACTAATGTTAATCTGGTTACAGAGACTGGATTTGGTCTAGGTGCAGTTGCAACTGTTGGTGTAGCTAATAGTGTTATTGGTTCTATTAATATTACTAATGGTGGGATTGGTTATAAGGTGGGCGATTCTCTTCTGATTCCACCTCTTGGACAAGGCCTAGGAATTAATGGTCGAATTACCGTTACCAATATTGCATCGCCTAACACATTTGTTCTCGATGAAGTACAAGGAACCTTTAATGTTGGGGTATCAACGGTCAACTTTATAAATTCTTCTGGAATATCAAGTGCAATTGGAGCAGGTATTACAGTAACTTCCATTACCGAGGATCAATTCTTTGATGGTCTTCATATGAAGGTCTATCAACAAAATCATGGTATGCATTCATTTGAAAATTATGTAGAAATTAATGATTTTAGACCACTTAATTCTGATACTAATTCTACAACATCATCTGAAATTACATCAACCCAAAATACAATTCCACTTCAATCATCAGCTGGATTCAATATTTTTGAAGGGGTGACAGTAAGTCCAATAAATCCTGGTTATGCAATTATCGGTAATGAGGTCATCAGATACACTGCAATTTCCGGGAATACATTAACTGGTGTTACAAGAGCAGTTGATGGAACTCAGGCAATTGCATATGCGAATAATACTTTTGTTTATAAGTATGAATTTAATGGAGTATCACTGAGAAGAATTAATAAAATTCACAATTTTGCGGAAGTAGATTCAGCCAATACTGGAAAATTCCCGATTGATTTGAATAGTTACTTCATTAAGATTGACATGAGTGATACCGATTTTGATGGAAAATCAATTGGAACTAACAGAGAAAACAATCTCTATTTCAGGCAGCATGTACAAGGTGGACAAAGCGGAATTGTTATTTCTAATAACATCCAGTACGAATCAATTACTCCAAATATTGCAAGTATTATTCCGGCAAAAACAAATATTTCAACCAAAATTAGGACCTTCACTGGTTCTAGTGTTGGTGGAAATGAAAAGCCATTTATAGACAGAGGATTTGAAATTATTCCCCTTGATACGCAAACCTATTTCACGGAGCCAAAATTAATTTGCTCTTCTGTAAATGAAGAAAGATTTATTACTAACTCTCCTGGAAATAGATCATTGTCTTTTGAAATGCTATTTACAACCGATGATACTAGGGTTTCTCCGGTTGTTGATACAATTAATACCTCTGTTGCTCTAACATCAAACTTGATTAATAATTCAAATGGAATTGGCGAATTAGCAACGTATTCAACCGATACTTTAGTGAGAGGAGATAATGATTCTCATGAGGCTATCTACATTTCAAAACCAACTCGTCTGAAAATCCCCGCCAATGCGATCAAGGTGATCTTAAGTGCAAGTCGCAATGATTTAAATGATGTTCGGGTTCTTTATCAAATTTTCCGAGATGATGAATCCAATGTTAATCCTTCCTTTGAACTATTTCCTGGTTATAAAAATTATGTAGTCGATGGGTTTGGAATTAAGAGAGTTATTGATGTTTCTAAGAATGATGGATCTTCAGATTCGTTTGTCAAAGAAACTTCAGATAGAACATTTAAGGATTATGAATATTCAGTGGATGATCTTCCTGATTTCAATGCATTTGCCATCAAAATTGTCATGGCAAGTAGTAACCAGGCGACACCCCCTCTGATTCGCCAACTCAGGGCAATCGCAACCATTAAACCGAGGATTTAATTATGTCTTATATCAAGGTAAAGGATAATGAACATCTTCTAAGAGATGTAGATTCTAATGGTATTATTAATAACAATACCGAAGAATATAAAAATTATGTTAATGCCTACATCAGGCAGATGAGTTCAAAGGCCAGAATAGAAGAATTGCAAAGTCAGGTTGATGATATTAGAAGTGATGTTAAAGAAATCAAAGAACTAATTTTAAAACTATTAAATAGTTAAAAAAAATGGCAAAACCATCTTCTAGACAAGAACTTGTAGATTATTGCAAAAGAAAACTGGGAGCACCGGTTTTGGAAATAAATGTTGCTGAAGAGCAAATTGATGATCTGGTTGATGATGCAGTTCAATTCTTCCAAGAAAGACACTTTGATGGAGTTTCTCAGACTATTCTAAAATATGAGATAACCCAAGAAGATATTGACCGCGCCAGAGGAAGAACCGGAGAAGGTACATACACCCAAGTTGGTATTGCAAAAACCTATACATATAAAGAAAATTCCAATTATATTGAAATTCCAGATCATATTATAGGTATTAATAAGGTCTTTAAATTATTTGGAAGTCAGAGTCTTGGTTATGGAATGTTTAATTTTAAATATCAACTGTTTCTTAATGACATTTATTACTGGGGATCTACTGATATTTTAACCTATTTTATGACCAAGAGATATCTTGAAGACATGGACTGGATTTTAAGTCCAGATGCTATGGTTAGATTTAATAAAAGAGACTCTAAACTTTATATCGATGTTGACTGGGCAACGGTTTCTCCTGGAAATATTTTACTTATTGATTGTTATAGAGTCCTGGATCCAACTGATTCAACAAAAGTATGGAATGATAGTTTTCTTAAACCATACTTAACGGCCCTCATAAAAAGGCAATGGGGACAGAATCTTATTAAGTTTAGAGGTGTAAAACTTCCTGGTGGGGTTGAATTAAATGGTCGGGAAATTTATGATGATGCCCAAAGAGAAATTGATATAATTATTGAACGCATGAGTTCCTCGTATGAGATGCCATGTTTCGATTTAGTTGGATAATTTATGTTTTATAAATCTCTTTATTCTTTAGTCTCTCAGTAGTTTACCTAAATTAAGAATTCAGTAAAAAATGTTAAATCCATTCTTTCTTCAGGGCTCAAAAACCGAGCAGGGTCTCATAAACGACCTAATAAAAGAAACGATCCAAATTCACGGGATAGATATTTATTATCTTCCTAGAGAATATGTCACAAAAAGAACTGTAATTAGAGAGGTTATAGAATCTAAATTTTCTTCTGCATATCCAATCGAGGCCTATATTGACACCTATGAAGGTTATGAAGGAGCCGGGGTTCTTCTCAGTAAGTTTGGAATTCAGCCTAATACGGACCTAAATTTGATTATTTCAAAAGAAAGATACGAAACCTATATTACTCCACTTTCAAAGACCAATCCAAAAATACCACTCCCAGAAAGACCAAAAGAGGGCGATTTGATTTGGTTTCCATTAGGAGATAGATTGTTTGAAATTAAATTTGTTGAACATGAGACCCCATTTTATCAGTTACAGAAAAATTATGTTTACAATCTAAGGTGTGAACTCTTTAGGTATCAAGATGAAATTATTGATACTGGATTTATCAATATTGACGATAATATAAAGGATTCTGGATTCATTGAGGTTTATACAATGATTGGAATTGGATCCCAAGCATCTGCATCGGCAACTATTGTAAATGGTGGAGTTCGGTTTGTAACAATTACAAATAGAGGGGATGGGTATTCTTCCGCTCCTCTGGTTGTATTCGGGGATCCTCCACCGGGAGGTCAAACAGCAACTGGTATTGCAACCATGATTTCTGGTATTGTTGATCTTTGTGAACCTGACGAAACTTTACAGAGAGTTCAGGGAGTTCAAATTACAAATGCCGGGTTTGGTTACACTGTTGCGCCTAGAGTAACTTTTATTGGTGGGGGTGGTGCCGGAGCCGAAGGATTTGCAACAATTGGCGATGGTATTGTTGGAATTGTAACAATCATCAATGGTGGATCTGGATACTCTTCCTCCCCACTAGTTACTTTTGTCGGAGCCGCAACAAGTACTGCTTCTGCAACTTCAGTATTGAATAATGGAGTTGTTTCACAAATACTTGTAAGCCATGCTGGTCTTGGCTATACCACAATTCCACAAGTTGTAATAGGGTCTCCATTTAGTTCTGGTTTTGGAACCTACATTTTCAATGAAGAAGTAGTTGGAAGTGCCTCCAGTATGACAGCAAGGGTCAGAGACTGGAACGCAACTACTTTACAGCTCCAGCTTGGAAATTCATCTGGAGAATTTTTACCAGGAGAATTAATTGTTGGTCAAGAATCTGGCGCATCTTATCAGATCCGCCAGTCTCCAGAATTGTTGACAGTAGATGAGAGAGAAGAGCAAGGATTAATTGTTGATAAATATAAACAAAATGACGATATTCAAATTGCGGCAAATGAAATTCTAGATTTTAGTGAAAGAAACCCCTTTGGTACACCATAATGTTTGAGCACTTTTATTACGAGGCCATAAGAAAAACTGTAATTGCTTTTGGCACTCTATTTAATAATATCTATATAAAGCACAAAAATGATGAAGGAAATGTTGTATCAACTCAAAGGGTTCCCTTTGCTTATGGTCCCACCCAAAAATTTCTGGCAAGGCTTGAGCAATCGCCCGATTTAAGTAAGCCAATTCAAATTACAACCCCAAGAATGTCAATGGAGATTGTTGGGCTTTCTTATGATTCCCAACGAAAAGGAAATACCATGAGGGGATTTACCGCAAAAGATGAACAAGATAAGCCAAGAAAATCATATCTCCCGGTTCCCTATAATGTAAATTTTGAATTAAGTATTTTTACTAAGTTAGAGGATGATATGTTTCAAATTGTGGAACAAATTCTTCCTTATTTTCAACCACATTATACAATTACAATCGTTGCAATAGAAGAAATTCAAGAGAAAAAAGATATTAAGTTTAATCTTGATAATATCTCAATTACTGATAATTATGAAGGAAACTTTGAGGATAGAAGGGCTCTTATCTGGACTTTGAAGTTCACCGCAAAGACCTATATGTTTCTTCCAGTCTCTTCGGACTCGATTGAATCCAGTATTATTAATAGAGTTTCTATTGGATTTGCTGCTGGAAGTGATTCTTCTACTATTTCTAATGATATCAGAATTGCAGTAACACCAAGAGCAACTCAAAATTATACAGGAACGGTGGTTACTAAAGTTTCTAAAGATGTTTTGTCTGGTGATCAGTTTATTGATGTAGAGGAATCTGTAAATCTTACAAAAGATACTCTTATTCAAATTAATAATGAGACTCTTTATATCGAAGAAATTACAGGGACAACAATTAGAGTTCAAAGAGGAATTTTTGATACAAAACCCCAATTACATGTTCTTGGCTCCGATTTGTTAAATATAACTACAGTAGATAACATACTCATTCCCCCGAATTCTAATTTTGGATTTCTCTCTGTTTTTAATTAATTATGGCAACTAAAAAATTCCAGGCTCTTAATGACACTTTTGAAATTGAAAGCGAGGTTGTTTCAACAGAAATTGAAAAGGTAGAACCCAAGTCAATAGTCAAGGGTTCTTCTGATATTACAGCAGACTATGAGTATTCTAGGGCCACATTAATGTCCCTAGTCGAAAAGGGACAAGAAGCGATTAATAGTGTTTTAGAATTAGCACAAGAAACTGATTCGGCAAGATCTTTTGAAGTGGTTGGACAATTAATCAAAACTGTTGCGGATGCTACAGAAAAACTTATGGAAAACCAGAAGAAACTTCGTGATCTTGAAGAGGAGAAAACTTCTGGAAATGTAACCAATAATGCACTTTTTGTTGGAACAACAAGTGAAGTATTGAATTTATTAAAAAATGAATTGAAAATTAAGCCTAATAAAACCATAAATAATAAGAAGAACAAGGATCAACAATGAAAAATCTTTCAGAAGACCATAAAGAAATTCAGTCAGGAAAAAAATTAGATGATGAAGGGTATATGGTTAAAGTGGAGATGGATAAAATAGAGCAATCTTTAGAAAAACTTCGGAAGATTATTAAAAAACCGGATATGCAACTTCCAGCCTGGGTGCAGATGAAACTCACAAAATCGAGTGATTATTTGGATATTATTGCTGATTATTTGGCTTCTGATGTAAAAATGGAAGAGAATACTTCATTCACTATTAATAAAGAAAAGCATGAAAAAGTAAAATCTAGCGCAAACAGGACAAAAAAAATAGAAGGACTAACACGATCTCCAAATCCTAATGAAGCTAAAGTGGCCAAAGGAAAATTGGGAACTCAACTTCCACCGATTGTCAAAGAAGAAACATCTCTTGTAGATAAAATCCTTTCTGAAATGCTAGGCGATAAGCCTGGAATAGATATCAAGAAAACAAAATCCTTAGATAAAATTGCAAAAAAACATAAAGTATCTGTTGAATACCTTGAAAAGCAATTAAAAAAAGGAATCAAAATTGAAATGGAGCACACCACTGATAAGGGGGAGGCCGAAATTATTGCTCTTCATCACTTAGAAGAAATTCCTGATTATTATACCCATCTCAATAAGATGGAAAAAAGTGTTGAGATGGAAGAGGCTAAGAAATACATGACCAAAGATGAGGATCCTTGTTGGAAAGGTTATGAAATGGTCGGATTTAAAAAGAAAAGGGGTAAAAAAGTTCCTAATTGTGTTCCGGTGAGTGAAGCGACAACTCGCCTTCCAATGCAAACTGGTCAGCTTCTTAGAGTTTTGGTCAATTGGCGAGGAAAGCATCTATCGGTTCAAATGTTCTTCCCACAACTTGGAACTCCAAAAAGAAATGAGATTGCTTATGCGGTAAATCAGATTTATCCAGAAGCTAGAGTAATTTCTTATGTTCCTTGTGAGATGGATTCTAGTACTCCGATTGTTCAGGTTAAGGAAGACTGGCAGAAAGTTAATAAAAAAGACAGAGTTGATGGAATGAGTCAGAAAGCCGTAAATACTTACCGTAGAGAAAATCCAGGTTCTAAATTACAAACTGCTGTTACAGAAAAAAATCCAACTGGTAAAAGAATGCAGAGAAGGACTAATTATTGCACAAGATCCAAAGGTCAGCAAGAAATGCATAATATTAGTTGCTCTAAAACTCAAGATAAACCAATTTGTAAAGCAAGACGCCGCTGGAATTGTAAAAATTAATTAATTATTATGTCTGATAAACATTATATGGGCAATCCGCTCTTAAAAAGAGCGAATGTTGCCAATGAGTTTTCTCAAGAACAATTATTTGAATTAGCAAAATGTGCGGTTGATCCAGTTTATTTTGCCAAAAATTATATAAAAATTGTTAACGTTGATGATGGTCTTGTACCATTTGATATGTGGCCTTTTCAAGAAAAGATGCTCAGAACTTTTCATGAGAACCGTTTTACCATTTGTAAACTACCTAGACAACCATTAGAAAATAATACCCCAATTCCAACACCAAATGGTTATACCAAAATTAAGGACCTAAAAATAGGGGATGTTGTTTATGATCTAAGTGGAAATAAAACAAAAGTAATAAACAAAGTAAGTTATAAAAACACAGAAAAGTGCTATAAATTATCCTTTAAAGGTCAACATTTTGAGGAAGATATTGTTTGTGACAAGGATCATTTCTGGCGAGTTTATATAAATGAAAAACCAATTGTATTAACTGCTGAGCAGATTTCTTGTATTAAAGAAAAAATCACTCTACAAAGAACAAAATTTAATACATTAGTAAATAATTGGAATGAAATTATTGAATTAAAATCAATAAAAGAAGTTAAATCAACTAGTGTTTCCTGTATTGAAGTAGAAAATAAAGACCACTCTTTTTTATGTGGAAAGAATTTTATTCCAACTATTAATTCTGGGAAAAGCACTACTAGCGTTTCTTTCCTACTTCATTATGCTATTTTTAATGAAAAAGTATCCATAGCCATTCTTGCAAACAAAGCATCATCAGCAAAGGATATTCTCTCTAGGCTTCAAGTATCATTTGAAAATTTACCAAACTGGATGCAACCTGGAGTTAAGTCCTGGAATAAAACATCATTGGAATTAGATAATGGTTCTAAGATCATCACAGCCTCTACCTCAGCATCATCGGTTCGTGGTGGTTCTTATAATATTATTTTTCTAGACGAATTTGCTTTCGTTCCAAATAATATAGCTGTCAATTTTATGAATTCCGTGTATCCTACTATTTCTTCTGGTAAAGAAACTAAAGTTATCATATGCAGCACTCCCCAGGGATTAAATTATTTCTATAAAATGTGGGATGAGGCAATAAAAAAATTAAACGATTATGTTCCTCTTGAAATTAATTGGAATGATGTTCCTGGAAGAGATGAAAAATGGAAAATAAAAACCATCGCAAACTTGGGTGGTGGAGAAGTAGGGGCAAGAGCCTTTGATCAAGAATTTTCATGTTCTTTCCTGGGATCATCAAATACCCTGGTTTCAGCATCAAAACTGTCATCAATGACTCATAAATCCCCAATAAGATCTAAAAAAGGTCTGGATATTTATGAAGATCCCATAGAAGGCCATCAATATATGATTAATGTTGACGTAGCAAGAGGAGTTGATCTTGATTATTCTGTATTTACAGTTATTGACATAACGAAAATGTCTTATAAATTAGTAGCAAAATATAGAGACAATCAAATTAAACCAATTATGTTTCCATATATCATTAAAGATGCTGGTTTACATTATAATAAGGCATTTGTACTTTGTGAAACAAATGATGTGGGTGATCAGATCGCAACTGGACTTCATTATGATCTTGAGTATCCAAATCTATTGACTTGTTTTATTAAAGGAAGAAAGGGACAGGTTTTGGGGCAGGGATTTGGTGGAGACAGAGTTGATTATGGTGTAAAAATGTCCGCTAATGTGAAGAAAATCGGATCTCTCAATTTAAAAATGTTACTTGAATCAGATAAATTAATCATTGAAGATTATGACACGATCAGCGAACTCTTCACCTTTGTCCAAAAATCAAATACCTTTAAGGCCGAAGAAGGGAAAAATGACGACTTGGTTGATTGTCTTGTTACTTTTTCCTGGGCTTCCACCCAAGAATACTTCCGAGAAATCACTGATGACGATATAAGAAAAAGATTATTTAAAGAAAATGAAGAGCGTGAAGAAGATGACAGTATTTTACCAATAGGTTTTATAGAAACCGGAATAGAGCCCGAGACCTTTGTTGAAAAAGATTTACTCTGGAATGTAGTTTCTCCGGATGAACTTGTTTCTTTGTGGGATTATAGTTATTAAGCTCTCCTTTTTTCTAAATAATTAATAGCAAGTATATAAAGGGAGTACAAATGGCTACACCTCAATTATCTCCTGGGGTTCTAATTAGGGAAGTTGATCTCACAGTAGGTCGTGTTGACAATATTTTAGATAATATTGGCGCTATTGCTGGACCTTTTCCAATTGGTCCTGTCGAAGAAGCAGTAGACATCACCACAGAACAGGAACTTATCAACGTTTTTGGTAAACCAAAAAATGAAGACTCTCAATATGAATATTGGATTTCAGCATCCTCTTATCTATCTTATGGCGGTATTCTTAAAGTAGCCAGAGTTGATGACGACAATCTGGTTACTGCGAATGCAATTCGCAATGCTGCTGGTGTTTCTACTGCCGGAGAACCGACTCTAAAAATCAAAAACTTTGATGATTATGAACTAAATTATGATGATGATCTGGCCAACTACGTCTTTGCTGCCAAGACTCCTGGTACTTGGGCAAATGGCCTAAAAGTTTGTGTGATTGATGACAAAGCTGACCAAATTCTGACTGTAAACTCTTCTACCAGATCTGCCGCATCAGTTGGTTTTGGTGTAACAGTTGCTCTTACTAATCAGGTCATTGCCGGAGCCGGGTCAACTAGCCTCTTTAATGGCCACCTGAAGGGTATTATTACCGGAGTTGGGGCTTCCACTCTTGACGTAAAAATCACCTCGGTTGTTGCCTCTGGTACTACTGTAGATATCCCAGTAACTTATCAGCAAAGAAATCAGGCGGCTTCTATTCTGGCTGGCAATACCATTTCAGTTGTAAACAGCTCAGGTTCTGCTACCACTACTCATACTCTTGCTGCTAGTTCAGTAAAAGACTGGTATGATGAGCAATTCCTTGAGCTGGATAATAGCCGAATTCTATGGAGTTCTATTGCTCCTAAACCAACCACTACTCAGTTTGCCCTAGAGCGTAGTGCCAAAAATGATTCCATTCATGTTGCCATTGTTGACGATAGCGGTAGCGTAACCGGAATTCAAGGTAATCTGATAGAGAAGCATCTGTTCCTCTCCAAGGCATCTGATGCAATTTCTGCAGTAAATCCTGCGCAGAAGAATTTCTGGAAGATTTACATCGCCCAGTTCTCCAATTATGTTTATGCTGGCGATAACCCTTCAGACAATTCTAATCCAAATGAAGTAGTAGTACAAACTGGATTTGCCTCTGGTTTTACTGGTCTTTCCACTTCACAGGGTCAATGGAATCTTCCTGCCCAAGACAAGACCTTCAGTGCCCTAGGAAACGTTACTTACAATCTCTCTGGTGGTAAGAACTACACACCAACTGATGGCTACACCGCAACTCTGGGTGGTCTTGTTAGTGCATATCGCCTCTTCTCTAACCGAGATGAAATTGAGGTTGATTATCTAATTATGGGTCCTGGTCTTGGTAATAAATTTGAATCACAGGCAAAGGCCCAAGAACTGATTTCAATTGCGAATAATCGTAAGGATTGTATTGCAGTGATTTCTCCTCATCGGGGCGATGTAGTAGACATCAGTGACTCAAATCAGCAAACCGATGAGATTATTGAGTTCTTCTCCCCATTGAGTTCTTCTTCCTATGCTGTTTTTGATAGCGGTTATAAGTACACATTTGATCGTTTCAATAACAAGTTCCGTTACATTCCTTGCAATGCTGACGTTGCAGGTCTAATGGTAAGAACCGCGATTGAACTTTATCCTTGGTTCTCTCCTGCTGGTCAGCAAAGAGGTATCCTAAACAATGCTATCAAACTGGCCTACAATCCAAACAAGGCCCAGAGAGATCGTTTGTATCCTCTACGGATCAATTCCATTGTAAACCAGCCTGGTATCGGGGCTCTTCTGTTTGGTGACAGAACTGCTCTTGGATTTGCCTCAGCATTTGATCGTATCAATGTCAGAAAGCTATTCCTTACTGTTGAACAGGCTCTTGAAAGAACTGCTCAGGCTCAACTCTTTGAGCTGAATGATGCCATTACCAGAGCAAACTTTATCAACATTGTTGAGCCCTATCTAAGGGATGTTCAGGCAAAACGAGGTCTGATTGATTTCCGGGTGATCTGTGACGAAACTAATAACACTCCAGATGTTATTGATAATAATGAATTTAGAGCAGACATTTTCCTAAAGCCCACCAAGTCTATCAACTATGTAACTCTTACATTCGTTGCTACTAGAACTGGGGTTAGCTTTGAAGAAGTGACTGGACGAGTTTAATTATAAACCCATTAACTTAAGGAGGATTTTCTAAAATGTCTACTTTACGCACAATCAACGGTTTTAAATCAGCCCTAAAAGGTGGTGGTGCTCGCCCTAATCTGTTTGAGGTTGAAATTCCAAGTTTTCCAAATTCCCTTAGTGGTATTTGGGGAACAGAGGAAAAAACATCCTTTAAATTTCTTTGTGATGCAACCTCAATGCCAGCATCAAATATTGATCCAATCAATATTCCTTTCAGGGGTCGTATTATGAAAGTGGCCGGAGACCGTACTATTGATATCTGGTCAGTAACCGTAATCAACGATGAGGACTTCAGGCTCCGTTCTGCATTTGAACTCTGGGCTAATCTAATCAACAAACTTGAAAATGCAACTGGTGCTACTTCACCAAATGCTTATATGGTTGATGCCTTGGTCCATCAACTTGGTCGGGGTTCTACTAGTTTTTCTGATACTGCTAGTACTGCCCAAAATAATAGTTCTCTTACTCCACTAAGAACCTATAAAATGTATGATATTTGGCCTTCCAATGTATCAGCAATTGATCTATCTTATGGAACCAACAATGAAATCGAGCGGTTTACTGTCGATTTCCAAGTAAACTGGTGGGAAGCCGGTAGTCCAGCAGATCAGGCAAACAGGCCAGTTAAGTAACCTAAATAGGGTGATCTTAAAATTTAAATTATGGCAAAGTTATTTGGTTTCTCGATTAATGATCGCACCGAATTAACCCCAAGTACAATCTCCCCCGTTCCTCAAAATGCCGAGGACGGGGCAGATTATTATCTAACGTCTGGGTTTTTTGGCTCTTATGTTGATATTGAGGGTGTTTATAGAAACGAATTTGAATTAATCAAACGTTATCGAGAAATGGCACTTCACCCAGAGGTGGACGAGGCCATTGAAGATATTGTAAATGAGGCAATTGTTTCTGATACTTATGACAGTCCGGTTCAGATTGAATTGTCTAATCTAAATGCTAGTGATGGTATTAAGACAAAAATCAGAGAGGAATTTAAACACGTTCTAAAACTTCTTGATTTTGATAAAAAATGTCATGAGATTTATAGAAATTGGTATGTTGATGGTAGACTTTATTACCATAAGGTTATTGATCTTAAAAAACCAGAACTAGGAATTCAAGAACTTCGGTATATTGACAGCCTGAAGATGAGGTATATCCGAAAGGCCAAGCAAGATAAGAGTAATAATAGAATTCTTCAGCACGATCCTAGAAATAGTGATCCAATGACTTATAAGTTCCCCGAAATGGAGGAATATTTTCTTTATAGTCCAAGACCATCTTATCCAAATTCTGGAACCAATATTTCTTCAGCAAGAAATGATAATGATGGTGAAATTAAACTAGCCAAAGATAGTGTAACTTTTTGTACTTCTGGTCTGATTGATCGCAATAAAAATATTACTCTTTCTTATCTTAATAAGGCAATTAAATCTCTTAATCAACTTAGAATGATTGAGGATAGTATTGTAATTTATCGAATGGTTAGAGGGACCGAGAGAAGAATTTTCTATATTGATGTGGGTAATATGCCCAAAGTCAAGGCCGAGCAGTATCTCAGAGAAACAATGATGAGATACCGAAATAAGATGAATTATAATATTGAAACCGGAGAAGTTTCAAACGACAGAAGATTCCAGAGTCTTATGGATGATTATTGGCTTCCAAGACGAGAAGGTGGAAGAGGAACTGAGGTAACTACTCTCCCTGGATCACAGAATCTTGGAGAACTAACTGACCTTAATTATTTCCAGAGAAAACTTTATAAGTCATTGAATGTTCCGTCCTCAAGAATTGATGGTGAAAGTGGTTTTAACCTAGGTAGGTCTTCAGAAATTCTCAGAGACGAAGTTAAGTTTTCAAAGTTTGTGGGGAGACTTAGAAAACGATTCTCTAGGTTGTTTGTGGACCTCCTAAGAACTCAATTGATTCTTAAGAATATTATTACTCCAGAAGATTGGGCCGAGATGAGTGAGCATATTCAATTTGATTTCCTTTATGATAATCATTTTGCAGAACTCAAAGAATCTGAGCTTCTCACCGAAAGACTGAATATGGTCTCAATGGCCGAGCCTTATATTGGAAGATTTTATTCCCAGGATTATGTTAGAAGGAAAGTTCTTAGACAGACTGATGAAGAAATTGTTGAACAAGATGCTCTGATTCAAAAGGAAATTGAGACCGGAGTTATCCCAGATCCTTCTATTCCTATTGATCCAGAAACCGGGCAGCCTCTCGCAGAACCACCACCAGAGGAAATTGAAGGTGATATGGGTAAGGTTCCAACAGAACCAGAAGTCAAAACAAAGGCAGTAGAAATGCCAAAAGGTGGCGACATCTAAATAGTAGCAGTTCATTATAAACAACCATGGAAGAACTAATTAATGCCATTATTGAGGATGAATCTCCTTCTGCTATCAGCGATGCAATCAAAAATATTCTTTCTGTCAAGGCAGTAGAAAAAATTGATGAATACCGACCAGAAGTTGCTGCTAGTATGTTTAACGTAAATGAGTGATCTTTCAGATTTCTTTAAACTAGTATCTGAAGAAAAAAGAAAGGCCAAGGAGGAATTGGATGAATTAATATCCAATTCCTTTGAAGAATCTTTTGTTAAACCCCTAATCGAACAGAAATCTAGACCAAAAAAGAAGAAAAAAGAAGAGACATCTTTTGGTCAACCAACTCTCATTCAAAAATCCCTGGGGCTTCTTGCGGAACCAATTAAAACAAATAATTCTGATCCGTTAACTCCTCTTAATCAAAACTTTCTTACTCTAGAAGAATTCCAAAAGCACTATAAGATCTTTATTGATCGGGTTCAACAACAGCTCTCTACCCTAGGTGGAGGTGGTGAAACTAATCTGACTTTTATGGATGTTCCAATGACATCCGTAACTTCTTCTTTTTATCAAATAGTTCCACAAGACTATTATATTGGAGTAAATTTCTCAGGTGCAGTAACAATTGTACTTCCTAAAGCCGAAAGAGAGGGGAAGATTTTTGTTGTAAAGGACGAGTTAGGAGAAGCATCCAAAGGAACCAATCGATACATCACTATTTTACCATCAAGTTCAGATTTAATTGATGGAAGAGATCGGGCAATTCTTGCTTATAATTTTGGATCTCTTACCTTCATTTGGAGAAATAATTCTTGGAGAGTCATCTAAATGTCACACCTTTATGAACCATATAAACCTCAAGATGATGCTTTTGGTAGGGCAAGAGTTTCTGAGCCATTTACCCTAGGTGATTATAAACATCTTTATTCAATTGATCCAGATTTTATTGATGTTTATTCTGGAATCGGCGCCACATTGACTTTTAACGTCAACCAGGCAGCCGCGAATCTTCAATCTGGTATTTCTACTAATGGTTATACAATTCATCAGACAAAAAGATATCATCATTATATGCCAGGTAAATCTCAATTGATTTACTCCTCTTTTAACTTTGGACAACCTCAACAAAATGTAATCAAGAGGACCGGTTATTTTGATGATAGGGACGGAATTTATTTTGAACAGGATCAAAATGGAAATCTTAATTTTGTAATTCGTTCTTTTGTTAATGCCGGTATTGGTAATTCGGAAAGAAGAATTCCACAATCTCAATGGAACAAAGATCAACTTGATGGAAGTGGCGTCTCTGGATTTGATTTAGACATTACAAAAACTCAACTTTTCTTTACCGATTTTGAATGGCTTGGTGTTGGTAGAGTTCGTTGTGGATTTAGTCTTGATGGTAAGAATATTGTTGCACATGAATTTTATAATTCTAATAATGTTGATACCGTTTACATGTCAAATCCCAATCTCCCAGTAAGATGTGAAATTAGAAACACTGGAACTCAAGTTGGTGCTGGGGGGTCTTTTATCCAAATTTGCTCTACTGTGATGAGTGAGGGTGGTTATACAGAGGCTGGAAGAGAATTTTCTCATGCAACTTCTTTAAGATCTGTTGGTGTTGGATCAACAGTTCCTGTTCTGGCAATTAAACTTAAAAATTCTTTTAAAGGTTATCCAAATAGAGCTACGGTAAAATTAGAGGATATTTCAGTTTTTAGTGTTGGATCAAATATAAAGTATGAGGTAGTAAAAATTAATAGTGCCGTGGGTTTGAGTACAACCGGGACCTGGATTTCTGAACACCCCGAATCTGTTGTTGAATACAACCAAACTGCAACCGGAGTTGGAACAACTCTATTTGAGGATTTTATGAGTGGATATGCTTCTGGTGACAGTCAAAATGTAAATAAACCAGCCGCAACTTCTTCTAACATTCAATCTGGCCCCACATCAAAGAAAAATTTCTTGTCTCAGAATTATAATTCAACCAATTCTGAGATTTTTTCTGTAATAGTTACCAATATTGGTTCTAATTCAACAAATGTTGGTGTTTCTTTGAGGTGGAAAGAGATTTATTGACTAAATAGTTTTAATAAATAACTAAAGAAACCCCGTTAAAAATGTCGCTTCTTGATAAAAAATCCTCAGTAAAATTAAATTCTGGACAACTTGTTCAGGGAGTTGCTGTAGTTGATAGTGACGGAAATCAAGTTACTTCATTTGGGGGTAGTGGAGGTGGTTCTACAACTGTCGGGGTAGTAACAGTTTCTAATACCGTTTCTAATCCAGTTCCGGTTATTTCTGGACTAAATATTCCAAACCACAATAGAGTATCCCTTGCATATTCGGGATCTAATTTAGTTGGTGTTGCATACAGTTTTAATAATGTCGGTGTTGCTACTTTAACTCTTTCTTATGATGGGAGTAATAACCTTATTTCGGTCGTTAGGAGCTGATTTTTATGCAATATAAGTTCAACCCATTTACTGGAACCCTGGATGCGGCTGGCGGCGGCAACCCTGCTGGAAACAGTGGCGACATTCAGCTAAACCTGGATGGCGCCTTCGGTGCTGTTTCCGGTTTTCGCTGGATCACTGGTGAATTGCAGGTTCCGGGTGACATCAAACTTGATGACGGCGGCAGCTTCACTACAATAATTCAGCGTGTAACGCCGACCAAGAACAACACCATCTCATTCCCTGATCAGACGGGGACTGTGGCCTTGGTGGGCGGCTCTACTGGGCAGGTTCTCTACAACCTGAACGGCGCTCTTGTTGGCACTAACACTATCTTCGATGCCACGACTGGCACCCGGTTCACGCTGCCATTCGGCTACGGGATCGGCGCTGGAGGCACGCAGACCCAGGCTACCAGCAAGAGCACTGGGGTGACGCTGGACACCCGCTGCGGGCAGGTAACGATGAATGCGGCTGAGCTGACAGCCAACACGGCGGTGTCGTTCACGCTGACCAACAGCCAGATCACGGCGACCGACCTGATCATCATCAACCACGTTTCAGGCGGCACGACCGGGGCGTACATGTTCGGTGCCCGAGCGGCTGCTGGTTCGGCCACGATCACCGTGCGGAACGTGACTTCTGGGGCGCTGAGCGAAGCGGTTGTGATCGCTTTTGCAGTAGTAAAAGCCACTACTAACTGAGGAGATCACCACCCATGGCTTCATTCACTGTCGAGATTCCCGATTATCTGCTTCCGGCCCTGGTGGCAGAGTTCAGTCTGGTGCAGGGCAAGGTGCCTGCGGCAACGCCTGAGGAGTATTTCAAGGCGAGCGTGGTGGAAATCATCCGCCAGCGTGCCGAGATCTACAAAGTTGGGCCGTACTTCGTCGGTGCGGTTGACCCGCAGTTCAATCAGGACGGGACACCGTATGGCTGGGCGCCGCCGCCTGAGCGGCCTGCAGCACTCACTGTCGGTCAGACATGGATTGATGGCAGCGGGCAGGAGTGGACGGTGGTGCAGGCCATTAACCCTGACGGCACGTTTGCTGCAGATGATCCTGAAACGCCCGAGCGCGAGTCTCTGGCCTGGGTGCAGACGGATGGAGGTGGCGACGGATGACGTTGATATGGCGCCCAGGCTACATAACAACATTTGCCGATCCTGATGTTCAGTCGTATTTGACAAGGGTAGAGGAGGCCGATAATCAGGGATTGGAATACCCCGTAGCGGTGGCGATTGATGAGTTTATTAGGGGCTGTAAGGCTGATGGGATCTGGAACGCGATCAAAGCAAGCTGCATCCTTGCTGGTGCCCGCACGCTGGCCGGTGCGTTGGTGCCACTGGTGGGGGCTGCGCCGACGAATTTTAACTTTGTGGCGGGGGATTACAACCGCAAGACGGGGCTGGTGGGGAATGGGAGTACGAAGTATTTGGATAGCAATAGAAATAATAATGCTGACCCTCGGGATAGTAAGCACGTTGCTGCCTATGCCGTTTCAATTGGCAGCGGTGGTGGGCGACCGTTTGTTGCGACAGCAGCCGGAACAGGTCGGACATTTATTACTGATTCTGTTCAAGTTGCGGTAAACAGAAGTGCATTCAGCACTGCTGCTGCCGTTGTTGCCCCGTGTCTTGCCGGGGCGTCTCGCAATTCATCTGCAACATTTGACCTTCGGAGAAACGACCAAACTGTTTCTTTTACAGGGGTAACTTCGGAGACCCCATTGAACCAAAATCTTCTCGTATACAGGCGCTCAGGAGCAACTATCACTGAGTATTCGGACGCCCGCCTCGCCTTCTACTCCATAGGCGAATCCCTAAACCTCGCCCTACTCGACGCCCGCATCACCACCCTAATCAACAGATTCGCAGTCGTAATACCATGAGCCCAATTTACACTCCAGGAAAGTTAATACTTCGCCGGACGTATATTGGCCTGGACGACCCTGACGCTGCGGCATACATCACAGCGGTCGAGATTGCAGATGGTCAGCCCTTGGAGATTGAGGTTCGGGTGGCAATTCATACTTTTGTAAAAGGCTGCAAGGCGGACGGCATCTGGCCAGCGATCAAAGCCTCCTGCATCATGGCCGGTGCCCGCACGCTGGCTGGTGCGTTGGTGCCGCTGGTGGGGCCTGCGCCGACGAATTTTAATTTCGTGGCTGGTGACTACAACAGGAAGACGGGGTTGGTGGGGAATGGGAGCAATAAGACCATTGACTCTGGCAGAGCAAATAATGCAGACCCGCAGGATAACAACCACAACGCTGTATTTGTGTCTTTTAATAGTGGAACACAGGCAATGATGGGCGGGGGGGATTCAGGCGGTGTTAACTTGATAAGCCGCAGTACAAACAGGAACCGCACAGGTCTTGCAATACCGGGCTCAGGCGCTGGCGGCTTTCAGGGCACCAATAGATCTGCGTCTGCAGGCTTTGTGTTTAGAGCAGGAGGAAGCTCAACAGCTAACACGTTAGTGTCAGTAGCTCCATCCGCTGGAAATATATTTATTTTTTCAAGACGTGGCGTAGACGCTTTTAGTGCTCACCGCCTCGCCTACTACTCCATCGGCGAATCCCTAGACCTCGCCCTACTCGACGCCCGCATCACCACCCTAATCAACAGATTCGCAGTCGTAATACCATGAGCCCAATTTACACTCCAGGAAAGTTAATACTTCGCCGGACGTATATTGGCCTGGACGACCCTGACGCTGCGGCATACATCACAGCGGTCGAGATTGCAGATGGTCAGCCCTTGGAGATTGAGGTTCGGGTGGCAATTCATACTTTTGTAAAAGGCTGCAAGGCGGACGGCATCTGGCCAGCGATCAAAGCCTCCTGCATCATGGCCGGTGCCCGCACGCTGGCTGGTGCGTTGGTGCCGCTGGTGGGGCCTGCGCCGACGAATTTTAATTTTGTGGCGGGGGATTACAACCGCAAGACGGGGTTGGTGGGGAATGGGAGTACAAAATATCTGAATAGCAATAGGAGCAGCGCCAATGAGATGCTAAACAACGCCCACTTGTCATCTTTTGCGTCAACACATGGTAGCGCGCAAGGTGGTTACATCGGCTTATTTAATGCCCCTACTACCACTGTATCCTTAGTAGGACTGGGATCCAGTCAATCCTCAAGATTTTACTTACAATCTACAGCTCAAATTATTTTGGCAGTGCCTCAAAATTCAACTTTATTGGGCATTTCCAGATCTACGGCAGGGCAGAGTAATACGATTGTCAACAACCAAACAGCAACACAGGCAAACACGTCTACAAATACAACACCATTGAATTACTTCATTTTTGCCTACAACAATAATGGGTCTCCAGGTTTTTATACCAATGCCCGCCTAGCTTTCTACAGCATAGGCGAAAGCCTAAACCTCACCCTACTTGACGCCCGCGTCACCACACTAATCAACGCGTTCGGAGCTGCTATCACATGACCTACACACTAGACACTGCCACTAATGAGTTTCGGAGGATAGTGCGATGAGCTGGATTATTACGTCGTCGTTCTATGGCTACATCGCGGATGTTGATGCTAGGGACTACTTGGAAAGGGTTCACAACGCAGAAGGCCAAACACTGGAACCTGCTGTGGCTCTTGCCATCGAGGCGTTTGTGGTGGGGTGCAAGGCGGACGGCATCTGGAGCGCTATCAAGGCGAGTTGCATCATGGCCGGCGCCCGCACGCTGAATGGTGCGTTGGTGCCGTTGGTGGGGCCTGCGCCGACGAATTTTAACTTTGTGGCGGGGGATTACAACAGGAAGACTGGGCTGGTGGGGAATGGAAGTACGAAGTATTTGAATAGCAACAGGGCCGACAACGCTGACCCGCAAGACAACTACCACTTGTCGTTTTATGCCACCAGTTTTGCGGCATCCACGGCATACTTGATAGGTGCCGGGCAGTTTAGTTCAGGCGCGAACACATTAGGATATGAGACTCCTAGTAGCTCTACGTTTTTTAGAAGCCGAAACGGCAACACCAACAATGTTATCGGGACTCCTGCATCCGGCCTTACGGGGGCCAGTCGCAGCAGTTCTTCGACATTTGTCGGCCGCACCGGCGGCACAAGCACCACTTACTCGCGGGTCTCGCAGACTCCTACGGGCCTAAATGTTGGCGTGTTTGGTTCGGATACTGCTGCGAGCGCTAGGTCAGCATCCCGCCTCGCCTTCTACAGCATAGGCGAATCCCTCAACCTCGCCCTGCTGAATGCCCGCGTCACCACGCTAATCAACGCGTTCGGAGCTGCTATCCCATGACCTGTGATGTCGCAATGATCGCCGCGATGATACCCCCCGGCCAGCGTTGCCGTTGCGGTGCTGCTGGAGCCCACCCCATGCCCCACCTAATCCGCTTCACCGCCGCCGTTGCACTGGTGGCCAGCCTGCTGCAGTTGCACGGCTGCTGAGTGCCGTGCCCCTACCGGTGGCGCTGGGCGTCGCGGTCGTCTGCGGCTGGGTGGTGTTTGATCTGGTGCAGCCGTAGGGGGCTGAGCTACAGCCCTGCGGCCATACTCATGAATATGGCGCTGGTTGAAATGCCTGAATTATAAACGACAGGCCCCTAAGGGACCTTTTTAATGTCTATTTTTTCTAAATAGGTTTATACCCTAAATGAAATCATGGCTGCATTCAAAATAGTACAAGAAGTGAATTCACTTATTTTACCCCTGAGCGGTGTACAAACTAGTAATCCCATTTCTCTAAAAAGTGGATATTTAAGAATCAGGGCCGAATCTGATTGTTATCTTGAAGTTGGATATACACCAGTCGGTATTAATACAATATCTAGTCTTTGGATTGATAGGGCCGAAACCTTAGTCCTTAAAGAAAACATAGCATCACAAAGAGTGGTAGGTGTTATTACTGGAACTAATACACTAATCGACTTTCCACAAGGAACTGGTTCTCCAGTAGAGGTCAATGATTATGTGAGCCTTTCTGGGATTCAACCAGTTGGAATTAATACTAATTATGCAAGAGTATCAAATATTTATACATCATCCGGTGTTGGTGGATATTATTCTACTCGTATTGCATTGGACTGGAATACATCTTCTGTCACTGGAGTCATAACGGCTACTGATTCTGCAGAAATTAGGAAAGCCGTTAAGGTATCGGCTCTTGATGGTGGTTTTGGCCCCAACAAAGTTCATATTACAGAAATTCAAATCGCATCAGAGGCATAAAAATGAAACTAATCATCGAAGAAGCAGAATCAGTAAAATACATTACCGAAGAAATTAACGGTAAAAAGGCTCTTTGTATTGAAGGAAATTTTCTTATGGCCAATGAGCCAAATAGAAATAATCGAGTATATCCAATGAAAATTCTTAGAGATGCAGTGAATACCTATACTAAGAATTTTATTGAATCAAAAAGATCTCTAGGTGAACTTAATCATAATTCCATTCCAGGAGTAGATCTAACAAAAGTATCTCATATGATTACCTCTCTTAAAGAGAATGGTAATTATTTTTATGGTAAGGCCCGAATTCTAAACACCCCAATGGGTAAAATTGCTCAGGGTCTGATTGATGAGGGGGTAGTTCTTGGAGTCAGTTCACGGGCTCTGGGTAGTGTTAAACAAACTAACGAAGGATATTCCGTAGTTGGTCCGGATCTTGTTATTAATTGTGTGGACATTGTTCATGATCCTTCTGTTGGTGCCGCCGCATTTGTCAATGGCATTTATGAAGGAAAAGAATGGATTTATGACTCCGCAAAGCAAGAATATGTCGCAATGAATATTAAAAACAAGATTGAACGTGACGTAGTAAGCAAAAGATTGAGTGAAGAGCGTATGATTATGCATTTTGAGAACTACTTGAACATGCTCTGATGCTAAATAACTCTATTAAAGTGTCAACTTTTCTAAATAATAATAGATTAAATACAACTGTTAAGGAGACTTTTTAAATGGCTCGCAAGCAACAACTAGATGAAATGGAAGCAAAGAATCCCCAGTCTAAGACTGCGGTGAATGCAAATGCCAAGCCAGGCGATCCAATGCCCAAACTCACCACTGGTATTCCTGATGGTCAAACAGGCAGCTGGGAAGATCTTGGTGGCCCAACTCCAGAAAATGCCAAGCCTGATGACGACAGCGCAAAACTCAAGGATCCCGCTTCAAACATTAAGCGAGTTGCCGAGATTATTCGCGGTCGTAAAGGTTCACAAGAAGGTGATGTGGCAATGTCAAAAATGTCTCTTCCTGAAGAGGATGAGCATGACGAAGAGGATCTCGTAACTGAGGAATCATGCGAAGATGATGAAGAAAAAGATGAAGATGAAGAAAAGCATGATAAGAAAAAGAAAAAAGAAGATGACGAAGATGAAGATGAAATGAAAGAAGACTTCGACATTGATAAAGATGTCGAGGCTCTTGTAGGTGGCGAAGATCTTTCCGAAGAATTCAAAGAAAAGGCCAAGACCATCTTTGAGGCCGCACTTCGTTCTAAAGTCTCCGAGATCAAAGAATCTCTGGAAGAGAGCTATACCCAGGCTCTTCAAGAAGAAGTTCAGGCTATTGCCGAAGAACTACAGGAACGTGCTGATTCCTACCTAGAATATGTTGCAGACGAGTGGATGCATGAGAATCAGCTAGTAATCACTCGCGGAATCAAGGAAGAACTCACCGAGTCATTCCTTGTCAATCTCAAGAATCTTTTTGAGCAACATTATGTGTCCATGCCTGATGAGAAATATGATGTTCTTGAGAACATGGTGACTAAACTAGATGAAATGGAAGATAAACTCAACGAGCAAATTGAGAAAAATATTCAACTTAGCAAGCGTCTCTGTGAGGCTGTTGCTGATGGAATCTTTGATGATGTTGCTGAGGGCCTAGCCGAAACTCAGAAAGAAAAGCTCGCTTCACTTGCCGAAAGTGTTGAGTTTGAAGGTGAAGATCTTTATCGTGAAAAACTAGAGACTCTACGGGAATCTTATTTCCCCGCGAATTATGTCTCTCCAATCGCTCACTCTGAAGTACTAACCGAAGATACCGAATTTGTTGCACCTGAGTCTTACTCAAATTCAATGGATCGTTATCTCAGAATGGCTTCAATGATAGCTAAAAATTGATTTCAATATTTAAATCAAACCCAAACTTTTAAACTCTAAAGAGGTAAACGCAAAATGCTTCAACTTAACGAAAGCCAATTGCAGGAAAAGTGGGCTCCGCTTCTGAACTTTGACGGCCTTGATCCCATCAAGGATGCTCATCGCAGAAAGATCACCGCTATCCTGCTAGAAAACGCCGAACATGATCTTCGGGAAACCAATTCTTTCAACAATGGACTTCTTCTAGAAAGTCCTACTATTGCTAATGCCCCTGGTGCATCTGGTGGTTTTAGCGGCTCAGCCGATGCTGCTGGTCCAGTAGCCGGTTTTGACCCAATTCTAATCAGCATGATTCGTCGTGCTATGCCTAATCTTGTGGCCTATGATCTGGCTGGTGTACAGCCCATGACTGGTCCTACTGGTCTAATCTTCGCCATGCGCTCTCGCTATGAAGGCCAAAGTGGTGATGAGACCTTCTTCGATGAAGTAGACACCTCATTCTCTGCTCAAAACAGTGGTCGTAGCCTGACTGCCGGTATCACCTCTGCCATCTCTGGTATGGGTACTACTGCTGGTCAACTTGGCACCAATCCTGGTCTACTTAACCCAACCGGTTCAGCCAATCAGGCTGCATATAACCTAGGTCAGGGTATGGTAACCGGTGATGCTGAGAATCTTGGCAATGGTGATAATAATCAGTTCAACGAAATGAGCTTCTCGATTGAGAAAGTTCTTGTTGAGGCTAAGAGCCGCGCTCTCCGGGCTCAGTACACTCTAGAAATGGCCCAGGATCTCAAGGCGATTCATGGTCTTTCTGCCGAAGCCGAGCTGGCTAACATTCTGTCTACCGAAATTCTTGCCGAAATTAACCGCGAGGTTATTCGTACCATTTATAAGGTAGCCGAACAAGGTGCAGCCGTAAACACTTCTACTCCTGGTATTTTTGACCTTGATATTGACTCCAACGGTCGTTGGTCAGTTGAGAAGTTTAAGGGTCTAATCTTCCAGATTGAGCGTGATGCAAACGCTATCGCCCAGCGTACTCGTAGAGGGAAGGGTAACGTAATCATGTGCTCTGCTGACGTAGCCTCCGCGCTAACCATGGCTGGTGTACTTGATTATACTCCTGCTCTAAATGCTAACCTAAACGTAGACGATACTGGCAATACTTTTGCTGGCGTTCTTATGGGTAAGTACCGTGTATACATTGATCCTTATTCTGCCAACGTAAGTGCTAATCAGTATTATGTTGTTGGTTACAAGGGTTCTTCACCTTATGATGCGGGGATTTTCTATGCTCCATATTTGCCACTGCAAATGGTTCGTGCTGTAGATCCTAAGACTTTCCAGCCTGCTATCGGATTTAAGACTCGTTATGGCATGGTCGCAAACCCCTTCGCTGAGGGCTTGGATCAAGGCCTGGGCCGTCTGAAAATCAATAGCAACCGCTATTATCGTAGAGTTTCCATCCGAAACTTATCTTAATATCTAAAACCTTAGCTAAAACTAGCCAATATAAAGAGGTGGGAAACCACCTCTTTTTCATTTGCAATAAAATTATGACTAAAGTTTTTACAAAAGAAACGAGCAGAAGAAGCAAACAGTAAATGTTGGCTTATTATTGCTCCAGATGGAACTGAAGAAATTATTGTAAATCTTTCAAAATATTGTAGAGAACGAGAATTAAATAATAGTTCTATGAGATTAGTTGCTTATGGTAAACAGGACGATTATAAAGGCTATAGAGTAAAAAAAACTAGACTAATTTATAGGGCCGAAAGGTCCCAACCCATAAGTAAGACTCCCACAGTCCCAAATTTTCTCAAATCCCATTTCTCTGGCCTTCTCATACTCTGAACAATCATACGCCCCTATCAATTTCTTTTGAAACTTCATTCGATTGTGCCGCTCTAAACAATTCTTATCGACATAAAAATAAGAAGGCCCATTAACATGAATTAAATTGAAACCGTTTTTCTTATAAACATCACCATTAGAAATTCTTCGATCAGCATAACTTACAATAGAACCACCATAAGAATCAATAAAATTCTTCAACATCTTAGAAAATCCACCAACAACAGTAATTCCACCGAGACAGGCAAACCTAGAAAGTTCCCACTGATAATTTCGATTAAATCTAGAATTACAAAAAGTCATTACACAAACTAGTTTATTCTCATAAAAAAGACCCAGTTTAATTTTACTTTTGTCTTCTCTTTGAATATGATTTTGGTTTAAAAAAGAATTCTTTAATGAAACGTCGATTTCTTTGACAATACATTTTCGTGCATAAAGTCTCTTATTTAGACCCAATTTACTTTTGATAATATTTTGAACGATTTCTTTTTTAAATTTCCACTCATCACTATAAAACTGTAATAGTTGTATTTCATTTTTACTACACTCTATTGTTTTCTGTAAATGATAAGAAGGACCTTTAATTAAACATTCTTTTTCTTCCCAAGGACGATAAAGATGAGAGTATAACCCATTATACTCAATTGCCAGATTATCTTCTGGTAAATAAAGATCTAATTCTTTCCCATTAAGAACAGAACGATTAGATTGTTGAATTTCTTTATTGTAGATTGTTTTCAACCAATTATAAATCTCATTTTCTTCTTTACTAATCTTTTTGATTTTTCTTTCATAAGAATTTGAACTTCTGGTTTCAATTCCATGAACCTGCATCCATCTAGAAACGGTTCCTTTTGTGGTATTTAATTGTTCGGCAACTTCTTCTACTTTAAGACCCGAACTATAAAGAGCAGATAGTTCTTCCTTGGACTGAAGAATTCGATTGGCATTTAGATTTCTTTGTCTTGCGTCAAAAAGATTATCTAGGCCATATTCTTTAAGTTTGTTTCGGATCGTGACCGGACTTGTTTTTAGATCACTTGCAATCTGGTCTACTGATTTTTGAGCAACAATTCTTTCATTATATAGAGTCTCTTTTGTAATGATTGGAGATTTTACTTTTAAAGAGTGGTCATTATTATAAAATCTTCTAAATCCTTGTTCTGGATAGGTATAGTTAAGGTTGGCTGCTAGGCCACAACCACATTCACATAAAGGAACTTTTTTGATGTCATTCAGAACAACATAGGCCCGGTGCTTGTTTTGAATCTTTTCATACTGTTTATCCATAAAGAAAGTTTGATTTCTTAATTCAGAAACAAATTCTTTGTTCTTTACAAGCGACGCAAAGAGACTTTTATCACTCCATGAGGCTTTAACCAATTCTTTGAAATTGTCCATAAATAGTTAAAAGAGTTTATGAAATGCCTGAATTTCCTTATTTGAAGCCAGATAGACAAATAGAGAACCGAAATTTTCTTCAGCCCACTCAGTTCTTATTTACTCTATCAAGAACTCCCAAAGTTTCTTTTTATTCTAACAGAGCAAACATCCCCTCAATGAATTTGGGAATTGCGGATTTCCCCACTCCCTTCAGAGACCTACAAGAACCTGGGGACAAGATTACCTTTGAGGACCTGAATCTTCAGTTCTTGGTGGATGAAAATCTAGAAAATTATTTAGAGATTCATAAGTGGATTAAAGGTCTTGGATATCCAGAAGATCTTCATCAAATTTATGATTTACAAAGAGACAATGTAGAAAGTGGTTATGGAAGTATCAATCCAGGGCTAGGAATTTATTCGGACGGTACTCTTCAGGTACTAAATAGCAGTCAGAGACCTAATTTCTTGGTGAAGTATTTTAATCTCTTCCCCTATGGTCTCACCACTTTGCTGTTTGATGCCACTCTGACTGATTCCGATCCATTTACAGCAGAAGTTAAATTCAAGTATTCACACTACATTATTACTGATAATAAAGGAAACCCCCTATGAACATAAATGAAATTGAAGAAATGTGGAAAATTGATTCTCAAATTGATCCGGATAATCTTCATGAAGAGGCCCTGAGAATTCCACAGTTACATGGTAGGTATCATGAAATGCAGAATAAGACGTATATAAAAAAGAAACTCAAAGAGTCTGAATATAATAATCTATATGCAGAAAAGACTCATTATTACTTGGGGAAGTCCGATCCTCATGTCTACATAGAAAAACCTCTTGGTCATCGAATTATAAAGGCAGATCTTCCGATCTACTTAAACTCAGACGAAGAGCTAGTCAAACTTAAGACTCAGGTTGAATACTTGGGTTTTGTGATGTCTTACCTAACAGACATTTTGAAAATGATTCATAATCGATCATTTCAAATTCGTGATTCAATTGAATGGAGTAAATTTATCGCAGGACAGTAAATGTCAGACGTAATTATTGAAAAGAAAAATGAGGTCTATAATCGCCTCATTTGCGAACCGCATGTTCTATACGAATTGGCTCCCTATTTTACCTTTGAGGTTCCGGGGGCCAAGTTTTCCCCGGCATATAAAAGAGGTGGTTGGAATGGCCAGATTAGTCTTTTGTCCAAGACCAATGGAGAAATCTATTGTGGTTTAATTGATAAGATTATTGAAAAAATTAAGGCTTATGGCTATTCTTATGAATTTAAAAATAGTAAGTTCTTTGGCTGTCCTTTTGAGGTTAATGAACAAATCACCAAAGAAGGTGTGGCCGAGTTTGTTAAGGCCCTAGGAAAAAAATCAGGTCTGGATCCTTATGATTATCAGATTGGAACTGTTTATGAATGTTTAAGATACAATAGAAAAACAATTGTTTCGGCTACTTCTTCTGGTAAATCTTTTATGATTTACTGTATCGCAAGATATTACTTGATGAAGGGTTTGAGAATTCTTTGTGTATTTCCTACCACATCACTGATACATCAGATGTATAATGACTGGATTGAGTATGGATATGATTCCGAATCAAACATTCATATGATTTATGCTGGGCAAAATCATAAGACAGATAAATCAGTAACCTACAGTACTTGGCAGGGGATTTACGAGAATCCAAGGTCCTTTTATGATAATTATGACGTTATCATGGTTGATGAATGTCACGGAGTAAAGTCCAAGAGTCTCATCAATATTATGAAAAACTGCCATGAGATCAAATACCGTTTTGGTTTTACTGGTACTCTCAGTAACAATGATGATGGAAAAGCCTGTAATGAATTGACAATTACTGGTCTATTTGGTCCCCCTTATCGGGCCATTAATACCAAAGAATTGATTGAAAAGGGTAGAGCCGCAAAATTAGATATTAAGTGTTTGGTATTAAAGCACAAAGAACAAAAGTTTGCGAATTATGAAGAAGAAGTTCAGTTTCTGATTACTAGTGAGAAGAGAAATAATTACTTAAAAAATCTTGCATTGAATTTAAAAGGAAACACTCTTTTGATTTTCTCAAGAGTAGAGACTCATGGGGAAGTTCTTTACAATTTAATTAAGAATGCCGCAGATGATAAAAGAAAGATATTCTTTGTTCATGGTGGAGTAGAGGCAAAAGAAAGAGAAGAAGTTCGCGGTATTGTAGAGAGAGAAAATAATGCGATTATTGTTGCATCTTATGGAGTTTTTAGCACCGGAATTTCAATTAAGAATCTTAACAACATCATCTTTGGATTTCCAAGTAAAGGAAAGATTAGAGTATTGCAAACAATTGGTCGAGGATTAAGAAAGTCAAAAACCAAAGATAAATGTATTCTTTATGATATTGCGGATGATTGTGGGAAGAATTATACTTTAAACCACTTTATAGAAAGAGTGAAATTATACAATGAAGAAGAGTTTGAGTATGATATTTATAATATTACTCTATGAATACCACTCCTCGGCTTCTTTTTTTGTCATAAAGAAATGAATTCCTGAAGTACAATCAACCCTAATGTCGTCATTAAAGGCATCGGCATAAACAACTTCTCCTTCTTTATATTCTAATTTCTTTTCAGTATGTGTCGGGGAAAATCCAGAGCCTTCAAGAACCCTAACATGAGAAGCCCGACACTTGCGAGAAACTAGCGATGAAGTCCTCTTAGCATCTTCTGGAATTAGAAGTTTGATGACTCCAGTGGTTACCTTTTTATAGGCAATAAAAGAACCTTCTTCTGGAGGGAGTTGGAAATCAGGAAGTTTTGCATTTTCAAGATCGGCACCCCCAAGATCGGCACCCACAAGATTGGCGCCCACAAGATTGGCGCCCCGAAGATTGGCGCCCTCAAGATTGGCGCCCCGAAGATCGGCGCCCCGAAGATCGACATCCACAAGATTGGCGCCCCGAAGATCGGCGTCCACAAGATTGGCGTACTGAAGATCGGCGTTCCGAAGATTGGCGCCCCAAAGATTGGCGCCCCAAAGATTGGCGCCCAGAAGATTGGCGTTCCGAAGATTGGCGCCCGGTTCAATAGTGTACTCTTTTCCGTTGATGGTTTTTTTCATAATGTTGTTTTTGAACTTACTAAGTATATCAGACTTTTGTTCTCTTGGTCTTATGAGTGGTCAGTTTTTAAAGTGTCTGAGACTCTAACCCGGTTACTTGAACCCCTCTATCAATCATGTTTCTCATGGCGGCCTGGGCAATTGCTAAAGAGAAATGGACCGAAAACATTTGTTTTTCCATGTAAATATAACCAACTTTATAAAACTCAAAATGTTCCATGTTCTTTTCTGTACTCAATCATTTTTAAAAAATAAAGGAGACTGTCAAGTGATTCTTGAACCGAGAAAATAGCATTGCCAATAAAATTTGTGTCTCCTGGGAAGTTTATGAGGTCCTGATGGGCATCAGCCCTGATTGCCTCGTATTTGGCTATCAGAGACGCTACAAGGGCCTCTGGATCCTCACATTGGATCGAAATCTCATTGTAGGGCTCTTTATGAAATTCTGGAGGCCATTCGATTTCATAAGTAGATCCATCTGCTCGATTTACTGTAAATTTTGTCACTTAGTTCTTCCTATAAATGCTAAATATAATCTTTTCCATAATGGAAAACGTTCAAACTTTTTAATCTCTTTTAGAAGATTAAGATTAGTATTCTCTAATTGTTTTTGTTTTTCTTTTAGTTTTTCGTTTTCTTGTTCTACTTCTGATATTGAATAATTTAGAGAAATTATTTGTTCTCTGTAAGGTGTGTCCAACACTTTTTCAAGAAATGGATCTACTACAAAATAAAAACTATTTCCCTGAATATTGAAATTATTTCTGTTGAAGAAATTTAAAAGAGTTTCACTATTGAAACTTAATTTCTTTATTTTTTGTGAGTAAATTTTTGATTTATTAATTTCAAGATTTGTATCTTCGTCAAATTTTAAAAATTTTATTGGTTCTGGTCTATCAAAATAAAGAAATTGCATTTCATAATCACTATAACTATATGCAACTTCATGTGTTAGTCTGAAAATATTTACTGGTTTCATTTAGATTTCTACTGCATGAATTACTAAGTCTTCTTCATTAACTGAACTTATTTTCCAGGTTTCTTTATAGTCACTTGATGGTAATTCAAACTCGTCACCAACTTTTGGAGTTTCATAAAAGTACACGATGCCCTCGTCCTCTGGAAAATCATGTATGCAAATACAATAATAACCTATAAGCATCACCAATCCTCCATGTAGACACCTTTTTTTTCTACCCGATCTTCTAGTTCTCCAAGATTATAAAAAGTACTTTCTAGCTGTTCTTCTAGTTCTTGTATTCGGTTTTCCATTTTTTGGATTTTTGTTAAAAGTCTAGTGAAGAACATACAAGAATTATAAACATCCAATTCTGACAATTCTGATCTATGGTCAAAGTCGGTTAGCCTTACATCCAAGACATTAAAAGCACCTTTTTGGTCCTCATTAAGTTCAGGACCATCAAAAAACTGATCAATAAATTCTGAATCGAGCATAATTAAATCCAATCGGGTTTTCTAGAAGGAATTTTGAGGTAATTATTTTTTTACCCAGGGTTTTGTACTGATATACATTTTATAAGCATCGAATGTGTTGATGCGCTAATTTCTCCATTAAGTTTAATATGGAATCTTAGTTCTTCTAACGCGAGGGACATTCCATTAAAGTCTTCCATTCTACACTTCAGAGTCTTCCAGATCCTCAGATTCTTCTACCTCCACTGGATCTTCCATTTCTTCAGGATCCTCGGAACCAACACTCATTGCGGAGGTATCAGAGGCATTATTGTAGAAATTACAATTAGAAACATTGGCCACTGGACCAGATACACTGGCCAAATCACAAATAGCCGAAATAGCCCTGGCGTTTTCTACTACTGCATTGGCTAGTGCAACTATGGCCTGGGATTCCTCATAAGAAATCCGAGTGGACTTATCGACATGGTTGCTTACATGAAAAAGGCTTTTAAGATTAGACATTATAAAAATTTATTGAACTTGCGTATAATACACCCTATATCCAAATCTGTCAACCACCCTTGTTACAATTCCTTGATTGTCACATACCCACTTGACTTTCTCTCGAATCGAGCCTAGAATCGGTTTGTCGGTTTGATAGGACTAGTATATTAATATTAAATAAACAATAAATATTTAAATAATATAGAAGCAATTCCCCTTCGGGGAATAAAGTCCGAAGGACTTTCAATTGCTTCTTTTTAATGCTTTGTATTATGACAGTCTAGAGATTGTCACATAGGCACTTGACTTTTATTTGGACTTCTAGTAGAGTTGGTTTGTTCCGAAGATGCGGGAGCTATATTCTATATTAATTAATAAACAATAAAGATTTAAAGAAGTTTCTCTAGTTTCTCTCTCATCTCTTTTACTGTATCAACATAACCCTGTTCTTTTCCTAATTTCTCTTCATAAGGATTAGAATAACTCAATTTGTTCTTTTGTCTAATGAATTTTTCATGATAAGAAATTAGATCTTGATCTCTACATTCACTTATTGTAATAATACGATCTTTTTGGATAATAAACATATCATCATCAGCAGTTTTTAGCCAGGGTTCAATTTTGTATCCATAACCATTGACTGTATTAATTGTACTGATAATTACCGGCTCATAAAGAAGAAGAAGATCTTTGTTGTCCTCTTCACACGGAGTTACTTTAGCAAAAATCTCTTCTCCGGAAATTAGCTTAATAGTTGCTGAAAACTCCATCTGTCCCATGCATCTTGTCTTATTTAGGGGGCTTGACAGAAGTTGCTTTTCATGCTACAATTTGGATAAATATCAGTTAAGAGCTAATATGATTACAACATCATTAATGACAAAAAAGAAAAGACCAGTTCATTATGTAAATAATAAAGAGTTTCTAGATGCTTTGGTTCAGTATAAATTAGACTGTGCAACTGCCAAAGAAAAAGGAGAACAAAGACCACAAATTCCCAGATATATCGGAGAATGTTTTTTACAAATAGCCACCCGATTTGGTTTTCAAGGAAATTATGCAAATTATTCTTACAAAGAAGAACTAATTTCTGATGCTGTTGAAAATATGTCTAGGTATATTCTCAACTTTGATCCAGAAAAATCAACCAACCCCTTTGCTTATTTTACTCAAATTACTTACTATGCTTTCTTAAGAAGAATTAAAATTGAAAAAAGAGAATCGGAGAAAAAGTCTCTCATCATTGAAAGACTGAACTTCAGCGAAGTGATGGTAGATGATGGAGACTACATGGATAATTATTCAGATTATTCTTCTATTCGTGATAATGTACACTTTAAGAATCGACTCTGATGGGATTTAGTGAATCTAAACAATTTAAGGTGAGAAAAGACAAAAGAAAAGTAATGATGGAAAAATTGTTTGAAAAGCTAGAAAAGTCTGAGGATCGGGCACTGCTATTACTATTGGTGCAGTCTTTTGAGGATGAGATCAATGGCTAAGGTGGCTTGTATTACCGACACACATTACTGCGCGAGGAAGTCATCTAAACTCTTCCAGGATTATTTTGAGCTGTTTTATAAAAACGTCTTTTTTCCCACTTTAGAGGAAGAAGGAATTAAAACGGTTCTTCATTTGGGTGATGCCTTTGACAATCGAAGAATTATTGAATATGATGGTCTTGATTGGACTCAAAGAGTTGTTCTAGATCCACTAAAAAATTATGAGACTCACATGATCGTGGGAAATCATGATATTTTTCTAAGAAATTCTAATCGTATTAATTCTCCTTCTCTTCTTTTACAAGGATACCCGAATATTCATGTTTATTCAGAACCAGTAGAGGTTAATATTGAGGGCCTGGATGTTCTCTTTATTCCCTGGATCACAAGTGAAAATGAAGAGATTGTTTATCGGACGATTGAGAAGTCCAAATGTAGACTGGCTGTAGGACATCTAGAACTCAATGGCTTTGTGGCCCATAGAGGACATGTCATGGAAGATTCTAGGGATGCTGATCCGTTCTTTAAATTTGAAAAGGTTTTTTCAGGACATTATCACACCCGGTCTGATAATGGAAAGATCTTTTACCTGGGAAATCCTTATGAAATATATTTCAATGATGTGGACGATGTTAGAGGCTTCACGATTCTTGACACGGAAACCCTAGAGCATTATCACGTTGATAATCCTTATAAACTTCATTACCAGATTGTTTATGATGAGGATCGAATTCGGGTCCCTAAAGACCTAGAAGGAAAGCTGGTTCGGGTTGTGGTCAGAAATAAAAAGTCAGTCAAGCTCTTTGAGCGATTTATTCAAAAGATCAATGATCAAGGACCATTTGAACTGAAGATTATTGAAAGTCTGGAGAATATTATTGATTCTTCGGCTATTGAGCAAATCGAATCAGAAGATACTATGAGTATTCTTCATTCTTATGTTGATGAATGCGATATCACTCTGGATAAATCTAAGATTAAAAATATTATTAATCAATTGTACGTTTCTTCAATGGATGCTGTCTGATGTACGTTATCGTTTCTACTGAGGGTCGAGAAAAAGGAGCCTTTTCGGTTATTAATGAATTGGACGAAAAGGTTATTTTATTCTTTGAGGATTTTGATGATGCTCATCGTTACATGATGATGCTTGAAGAAATGGATGTGGATAATCTAGGAATCGCAGAATATGAAGAGGAACTTCTCATAAAAACCTGTAAACTAGTCGGATTTAAGTATACTAAAATTAGTCGAAATGATTTTGTAGTGCCACCAGGATATAGTAATGCTGATCTTTAAAAAAGCCAGAGCCAAGAATTTTCTTTCTATTGGAAATTCTTTTCTTGAATATGAGTTAAATGCTGATCATTTAACTCTCATAAGGGGAGCTAATGGTGTATCAAAATCAACCATAGCAGACATATTAACTTTTTGCTTATTTAAAAAGGCCTATAGACAAGTAAATCTCCCGCAACTAATTAATAATATAAACAAAAAAGATTGTGTTGCAGAACTGGAATTTCAAATCAATAAAACCGAATGGAAAGTTGTAAGAGGTCTGGCCCCGGCTGTGTTTGAGATTTATAAAAATGGCGAACTGCTTGATCAACATTCATCAGTAATTGAGCAGCAAAAATGGTTTGAGCAAAATGTCCTAAGGATGAACTTTAAGACGTTTACCCAGATCATTGTTCTTGGGACATCAAACTTTATTCCTTTCATGCAGCTCACCACCGGGGACAGAAGAGAAATTATAGAAGAGCTTCTTGACATAAAAGTATTCTCTTCAATGAACGTGTTGGTTAAAGACAACATAAAGGCCTCTAGAGATGCCATCAAGCTACTTCGCGTTAAGGAAGTTGGGCTTGAAGAAAAGCTAGAACTTCAAAAGCAGTTTATTGAACAGATCAAACAAAAGGACTCTGCGAATCTTCAGGATAAAAAAGACAAGATTAAAAAGTATCAGGATCTTATTTCGGAATTATTTACTCAGACCAAAGAACACGAAGAAGAAGTCAAAACACTTCAGGATAAATTGCAGGATTATTCCAAGGCCTCTGCCCAGCTAAAAAAACTCGGATCTCTTAAAGGAAAGATTTCTCAAAGAATTGAATCATTAAAAGAGAACCATTCCGTCTTTGAACATAATGATGTTTGTCCGACTTGTTCTCAGGATATCTCATCAGAGATTAAAGAAAAAAGACTCAAAGAATCCGAAGAAACTATTGAAGAAGTATCTTCTGGTTATTCGGATCTTTTGAATACGATTCGATCTGAACAGAGAAAGGAAAAGAAGTTTCTTGAGATTTCTCAGGAGATTAGTTCTTTAAATCAGACAATTTCTCAGAATCAATCAAGAATGAATCAATATTCTGGACTGATCTCCGAGATTCAAAATGAGATTAATGACTTACAAAAAGTTGATGATCTACAAGAAGAAAATGCCAAATTAGAATTCTTTTATGAAGAGCTTCATGCAGTCAAGAATGAAATTATTCAGACCAAAGAAGCCTCAGAATACTATGAGTTTGTTGGAAATATTCTTAAAGATGGCGGGGTTAAGACCGTAATTATCAATAAATATCTTCCTTTGATTAATCAAAAGATCAATGAATATCTGAAGATGATGGAGCTTTATGTGAATTTTACTTTAGACGGGGAATTTAATGAGACTATTTTAACTCCCACTTTTGAGAACTTTTCTTATGGTAATTTCTCAGAAGGACAAAAGCAACGGATCAATCTGGCCCTTACCTTTGGTCTTATGAGTGTTGCGGCTCTTAAGAACTCGGTCAACACGAACCTCTTGATTCTCGATGAAATCCTAGATGGCTCGATGGATGCTGAGGGAATTTCATTATTTTTGAATATTATTCGCCAAGACATGAAGAACAAGAATATCTTTATGATTTCACATAGGGATAATTTGGACAGTAAGTTCGATAAAATTATTAAGTTTGAAAAGAGAGGACATTTTACTTTTAAAGAGGACATTTCCTAAATACTTAATAGTTTTAGTAATTTACAAATGAATCCAAATACTCTCGCACTTTTGAACGAGGCTTATCGCCACGGTGTTTATAATGAAGAAACCCTTTCTGAAGAAGAAATGCTTTCCATTGAAGAATGGGTTGAGGCCCTTATTGAAGAGGGTTACGATCTTGATCAATACAGTGATGAAGAACTTTATAAGGCTTATTTAAGTGCTCTTGATGAAGAAGCGCCAAAAAGAATTATAAAATCCTCTAAAAATCCACTACTGATGAAAAATGCTGGACCCGCTAGAGTTCATAATCCTAGCAAAGTGGAGAATAATAAAAGAAAAGAGCAAAAAGAAGAACTAGACCTATATGATCTAGTCTCTGAATATCTGGTGTCAGAAGGCTTCTGTGATTCTTACGAAGACGCTGATGTAATTATGGCTAACATGTCCGAAGAATGGCGCGAAGGCATTGTTGAAGAGGTTCTTGATGAAGCAGTTAAAGGTTCTCAAAGATCTCTTGGAAATAGAATCACTGGGAATGATATTCGTCAGGTAAGGCGTGGAGGTTCAACCATATATAAAAAACCAAAATGGCAAGATAGAGTAGAAACTGGCGTTAGACGTGATATGGGTAAGGAAGGACATAAAAATCCATATCAATATGGCTCAGGAGCAACTAAACAAGCAAAAGCAAGTGTAGAACGCATGAATGCTGAAAAGAATGTTGAAGTGAAACATGATTATGATGGTAATGATGATGTAGAAACAGTATCAACAAACTCTTTGTCTGGATATAGAACAGTTCCAACAAACTATCGCGCCCGTCGTCGTAGAGCAAGTGGTCGATGAACCCAATAAACTTCTTAATAGAAGAAAATTATGCACAAACACCAGATGCGATACTTTGTAAAAAACACGGCCCTAGGTGCCCTGATCTCCTGACTACTTGACAAATTCCCCATTAACGTGCTAAAATCGGTTCTCTCCCACAAGAGAGCCGATTTTTTATTGTAATATTATGAGTAACGAACACTTTTGGAAATATAATGAGGACAGGATTCTCAAACAACTAGAAGAATATCTGAAAACTACATATAATCAACATTATGTTGATAGGTCTTCTGGGAGTAATGATCAAACAATAGATAAAATTAAGTATTCCCGAAGAGAAGGATTCTGCGCTGGAAATGTCACAAAATATATCGACAGATATGATTGCAAGGGAACTCCCCGAGCAGATCTCTTTAAGGTTCTACATTATACTATGCTTCTTATTAATCATCTTGACCTAATTGAAAATAAATGAAACTTTCACCAGAAACTCTTGCTCTTCTAAAGAACTTCGCATCAATCAGTCAATCAATTCATATTAAACCCGGAAATTCTCTAAAAACAGTTAAAGGATCCAGGGCCGTTTATGGAGAAGCAACCATCCCAGAGAAATTTGAAAAGGAATTTGGAATTTACAATCTCAATCAATTTCTCAATAGCTTTAATCTCTTAGATGATCCAGATCTAGATTTTTCTAGTGATAAGTACGTCGTTCTAAGTGAAGGAAAAAGAAAGATCAAGTATTTTTATGCAAGTCTTTCAACAATTCCAAATCTTCCAGACAAGCAAATCAAAATGCCTTCTCAGGACATTTGCTTCATTATGGAACAGGCCTTTCTTGATAAGATTGTAAAGGCCAGGCAGATTTATTCCTTGGATGACCTCTCGGTGGTTGGTGATGGAGAGACTATTCAATTGATCGTTCACGATAAAAAGAACGACACCTCAAATGAATATTCTATTGAAGTTGGATCAACCACCGAAAAGTTCTGTATGCACATCAAAAATGAGAATCTGCAGTTCTATCCAGGGTCTTATGATGTGGTGATTTCAAGGAAGGGTATTTCCAAGTTTACAAACAAAAAAATTCCATTGACATATTGGGTTGCAATGGAGCCTGATTCCACCTTTGAATAATTTATTATGAGTAATTTCCTTTTTGTCGAAAAATATGCTTCTAAAAATGTGGAGGAATGTATTCTCCCACAATCTATTAAAAAAGTCTTTCTTGAGATCGAACAATCAGGAAATGTTCCGAACATGATTCTTTCTGGTCCGCCAGGAATTGGAAAAACAAATGTAATTAAGGCTCTTGCAAAAAGTCTTGACCGAGACTTTTTGATTATTAATGGCTCTGATGAAAGATCCATTGATGTGATTCGTAATAAGGTCAAGAATTACGCCTCTACGGTTTCACTCTGTTCTTCTGGAAAGAAGATTCTTCTGATTGACGAGGGAGATAATCTGACCAATGATTCTCAACTGGCTCTCAGGGCCATTATTGAGGATCTACAGTCTAATTGTTCCTTTGTGTTTACCTGTAATTATAAAAACCGAATTGACCCGGCCCTGCAATCAAGATGCCCGGTAATTGATTTCACAATTCCTTCAAAAGAAAGGCCTGCTCTAGCCAAGCAGTTTAATGATCGAATTCTTTATATCCTAGATCAAGAAGGAATTAAATGTGAAGATGATAAGATTATTGTCAAACTTCTGATTAAACATTTTCCAGATTTTAGACGAGTTCTGAATGTCCTTCAGAAATATTCTAATTCTGGTGTGATTGATTCTTCTGTTCTGGCCCAGTCTTCTGATGTCAAGATTTCTGATCTTTATAAGTATCTTAAAGAGAAAAACTTTACAGAAACTCGAAAGTGGGTGATTAATAACCTAGACAGTGATCCAAATGTTATCCTAAGAAAGGTCTTTGATGGTCTAGAGAATGTTATGCCCAAGCCTTCAATTCCACAGGCCATTTTGATTATTCATGATCATATGAGTAAGAATGTTGTGGATAATGAAATTAATCTGATTGCCTGTTTTATTAAATTGATGGTCGAGTGTGAATGGAATTAAAAGACTGGCTGAATTCAATTTATTTTAGCAAGAAAAACTTATTAGAAGAGGTTGATAATCCCAATCAATATCCAGCCTTTATTGTCAATCGAATGTTATCAGGAAATATCGATACGGCTCTTTTTGCAAGTGAGCTGAATGAAAGGTTCACGATGGACAAGGAAATGCAATACAAGTTTCTTCTCTATGCAGTTCCTAAAAGAAAAAGATTTTCTAATTATTTAAAAAAGAATTCATTAGAAGATCTAGAATTAGTTAAGTCTTATTATGGTTATAATAATGAAAAGGCAATCGAGGCATTGAAACTATTATCCAAAGAACAGATTGATTATATCAAAGAGAAGTTAAATGTTGGCGGGATCTAAATAGTTAATAATTTACTATTTAAAAATGGACCCCAAAATTTTAATGCAGATAAACGAAATTTATCGCAACGAGGTTTATGCCGAGAAAACTCTTTCTGAGGCAAAAGCTGATGAAGGTCTAACTCCTCTTCAGAAAATTAGAAAAAGGAATAAAGAAGGAAATTTAGTAATGCCTGTTGGCGATCAAACTAGTGAACGTAGATCGTATCATAAAGCTGGAAGGGGAGAGAAAAAAGAAAAGGGTGCTAAAAGTGCTTTTGGTACTATGAGACATGTTGGTGGCCCCTATAATGAAGAATTAGACCTCTACGACATCGTTTCCGAGTATCTTGTCTCTGAAGGGTTCTGTGATTCTTATGAGGACGCTGGTGTAATTATGGCAAACATGTCGGAAGAATGGCGCGATGGTATTTTAGATGAGGTGACTGGTAGTGGACAAATAAGATTTCGTAAAGGTCAATCCGGCAGATCTCCAAAAAATCTGGAATGGTGATGACTCCACAAAAAAAAGCGGCCCTTAAGCCGGGAAGAATGGATGTAGATTCGACAACTGATCCGGAACGGAGAGCAAGACAGGCGAGAGTTGCATTACGTTAAAACTAAATAATTGATAATTACTTTATTTTGAGGAATTTTTATGGCTAATTATGAAATGGATGGACAATATGTGCGTTGGAGTCCAGACCTTATGGTAGAAGTAGAACTGGAAACTCCAGATTCTTTTCTACTTGCAAAAGAAACACTAACCCGAATTGGGGTGGCTTCTAGGTATAAGAAAGAGCTTTTTCAGACGGCACATATTTTATATAAATCTGCAAAATATTATATTATTCATTATAAATTTGGGTTTGCACTGGATAATCGTCAGGCCACAATCACTGTAAACGATTTGGAAAGGCTTCACACGATTTCGGCGCTTTTGGAGCAGTGGGGTCTCGTAAAAATCAAAAACCCTGCACAGGTGGAGGATCGAGCGCCATTAAACCAGATAAAAATTATTTCTTTTGCGGATAAAACGAACTGGAATTTGGTTGAAAAATATTCTTTGGGTAAAAAAAAGGAGACTCCTCAAGTACGGTAATCACCACTTATTACATAATAAACTGGATCCCTCTTGTAGTAATTTAATACATTAGATATAAATACTTCTGGCTACCCACCCCATAACGTCGGCGCAACAAGACCTCTTGACAAAAGCCCAAGAGGTGCTATAATACGAGGGTCCACAGAGGCCCTCTTTTTCATGAACATTAAACTAATTTTATTTCCAAATTCTCTGATTCTTATTTCTCAGATTATGGAAGTTGTCCCAGAAGATATTGGACAACCAGACTGTAAGATCATTGAACCTTTTGAGATTAAAGGTGACTTTTTAGAACCCTGGTTGATAAATTACTCTACACAAAATACTTTTATGATGCATTCGGATAAATTCCTGACTATTGCTGATCCAAATTCTCCACTACTTGAAAAATATCAAGAACTTATTAAGTAATGTTTTATACAAGTGTTAAACAAATTGGAAGCTATGTTTATGAACGAGGTTATGATAATGAAGGAGTACCCTTTCAAGACAAGGTAGCCTTCAGACCCACTTTTTATATTTCCTCTAACAAAGAATCCAATTGGAAAACATTGGATGGAAAAAACGTTGCCGCGATCAACCCCGGATCAATGTATGAATGTAGGGAATGGCTTGAAAAGTACAAAGACGTTGACGGAATTTCTGTCTATGGTCATGAAACTGCGATTTATCAGTACCTTTCCGAAAAGTATCCAGAAGAGATTGAAGATTTTAATATCAATAAAATCAGGCTTTATACACTTGATATTGAAACTGCCGCCGAACTTGGAGGATTTCCTGAACCAGATATCGCCCAGGAAGAAATTCTCCTGATTACTATTCAGGATTATTCAACCAAGAAAATTTATACCTGGGGAAGTCGGCCTTTTTCTGAGGTAATGGATAATTATGTTTATCAAGAATGTGCCAATGAGGTCGATCTTCTTAATAAGTTCTTGACCTTCTGGGAGTCTAATTACCCGGATGTTGTGACTAGCTGGAACGGGAGTGGCTTCGATATCCCATACATAATCAACCGAATCAAAAGAGTCCTTGGAACTGCCGATGCAAAAAGGCTTTCTCCTTGGAAATTTATTCGTGATCGTCAGATCCAAAAGAACAATAAAGTAGAAACCCAATACGAAATTTATGGGGTAAGTCTTCTTGACTACATGGAGCTTTATAAAAAGTATTCCTTTAAGAACCCAGAAAATTATAGACTGGATACAATTGCCTATAATGAACTAGGTCAGAATAAACTGGATCACTCTCAGTATGAGACCTTTAAGGACTTTTATACTTATGGTTGGGATACTTACGTCAAATATAACAAGATTGACGTAGAACTAGTTGATCGTCTAGAAGAAAAACTCCAACTGATTAACATGGCGATTGATCTTGCTTATCAATCTAGGTCTAATTACGAAGACGTTTTTTATCAGGTGCGAATGTGGGACAACATTATCTTCAATTACCTCAATAAAAAGAAGATCGCCATCCCACTCAAAAAAGAGTCAAACAAGTCAGAAAAGTTTGCGGGTGCTTATGTAAAGGAGCCAATTCCAGGTCTTTATGGTTGGACAGTGACTCTTGACCTTACGTCACTCTACCCACATATTATGATGCAACACAACGTGAGCCCTGAGACTCTTATAGACCAACCATTTCCTTCAATATCTGTTGATAAGATTGTTAAAAAACAAGTAGATACATCAATCTATCCAGAGTATTCAATTTGCCCTAATGGTTCAATGTATTCAAAAGAACGTCAGGGTTTTATTCCGGCCATTCTTGAGGACATGTATGAAAAAAGAAAGCAATACAAGAATCTCCAGATCGCCGCCGAAAAGGAATACGAAAAATCTAAAGACAATTCCTTAAGATATAAAATCTCTAATTATAAGGTAAAGCAATTGAGTCTTAAGGTCTGTCTAAACAGTGGTTACGGGGCTCTTGGATCTCCATATTTTAGGTTTTATGAACTAAGAAATGCCGAGGCCATTACCTCATCAGGTCAACTTGCCCTCAAATGGATCGAGAATAAACTAAACATTTATTTCAATAAACTCCTTAAGACTGAAAAAGTTGACTACTGCATTTATGGTGATACTGATTCGGTGATGCTCAATGTTGATCCACTAGTCAATAAAATATTTGAAGGAAAAGACGCCTCAAAAGAAAAGATTGTTAATTTTATTAACACTATATTTTCAACCAAGATTCAAGAATACATCAATGAGTCTTATACTGAACTAGCCAATTATCTTCATGCTTATAAAAACAAGCTACACATGAAGAGAGAAAAAATTGCCGATAAGTTTCTTATTACAGGCAAAAAGCATTACATTATTAATGTTTGGGATAATGAGGGGGTAAGGTATTCTGAGCCAAAGATTTCTGTTACTGGGATTGAGGCGGTCAAGTCTTCTACTCCGGCATTTTGTAGAAACAAACTCAATGCGGCTTTTAAGGTTCTTATGAATTATACCGAAGAGGACATGATTAACTTTGTTGAGGAAACGAAGAAAGAATTCTTCAAACTTGACCCAGAAGAAGTGGCATTTCCAAAAGGTGTATCAGACGTGACCAAATTTTCGTCAACAACCTCCCTATATAAAAAGGGAACACCTATCCATGTACGAGGTTCCATCCTATACAACAACAGCCTCAAAAAACATGGCCTGGAGAACAAATACAACTTTATATCCAACGGCGAAAAGATAAAATATTGCTACTTGAAGATGCCCAATCCGATCATGGAAAATGTGATTGGATTTATACAGACTCTACCAAAAGAATTCGGTCTACATGCTTACGTGGATTATGAGACCCAGTTCGATAAAACTTTTGTGCAACCGTTAAAGGCAATATTGGATATTATTGGTTGGAAAACAGAAGAAACAATTACACTCGATCAATTTTTCATTTAAAACTTATGGAATTTTTAGAAAATCTTATTAAGGAAGTCGGCTCAGAATATGCTCAACTAGCCGAAGATATTAGTGAAGACGAAATTTATGTAGATACTGGGTCATTTATGCTTAATGCCCTTGTCAGTGGTTCTCTTTTCGGGGGAGTTTCTGGTAATAAAATTACTACATTTTCTGGGGCGAACGCATCGGGAAAAACTTTCTTCTCTCTTGCTGTAGTCAAGAATTACTTAGAAATGAATCCAGAAGGATATTGTCTTTATTTTGACACTGAGGCTGCCGTTACTAGAAAAATGCTATCGGAAAAGGGAATTGACCTTTCAAGGGTAGTAGTTTTAAACGTGGTTACTGTGGAAGAATTTAGAACTAAGGCTCTTAAGGCGGTTGACATTTATATGAAGAAGCCAGAGGAAGAAAGAAGACCATGTATGTTTGTTCTTGATTCTCTTGGGATGCTTTCGACTAATAAGGAGATTAATGATACCCTTGCTGGTGAAGAAAAACGTGATATGACAAGAGCCCAACTTACAAAGGCGGCGTTTAGAATGCTTACACTTAAACTTGGTAAGGCAAACATTCCAATGATTGTGACCAATCACATTTATGCAAATGTGGGAGGTTATGGTCCGGCATTTGTTCAAAGTTCTGGTTCTGGAATGCAATATTCGGCTTCTACAATTGTTGAATTAACCAAATCTAAAGAAAAAGACGGAACCGAAATCGTTGGTAGTATTATTAAGGCCAAAACATTTAAGTCTCGTTTAAGTAGAGAGAATCAAGAAGTATCAGTACGTTTATACTATGATCATCGCGGACTCGACCGTTACTACGGACTTTTGGACATCGGTGAGGAATCTGGTATAATTCCCAGGGTCGGCAACCGTTATGAGATCAACGGTAAAAAGATTGGTAAAAACGTCATTTATGCAAATCCAGAAGAATATTTCACCCCAGAACTTCTTGAACAACTAGATGCTTATGCCCAGAAGAAATTCAAGTATGGCTCTTCTTTAACCGAAGATCTGGTAGTTGAACAAGAACCGGAACCAATTGATGATTGAACTAAATGATCTAATTCAGCTATATCCCAATGCAATTGAAGATAATGTTTGTGATTTCTTAATTAACTTTTTTGAGTCCCAGTACCATCTTCAAGAAAAAATTGAAAATGATGGGACTCCAAATTTCACTCAAGTTAATCTTACAGAAAATTGCAAAATCACCGATGAAGTCAATACTGTTCATAAATACATAATCTCAAAAACTTTTGAGTATAAAAATAAGTATTATGAATATGTTGATGATCGGTGCTTTCCTGAAAAACACAATTTTGAGCAGTTTAGAATTAAAAGATATAAAAATAATGGAGATGAATTCTTTAATACGCATGTAGACGTTCTCGATTATAATTCTGCTAGAAGATTTTTATCTTTTACTTATTATCTTAACACTGTGGAGCTTGGTGGAGAGACATCTTTTACCAATTTTAGAGCCAATCCCACCAAGGGTTCTCTACTAATATTTCCTCCCATGTGGATGTTCCCCCATAAAGGAGAAGTCCCAGTGACCAATGACAAATACATCCTAACAGGATACTTACATTATAAATGATGGATAAAGTCGAACTACTGATTTTAAAAAACTTAATATATAATGAAGAATTTGTACGAAAAATTCTACCTTACCTAAAATCTGAATATTTTCAGAATTATTCAGAAAAAGTGATTTTTGAAGAAATTCAAGAATTCTTTTCTTCTTATAATCAACTACCAACCAAAGAAGCAATTGAGATTGAAATTGAGAACAGGACTGATTTAACTGAACAGTCCTTTAAGGATTGTATGGAGATTACTTCTGGGCTTGATTACAATCCAGTAGAAAGTGAATGGCTTTTTGCGACCACCGAAAAGTGGTGTAAAGATCGGGCGATTTATCTGGCCCTTATGGAATCTATCCATATTGCGGATGGCGGTGACTCGAAAAGAAATCGAGATGCTATTCCTTCTATCTTACAAGAGGCACTTTCTGTTTCATTTGATATATCAATTGGGCATGACTATATCGAAGACGTTGAGGCTCGTTATGAGTTTTATCATAAAAAAGATCTTAAAATTCCTTTTGATGTTGATTATCTTAACAGAATTACAGATGGTGGTTTATCACCCAAAACTTTAAATCTTTTTGTGGCACCGCCTGGTGTTGGTAAAAGTCTTTTTCTTTGCCATTTTTCAGCGGCAACTCTTCTTCAAGGAAAGAATGTCTTATACATCACTCTTGAAATGGCCGAGGAGAGAATTGCAGAACGAATTGATGCCAATCTTCTTGATGTACCGGTTCAAGATATTTCAAAATTATCAAAAGAGCAGTTTTTAAGTAAGACAACTCAATTGAGTAAAAAGACTCAAGGTAAACTTATCATTAAGGAGTATCCACCCGGAACTGCAAGTGCAAATCATTTTAAAGTATTATTGAAAGAACTTGAAATGAAAAAGAATTTTATTCCTGATGCAATTGTAATTGATTATTTAAATCTCTGTTCTTCATCTAAATATAAAACAAGCACTTCCAATTCTTACACTTATGTAAAATCTATTGCAGAAGAATTGAGGGGATTGGGCGTGGAATATAATATACCAACAGTCTCGGCGGCACAATTTAATCGTGAAGGTAGCTCCACAAGCGATTCTTCCATGGAAAATGTATCAGATTCTTATGGTATTGCATTTACTGCTGATTTATTGTTGGCTCTTATTTCAACAGAAGAACTAGAACAGATGAATCAACTTCTTGTCAAACAATTAAAAAATCGTTATGCTCCTTTGGATCGGTATCGTAAATTTGTGGTGGGGGTTGACAGATCCAAGATGAGGGTGTATGATGTGGATCAGTCGGCCCAAGAGGAACTGATTGAAAATAGAATATCAAATAATGATTCACCAGATTTAAAATCCAAATTTAAAACTATTAACTTTGATTAATTATTATGACTAACCAAAAAATTAACAGCACAGAATATATTGAGTTTGTAAAGAAAACAACGAGTCCTGCAAGTTCGGATGTTGATGTTCTTATTGATCGAATTCGTGAACTTGATGGTGAGGGTGTTAAGCTGACTCATCTACTTACATTTGCTTTAGGAGCATCTGCTGAACTAGGAGAAGCGGTTGAAATTATTAAAAAATGTCTCTTACAAGGTAAAAAATTCGATAAAGAGGCTCAAATCCATTGTTTAAAAGAAATTTCTGACTGCCACTGGTATTTTGCTCAGTTTTGCATTGCAATGGGTGTAGATTTTGAGGATATTATGCAGATAAATTTCGATAAACTTTCCGCACGATATCCAGAAGGCCATTTTACTGTCGAACGCTCCGAAAACCGACGAGAAGGAGATATTTGAAATGGTTGAATTAAAAAACACTCTTAAATCTCTTAGAAGTGAGTTAGAAAAAGTAAACGAAAGACAAAAAGAATTACACCATGAAATTTATAATATCCAAAAAAAACTTGGTTATTATGCTAAAAATGAAATTCTTTATGGTGTAGAGTATGATTAATTATGACTCTAAAAGGTAAATAGTCTATCAATTTTAAGCGCCATCTAGGCGCTTTTTTGTTACTAAATAACTAAAACAATTGTAGTAAAATGCAAGAACTAGTAGACTTTCTTATCGAAGAAAGATATTGTAACAGTGAATTAGAGGCCGTAAAGATTCTAGAATCAGTAAGTGATAGTTTTTATGAGTATCTTATTGAGGCTCAAATATCTGCTATTAATGCAACTGCCAAGGCAAGAAAAGAGATGGATGCTGAAATGCGAAGAGCAGCATCCCCCACCTTTAATCCAAAAAAAGTAAGTCATCTTAGAAAAAAAATAACCGGACTAAAGGGACCTGTTGCTACAGAATTGGCTCAAAGAAGTGGAAGTAAAAGTTCCCAAAAAACTCCAACTGGTCCAAGAGGAGAAAGAGCCCAAACTAGTGATATTGCAACAACCAGAACCGCCGCATCTAGAACTGATCGTCCCATGACAGGATCAAGACTTAATGATCCTCGGTTTGCTGCTGCAGCAGAGAGAGAAGTATCTAGGCAAACAAATACTTCACCAGAAGTAGATAGAGCCGGATTTGCATCTAGACAATCTACCGGTGTGAGAAGAACAGGTAAATATACAAGCATGTCAGCAGGTGGAGCAACCTCCGCACTACCGAATCTTGGTCAATCTAGAACTGGAGCCAGATTCCCTAGGCAACGTGGATAATTATGAAAAAGTACTTTGAATTTCTATATGAGGCCAGAGGTTCCCAAGCCTCAGAAAAGGCCCTAAATCTAGGTCTTGCATCTGACGGTCACGGATATTGGGTAGATAGATCCGGTCGTAAGGTTGCAAAAACCGAAGGTGGTCAATTGGTTTTTATAAAAGGAAAATCCCCAGCAGCCGAAAAGGCCGCCCCACCTTCTGCATCAATGAAACCTTCCGCAAGAACCGCCACACCTCTCACAAAAAGGCAACCACCCGAAAGACAAGTCTCGCCACCAAAAGAACAAGAAAAGGCCCCAGAACCAGAAACTCAAGAAGTTCTCACAGTTGTTTTTGGGAGATTTAATCCACCAACAATTGGTCATGAAAGGCTATTAAAGAAGGCTAAAGAAATAGCCCAATCGGGTGATCTAAAGATCTATCCTTCAAGGTCATATGGAGATCCTTCCAACCCTTTAAGTCCTTCTGATAAGATTTATTATATGAGAAAGGCCTTTCCAAAATTTGCTGATAATATCATCAATGATGATGATATGAAAACAATTTTTGATGTTCTTAAATTGGCCGATGAAGAAGGCTATGAAACTGTTAATCTTGTAACCGGTGCAAAGAGAAGATCGGAATTTGATCGTCTAGCAAATCAATACAATGGAGAAATTTATAATCTTGCAGATATTAATGTAATTGCCCTTCCTAGTGAGGATCCAGATCTAGAAAATAGCCCTAATCCATCTTCTTCTGCAAGACTCAGAAAGGCAGCCCTAGAAGATGATTTCTTTGCATTCCAAAGAGGTCTCCCAAAAACATTAAATGCAAAGCAACAGCAGGCCCTATTTTTTGCTGTTCAGAGGGCTCTTTCAGGTGAGAAAAAGGAATCCTGGAAAATAGATCCATCTTCAAATTATGAGATTCTTAAAGAAGAATATTATAAAGAAAACATTTATAAAACCGGGGACCTTATTGAAAATCTCAATACTGGGCTAACTGGTAAAATTATAAGAAGAGGTCCTAACTACGTCATTTGTGTAAATGAGGATTTGAATATTATGTTTAAGTCTTGGATCGAGGATATTAAAGAATGGACCGATGTTTCTGGTGTTCCTGCCGAACAGAGAGAGGTGGGTACTGACGCTTACAGGGAATATGCTATGAAGATGACTGGAATGAAAGTAATTCAAAATTTCATTAAGAAGAGAAAAAGTTCTAAATAGTAATAAATCGCAAATAATTTCTTATGTCTGAAAGAATTGTAGGTGCTCTTGCCAAGATGAAAGAGCTTTATGTTGAGCAGGTTCGTGACAATGATCCTCAACAAAGAGTTCTAGAAGAAAAAATGCAACAGGTTACTGAATATAAAAAAAATAAACTAGATCCAGTTGGGCAAGAAGATAGTGACATTGATAATGATGGTGATACTGATAAAACTGATAGATATCTTCTAAAACGAAGAGCCGTAAGAACTAGGCAAATAAATAAGAATATTAAACCACCAGTAGCTGAAAATATTTTTTATAGCTGGAGAGACACTGTAGAAGAATCTCTTCTTCATGAAATCAATGACGTTTCGGACAATAAGATTGTAAAAGAAAAGAAAGTTGATAATTATTCAGGTAAAACCCCTGTGGTTACCATAAATCCTGAAATGAAAACTGAATCAGTTCTGATTGATTCTGAAGAACTCAATGAAGATTTTATTGAAGAATCCATTGACATTGCAACCGAATATCTTTGTGAAGAAGGTCTTTCTGTTGAGGATGTTGAGGATCTTATTGATGAACTTGGGGTTGAAGAATTTAGTGAGTGGGTTATGCAACTTGGTTATGAGACACTTCTTGATGAAGAAAGAACAGCCAAAAGGGCAAAACCAAAAAAAACAGTAGAGCAAATTAAGGCCGAAATCGATTCTAGAGAAAAGGCAGCAGCCGCTAAAAAAGCCGCCTCTAAAAAACCAACAACTGTTTCTTCAAAAGCAGCAACGCCAGCGCCCAAATCTTCTCGCCCCCCTGGTCAAGAACGAATTATTAAAGGTGCTAAAAGTATTGCACAATCGGCAGGTTCTCCTGAAAATATTAGGACTACAGTGAGAGGTGCTCTTGATACTGTTTCCAGAGGAGCCCTTTCTGCTGCCAAAGGTCATCAAAGAGCAATGGAAATTAAAAAGAAAGGTGGTTCTCTTGCCCAACAACTTGGTGGTGGAGCTGGGGCTGCTCTCGGGAGTTTCTTTAAAAAAGGAACTGCTCAATTTAGAGAATGGGTAGACAGCCTTCTAGGAGAAGGTTATGATCTTTCCGAATACACCTGGGACGAACTGTATGAAGAGTATAAACTTCAAGAAAAAGCGGTTTCTGAACAACAACAAAAACTCTTTGGGTTGGCTCTTTCTGTAAAAAGGGGTGAAACCTCAAGAGATAAAGTGAGTCCAGAAGTTCTAAAAATTGTGAATACCATGAGCGAGGCAGAAATTCGCAAATATGCCGCAACTCAACATGAGGATGTTCCCGAAAAGAAAGAGCTTGCAGAGAAAGTTATTCAATTTGTTAGACAAAACAGCTAATTTCTAAATAGTTATGTCCCCCATTAAAGGATAAAACAATGTCATTTAGCTGGAATCTAATTCTTGTTGCTGCAGAAAAAGTAGTTGATTTTTTCTGGCAATCCCGTGAGGTCAAGGAATTTGTTGTACATCTTCTAGAGCGTTATGCAAAGTCTACTGATACCGATATTGACAATATGGTAGTGGATCTTGTTCGTACAAAACTTCTAGGTTGATGAGAACATTGTCGTTGCTGGTGGGACTTCCTCCTGGTCTTATTTGGCTAACAGGAATTGTCCCACTACCGACAATTTTGTTTGCACTTTTAATTACACCATTTTTGTGGATTTTTATAGATTTTGTTGCTGATGAATAAAATTACTAAATAGTATCATAAAGTTAAATTAGGAAAGATAACCATGTCTCTTTGGGGCGTAAAAGACAATGTTGGTTCTGGTGGTCTAGTATCACTTAATTATTCAACTCTAGTTGTCACAGGAACCGGAACTACTTTTGGACGAACAGGAGCCGCGTCTACTGGAGATGTGATTCGCTTCGGTAGTCGCTCTGGAACCTATTTTGGTGATGCTGTAATTGTTGGTATTGCAAGCACTACTCAACTATCCATCGCAAGTACTTCTGGTCTAAGTGGGGTGGGTATTGCAAGTACGGCATTTGAAGTAAGCCAACTACCAAAATACACTATTCACGATCCCCACTATACTAAGAGGACTGGTATTAATACTACTTATGATGCTCTTGTTTATGGTGTTGCTCAGCAAGGAGCAAATGCCGCTGAAAATACCCGATATGATCTGACTCATGCTGGTTGGGTTGGTGTTACTACTTATATGTGTGATGGTCAACTCAGGGTAAAGACCGAAACTCTGGTTGCAATGTCTGGAATTGAAACGGGTAATGTACCTGTTTATCCTCCCGCCTGAATAATTTAATATGTTTTTTGATGAACTGAACGAAGATAATTTTCTTCTCTTTGCAATAAAAAATTATAATAACCCACAAGGGCTAACCGAAAAGGATTTTTATAAAGATCTGACTCATTTTAGATATGTCAAAAGACATCTAAACAAATATGTCACTTGTGGGGAATTAAAAATTAATCTTTTATTAAAGCATTTGATTATTATCTATAATATTTTTGGTGATGCAGCAACCCCAATGCTCTTCTTTAAAATGCCCCAAGAGCTTTGGAGTTTAATTAAAACTTTTATTGTTTTTTTGAATCGTCTTCCCGAATATCCTATTTGTTATATTCATCAGATTGAGATGGATGAATATTGTATGCAGAAACTCAAGGATCTCTCAAATGAAAAAAATTGACGAAATCATTCAGATGGTAAGAGAGGAAATGACAGTGGCAAATGCCCCTGGTCAGTCTGGTGGTTTCGGGGAAAATTCACCTAAAGAAGGACCGACTGCGGGATATTCACAGCCAATGTTTGGTCTAAGAAGAAATAAAAGTGGCAAATTAGACAAGAGAAATCCGTTTATTAAGAAGTATAAGATGCTTCTCCAGTCATTAGGACTTGCATAAATAGTTATAATCTTAATGTTTTAGGTGAAAATACAACCATTCTCACTTAAAGCCCATGTCAGAAGATTTAATCAAAGTTGCTGTTCTAGAGCAACGAGTTCAAGACCTTAAAGAATTTGTTCTTAAGGTTGATGAAGCAATCGAAAAAATAAGCCAGGTAAATGTCAGCCTGACAAAAATGATTGCGGTCCATGAAGAAAAAATTGACACTAGAGAAAGAGCCGAAAAGAGTCTTAATGAAAAAATAGACACAATCTATACACAAATGCAGGAAGATCATAAAAATGTTCTTACTGAAATAAAGACACTAAGTACTAATATTGATAAGCGTCTAACTGATGTAGAAAAAGGTCAAAATAAAATTAATCTAAAAATCGCTGTGGTTCTAGGCATCGGTACATTTCTTGGATTTGTCATTCAGAACTCTGGGTTCTTTGTTAAGATCCTGGCACATCCACAGCACTTGACAACTCCTGTTCCTCATGCTACAATGGCCCCAGTCCAGAAGTGATGTGAATTGGATTTTATTGATGAAACCTTTATTGAACGTGTTGCACCTAGACTACAAAACTTCAAGAAAGTAAAACCTAAACTTTATAATTTTCGATGTCCCTATTGTGGCGACTCTTCTAGATCTAAAAAAAAGGCCAGAGGATATCTCTATCCGGTAGATAATAACACGAATTATAAGTGCCATAACTGCGGAATCAGTATTTCTCTTAATAACTTTTTAAAAGAAATAGACCCACCTCTTTATAAAGAGTTTACAATTGAAAAATATAAGGCTGGCTTTACTGGAAAGAATTTTGTTGTTGAGGCTCCTAAATTTGAAATATCAAAACCAAATTTTAGAGAAAGAGTTGGGCTTCCGGCTGCATCTAAAAATGATGTTGCAAGACAATATCTCTTAAAAAGAAAAATTGATCCGGATAAGTTTTATTATACCGAAAACTTCAAACAATGGATCAATGAAATTACTTATGAGCCAAATCTTTTAGAAGAGCCCAGAATAGTAATACCTTTGTACTATAATAAGAAATTAATAGGAGTACAAGGCCGAGCCCTTAATTCTTCTTCGGTAAAATACATCACAATCATGTTTGATGAGCATTCTCCGAAGATTTATAATTATGATAATGTTAATAAAAAAGAATTTGTTTATGTCCTAGAAGGACCTTTTGATTCTTACTTTATTAAAAATTCGGTCGCCATGTGCGGGGCCGATTTAGATCTAAAAAGTCTAAATATCTATTACCCGGTATATGTTTATGACAACGAACCTCGCAACCAAGAAATACATTCTAGAATGTCAAAGGTAATCAAAGAGGGTTATTCAATAGTCATATGGCCAGATACAATAAAACAAAAAGACGTTAATGATGCAGTTCTTGCGGGAATTGATGTTGAGGACGTTTTGTCCAAAAATATTTACAAAGACCTAGAAGCACAACTTAAATTCAACTATTGGAAGAAAAATGAGCGAAGAAATCAAAGTCAAAAAACGCAATGGCACTATTGAGCCATTGCAACTTTCTAAACTCCATGAGATGGTCGCCTGCGCATGTGAGGGCCTTTCTGGAGTTTCAGTATCTCAGGTAGAAATGGCATCTGGGATTCAATTTTATGATGGTATTTCAACCAATGAAATTCAAGAAATCTTGATCAAGGCCGCATCTGATCTTATTTCTCTAGATAATCCTAATTATCAATACGTGGCCGCAAGACTTCTTCTGTTTTCAATTCGGAAGAAGATCTATGGTGGTCGAATTGATCTACCTCATCTGAGTGAGCACATTAAAAAGTGTGTAGACCTTGGTGTTTATGATGCCTCCATTTATGAGAACTATTCTGAAGAAGAACTAGATTTGGTCAATTCTTTTATTGACCATGACCGGGATCTTTTGTTTACTTATGCTGGCCTTCGGCAGGTAGTTGATAAGTATCTTGTGCAAGACCGAGTGGATAACGTTCTTTATGAGACTCCGCAGTTTATGTACTTATTAATTGCTCTTACGGGCTTTGCAAAATACCCTAAAGACAAAAGAATGTCTTATGTGAAGCGTTATTATGATGCAATTAGTAAACATAAAATTAATATTCCTACACCAATTCTTGCTGGAGTCAGAACTAGATTGAGGCAATATAGTAGTTGTGTTCTTGTTGACGTGGGAGATAGTCTTTCTAGCATTGAGGCCAGTGATGCTGCGGTTTTTAGATATGTCGCACAGCGAGCCGGTCTAGGTATTAATGCTGGGCGTATTAGAGGAATAAATAGTAAAATTCGTGGCGGTGAGGTTGTCCACACTGGAGTTATTCCTTATCTGAAAAAGTTTGAGGCCACTGTAAAAAGTTGTACGCAAAATGGAATTCGCGGGGGTTGTTTTGATTCTGATTCTGAAGTTTTATTAATTGATAGTGTAGAAATTGATGGTAAAATTTATACACTCGATGATGAAATTGATGGGGTTAAAGTGTCTGAAATTATAAATAGTCATAACGGAAATAAAACCGTTATGTTATTGGAGTAAAAAATGGAAGACTTAATTTGGAACGAAGAAACGATTAGAAAAAGTAGATCTCCTTTTAGTATCTACTTTTATCTTAAAAAAACCAATGGAAATCAAGAGGAAGCTCAGAAACTTTACAGGGAATTTTTGGATAAAAATGTACCATTTAAAGAAAAACATAATAGACCCAATGCAAAAGAGTATTGGATGACCCGAGGATTTAGCGAAGAAGAAGCCATAATAAAGGTTAGGGAATTTCAATCTAAGCCTTTAGATTTGGAAATTTATATTGAGAAGTACGGAGAGGAGGAGGGTCTAGCTAAGTTTAATAAAAGAAAAGAAAATCTTCAAAATAGATTTGATGTTGAGATTAAAAATGTTCAACAAAAATTAAATTGTAGTTATGATGAGGCATATGAATATTGTTGTCAAAGAAGGAGAAGTTGTTCTCCTAGAACAGTGGATTATTGGTTAAATAGGGGTCACTCATTAGAGGATGCAAAAAAATTAGTATCAAAATTTTCAAAAGAAAGTAGCCCAAGAAGCATATATTATTGGATTAGAATTGGTTATACCGAAGAAGAAGCAAAATTAAAAGTTTCTGAATATCAAGATAACAATTCTATAAGTGCCATAATGAAACGATATGGGTGCGATAAATTTGAGGCTCTTGATATACAAGAATCTATACTTGAAAAAACCAAAAAAACTAATATTCAAAATAAAAAGAGTGTCGAAATTGGTGATGAATATGCTTTTTTCGTTTATAAAAAGGAGGTTCAACGCGAAACAAAAAAAACTCTAAGATTGTATAAAGATACTTTTGTCAAAACTGATAAAAGTCAAACTCTAGATCATATGTATAGCGTTTTTTGGGGTTTTTATAATGATGTTCCTCCAAAAATAATTGGATCTATTTATAATCTTAGATATGTTTCTCAATCAGAAAACTCAAAAAAACAATCTAATTGCTCAATAACACTCGAAACCTTATTAGAAAAGTACGAAAATGGAAATTAAAATTAATCTGGCAAAGAAAAGAATTTCAGATGTCTCCGTTGGAGATAGAGTCTATTGTTATAACGAATTTGATGATAAATTTTGTGTTGGAAATGTAACAAATTTATTTACTCCAACAATAAAAAAAGAATATCAGGAAGAAATTCTTATTGGTGGGGAGGTTGTTTATACTTCTAGTATTCATCCTTTTTATGATGGACTTAATAAGAAATGGGTGGACTCACGGGAAATCGACAACATTTTTGGATTAGGGGTTTATGGTGATTATATTGACATTTTAAATGATCATAATTATAAATCTAATTGTGATAAAACTTTTTATGATTTTACTGTTGATAAATATCACAACTATTTTGTCGGCAAAAATGGAAAATTTACTTTAACTCATAATTCATCCACAGTATTTTTTCCTGTGTGGCACCAAGAAATCGAGGATATTATTGTATTAAAAAATAATAAAGGCTCAGAAGATAATCGTGTTCGCAACCTTGATTATGCCATTCAGCTGAGTAAAATTTTTTATGAGCGATTTATTCAGGATGGAGAAATTACTCTGTTTTCACCGCATAATGTTCCAGGTCTTTATGAAAAATTTGGTTTAGATGGATTTGATGAACTTTATGTAAAGTATGAAAATGATCCTTCTATTCCAAAGAAAAAAGTAAAGGCCCAAGAGCTTATTATTGATATCTTGAAAGAGCGTGCGGAGACCGGTCGAATTTATCTTATGAATATTGATCATTGTAATTCGCACGGTCCTTTTAAGGATCAGATTACAATGAGTAATCTTTGTATGGAAATTTTGCTGAAAACTACCCCGATTGAACATATTGATGATGTAGATGGATCTATTGCTCTTTGTATTCTTTCTTGTGTTAATGTAGGTACAATTAAGTCTGATAAAGAACTTGAAGAATGTTGTGATCTTTCCGTTAGATTTTTAGATGAGCTAATTGACCACCAGGAATATCCTGTTAAGGCCGCCGAATTAACAACCAAGGCTAGTCGTTCTCTAGGTATTGGTTATATTGGTCTGGCTCATTATCTTGCTAAATTGGGATTTAAATATTCTGATCCTGGCGCCTGGGAAGCCGTCCACAAATTAACTGAAAGTTTTCAGTATTATCTTCTAAAATCATCCAATAATCTAGCAAAAGAAAAGGGTGCATGTGACAACTTTAAACACACTAAGTATTCTGATGGAATTCTTCCAATTGATACTTATAAGAAAGAAGTTGATGAAATTTGTGATGTAGAATATACTCATGACTGGGAACAACTTCGTCAGGATATTTTAGAACATGGTCTTCGCCATACTACACTCTCCTCTCAACCCCCAACGGAGAGTTGCCTTTTTTGGGAACATAAGATTAAAACTTCTACCGGGGAAATGGACTTCCATCAAATTGCCGAATATGGTGGACTTGATTGGAGAGGGATTGAGGAAAATGATGCAATCGGCTGGTATGACCTGAACAAGACTATTACAGTTGAAACTCAAGATGGATACAAAGAAGTTGATAAACTTTATTTCAATGGAAATAAAGAAGTTGCGACTATTACCTTTGAAAATGGTAAAGTGATTAAGTGTACACCCAATCATAAGTTTTTGGTTCGACTAGAAAATGGTTCCACTATCTGGAAGCGAGTTTATGAATTGAATGAAGATGACGAAGTAGTTGAGATTTAATGCGTTGATGCCTTCACTTTACTAAATAATAATAGTTTAGTAAAGGCATCAATGAAGACAAAACTAGTTACTCTAATGAAAACCAGATTTAACATTTTAACCCCGCACGAACTCTTAACAGAATTGAAACAAATCGGAAAAATTGACTATAGGTCATTAAGAAAGCCATTTGAAGAAACCCCGCCAGAGAGATTTGATCTTGAGGTTATTAAAAAATATGTTAGTTATGTTTTTCTATACCCAAATAAAAGAAAACTTCAATATGAACCAGAATATTGGATGTACAGAAGGAACCTTTCTTATAATGAAGCTGTTGAGCTTATTAAACAAAATAAAATAGATAATGGTCAAACAAAAGAGGCTTTTATAAAAAGATATGGAGAAGAAAAAGGATTAGAAATGTATGAAAAATTTAGATTAACCAGCGCATATCCGTCTTCCGATGAATGGTTCAAAGAAAAATATGGGGAAACATGGGAAGAAGAAAAAGCATATGCTATGAAAAGAAAATCTAAACGAACTGTAGAATATTGGACCCATCGTGGATATAGTTTAGAAGAAGCTAAAATTGAAGTTAGTAAATATCAAAGATCAACCTCTGGTGTTCATAGAGAATATTATAGACAAAGAGGATATAGTGAAGATGAAATTGCTGTTATTTTTAATGAAATAGATAAGAAAAAACCCAATCATAAAAGAAACACCAATTATCTCCGTGAAAAATACCCCGATACTTGGCAAGAGATTTATCTTGAAGTATCTGAAAAATATAGAAAAAGAATGGAGGAGTTAGGAGTATGGATTGAAAATGACATTGCTGACGACTTTAAAAAATATAAAACGCTTGTAATTAGATATACTAATCAGAGTTTATTATTTTATGGAGAATTGATTGAGAATTTAGAATTGAGATCTAAAGACTTTCAATTAGATCACAAATATTCAATTAAAATGGGATTTATAAATAATATTCCAGCTGAAATAATTGGATCAATAGTAAATTTAGAGATACTTCCAGCGAGTATTAATGGCTCAAAACAACATAAATGTTCTATTACTAAAACCCACCTTTTAACCGAGTACAAAAAATTTAAGGAGACACATGAAAGTAAAAACGATTCAATTTGAAGGAGAAATTCTTCCAACTTATGACATTGAAGTTCCGGAAGTACATCATTACAACTGTGAAGGACTAGTATCTCATAATAGTTCAGTTTCGTGTAATGCAACAAATGGAATAGAACCTCCTAGGGATTATCTTTCCATTAAACAATCTAAAAAGGGAACTCTCAAACAGATTGTACCTCAGTATAATAAACTAAAGAATAATTATACACTTCTCTGGGAAATGCCTTCAAATGAAGGATATATTAATTGTGTCTCTATTATGCAAAAGTTCGTTGACCAGGGAATTAGTGTAAATGATAGTTATAATCCTCAGAATTATCCAAATAATGAAGTACCGATCACTGTTATAGTCAATAATATTCTTTTACTATACAAATATGGTGCAAAAACTGCATATTATCATAACACATATGACGGCAAAACCGATGATGTTTCCGCCGAAGAAATTAAAAATGATGATTTAATATCTGAAATATTATCATCAGAAGAAGAAGAATGTATCGCATGTAACGTTTAATCTAGGAAATTTATGTCTAAAGTAAAAGGAATGACAGTTTTTAATACAGAAGAAATTAACACTAAAAAGCAAAAAATGTTTTTTAGTGCTCCATTGGGGATCCAACGATATGATGAGTATAAATACCCAATTTTTGAAAAACTCACACAACAGCAGCTCAGTTTCTTTTGGCGTCCAGAAGAAATAAATCTTCAAAAAGATAGGGCAGATTATCAGACTCTTCGCTCAGAGCAAAAACACATTTATACTTCTAATTTAAAGTATCAGATTATGCTTGATTCTGTTCAGGGTCGAGGAACTTCAATTGCTTTTCTGCCATATTGTTCTTTACCAGAACTTGAATCATGTATAGAAGCCTGGGGATTCATGGAAATGATCCATAGTCGATCATATACTTATATTATAAAAAATATCTATGCTAATCCATCCGAAATATTTGATACTATTATTGGAGATGAGAGAATTTTAGAGAGAGCCAAGAGTATTACTGATAATTACGATGAATATATTCAACATGCTCAACAATACTCTTCTTCAAATCTTTGGCAATTTAATAATGAGGGTGTAGATTTAGGTAAAAATGAGCTTTATGAGGTAAAGAGAAAACTTTATCGAGCCATAATGGCAGTGAATATCCTAGAAGGAATTCGCTTTTATGTTTCCTTTGCTTGTTCTTTTGCCTTTGGTGAGCTGAAGTTAATGGAAGGAAGTGCGAAGATTATTTCGCTAATTAGCCGCGATGAAGCCGTTCATTTAAATATAACTCAAAATATTCTTTCAAAATGGAAATCAGGCGACGATCCTGATATGATTAAAATTGCAAAAGAAGAAGAGCAATGGGTTTATAAGACATTTGAAGAAGCAGTTAATCAAGAAAAAAGATGGGCCGAATATATTTTTAAAGACGGCTCACTTATAGGGTTAAACTCCGCTCTTCTTTGTCAATATGTTGAGTGGGTTTGTAATAGACGTATGAAGGCTATTGGTTTTAAACCTCTTTATGATATTCCGGCCAATAATAATCCTCTTCCATGGACGGATAACTGGCTCAGTTCAAAGGGGGTGCAGGTTGCACCTCAAGAGGTTCAGATTACTTCTTATCTAGTAGGGGGTCTTAATCAGGACATTAAACCAGATAGTTTCGCCAACTTCAAACTTTGACTAAATATATTAGTCTGTTAGTACGACAATACTCCACAGACAGGATTAGGTGCTCATATGAGCACCTTTTTTTATAAATATTAATGTCGTACTAACAGAATATAAATGACTAAATTAAATCCGAGAATTTATACATATAAAATTACTTTGTATCAGAGAAATAGAGGAATAGATAAATCAAATCGAATAAGAATTAAATAACCCCGGCCCCTTTAAGGGTCTTTTTACTAAATACTAAAAGAAAACCTATTTCTAAAAAATATGTCACTTTATAGTCTAACAGAAGCCTATTCAGAAATTTACGATCACCGAAAGGTCGAAGATCTGTTTGATAATCTTCGATTTGTTGATTACATGCAAGATGGAGATATTGAACAAGTAGTCGAAGAACTCGTTTGGGAATTCCGTGATTATGGTAATACCTTAGACGAATCATTTGAAATGCTCTCATTTGCCTCGACCGATGAGGTAATTTGTGAGTCTTACGATGAGCTTATTGAAGATATTCTCACCGAGGCAACTGTTACCAAAGGATCCCAGCGTTCTCAATATGCTGGCTCTGCTCAGGATAGAGTGACTTCTGGTCGTGGTGATATTATGGCCCAACAATCTGCTGCTAAAAAACTAGCCAGAAAGTCTGGTAAGGCGGTTGCGGCTGGCCTGGATGCAGAATCAAAGCAAAGAATGTCAGCTCGCGCCGCACGAGTTGGTAATGCTATTTCTAAGGTTAAATCCAAACTCAGTGGTCCTATTTCTTCTGTAAAACAGTCTATCTCAGGTTCTGCTGGTGGTCTAGGCCGTGCCACTAAGGCTATGGGTGGTAAAGTAGTAGAAAAAGGTAAGGCCATGTTAAAATCGATTCTTCGTCGTGGTGGTAAGGCCATCTATGGTGCTGGAAAGGCAATTGAGGGTAGTGGTAGAGCGGCATCCGCTGCTCCAGCAACCACTAGAACCGCCAAGGTTGGTCGCACCACTGTTACCACTACCACAGAGCCTGGTGGTAGTAAAAGGCAGGCTGTTGGTCGGGCTGTTCGTAAAGTAGGTGTTGCGCTTCAAAGAAAGGCGGGTAAGAAAGATGAACCCAAAATGAGTCGGGCTGATTATGAGTCTCGTAAGTCCGAAAGAACTACATCTGCCAAGAAAGAAGTGGGTGATGCATTTGCAAAGCCAAAACCAATGCTTGCTCTTCCAGCAAAAACCTCTGGCCAGCCTGCTGTCCAAAGAACAGTTTCGGCTCGTAAACAAGAGGCCGCCAAGAAAATTGCCAAGGCCGCAGAAGGTTCAACTGCTAGGGGAACTCGATTTTCTGGTCCAGGGGCTCGTCTTTCTAGCCAAAGAACCAAGACTGGTTATAAAGAGCGTCTTGCCAAGTTTGCATCTCAACTATCCGAGCAAGATTATAACACTCTAGTTGATTATATTCTTGAGGACATGATTTCAGAAGGTTATGCTTCTGATGTACTAGAAGCTCTTGATCTATTTGAATCATTGACCGAAGATAGCGTAATTGATATTGCACTTGATTATTTTAACGACTGATGATCCACTCTACTGATGTTTATGCTCTTAAGGCCAAATTAAACGGCCTTAAAAATAAACTCCAAAGAGAACAAAATCCACAAAACGAAAAGAACCTCGCTGATGATTACCTCAATGAGGTTCTTTTCCTTGTGGATTCTCTCCTGAAATAACCAGCCCATAGATTCTTTCTACTTCGCTAGAATAAAATTTTCCTTCAATATTAGTATTATAATAGGCCTCATCTAATAAAACATTTCTTTTAAACTGCTCGCATGTCTCATAATAGGACATACTTTTTTTATGAGGGCATAAATACAAAATTTCTCTTTTGAACTTGTTTTCACCTAAAGATTTAACGTCTTCTTTTAGTTGGTCGCAACTACCGAAATATTTTCTCCAATCACTTTCTTTTGTCTGTCTTCTTCCAGTCTTTGCGTTTTTTCTTCTTTCCCAGAAGTGTTTCTTTCCAATGTACTTCATCCCGTTTTCTAGGTTTGTTATTAAGTAAACAAATCCCTCATACTTTTTATCGACCTCATTAAATTCTTGACCGTTAAAATACCACACAAAAACTAAATAGCATTGTAATCTTTATTTATAATACAATGATCGGACCTACAAAAAGACCTCAAGATTTTGGATTTAAACAAGGTGATACTCATATTGTAGTCAATGATATTGTTGAAACTGCAAAGGCTTATGATTTTTCTGGTAAACTTCTTTGGGAAATTCCGGCTCTTGCAAGAGGTCAAGGATCTGATATTGAATTTAGAGTTGTAAGAACAGATACTCCTCCTGGTCTCTATAAACTAGGGATCGTTTATAAAGATTTTGAAAGAGTCGGAGCAAATCCGGCTTTTGATAGAACTCTTGCGGCTTATGGTTGGTATTCTTTTGACATGAATGAACTAGAGGGCCAGGTTTCCAAATATGGTAGATCTGGAATTATGCTTCATGGTGGTGGATCAGCCGCAGGTTGGCCTGGGGCCTGGGCACCGAAACAACCACTATTCGCTACTCATGGTTGTGTGAGAATCTATAATATTGATCTAAGAGACAAGATTCTTCCTCTTTATAATAAAGGAACCGTTTATATTTCTGTTTATCAAGAAGCAAATCTAGCAATTAAACCCCCAGTTGTTTCTAAACCAGAAACTACTATCCCATCTAAACAGCCGATTAAGTTCACTGATGCAGCCAAGTTTTATAAAGAGGAGCCTCAACAAGTAGATGCCTTTAACTATCTTGAAAGCAAAACTCCTGATGACGTTAAAAAAGAATTCGCCGTAAGATATAGGAATTCCTCTCAACCAAAAGAAATCTTCACAAAGGCCCAGCTACAGCATGTATGGCAAAGAACCCCTACTGATGCCCAAGTAAAAGAACTTAATGAGGCCCTACAGAGATTCGATATCACTACAAAATCAAGACTTGCCCATTTTATTTCTCAAATTTCTCATGAATCTGGTGGTGGAAAATGGATGAAAGAACTTGCTTCTGGTGATGCCTATGAAGGAAGAAAAGATTTAGGAAACACTCAACCCGGAGACGGAAGACGATTCAAAGGAGCCGGGTATATTCAACTTACTGGAAGATTTAATTATCAACAATTTGCAAACTTTATGAAAGATCCCCGAATTATGGAGGGGGTTGATTATGTTGCCGATAAGTATTCAGGTACAAGTGCTGGATATTGGTGGATGAATAACAAAATGAATGCCCTTTGTGACACTAATCCATCGGTAGAGCAGGTTACCAGAAGAGTCAATGGTGGGACTAATGGTCTTGCTGATAGGCAGATGTACTATAAGCGGTGCCTAGAAATCCTCTAACAGGATTTTAAAAATAACCCAGGCCACCCCAATTAGGCCAATTCCAATTAAAATATTTACTGACCATACTACTTCTGTCATTTTTGTTCTTCCCTATGAATCCAAGTTTTAAGTTCTGAGACGTATTCTCTGAGCAGTTGTGCTTTTTGTAAATGCCAGATATCACCACTCTTAAGATATTCTTGAGTGTGATTATCTATTGCCTTTAGAATATTATGTATCGGAGAGTTCCAGTTCTCACGATGAGGAGTATTGAAGGTGCGAGAAGACATTAGTAAAGTATGCCTAGCTTATGTATTTATTCCAATAGTCAGGCATTAGTTGTCCTCATCTATTTTGGTCTTCAACGCAATCACGGTAGTCAGTAACATCATAAGAGTTTCATATCCTCTTCTTTCTGATTCCTGACAATCTAGCACTGGAGGATTAACTAGTCCACCTAAAAAATTGGCCCGGTTGATAGATCCAGGAATCAAAAAATTACAAGAAAGAAAATTTATTCCAATAAAGGAAATAATGGACACACAAATAATAAAGATCAAATTAGTTATGACTTTTTTGCGGTCGTCCATGGTAGGAACTCTTTTAACTATTTAGAAAACCTAAATAACTTAAGAACTTAGAATTTAATTGTATGACGGTTCCACTAGAAATAGTTGATCGTTCAATTTTTAAAGGGACTGATTTTGAAAGTGAATTTAAACTTAAAAATTCAGATGGATCTGCTAATGATCTAACTACAAAAACAATAGTAGCAAAAATTCAAAAGTTTCCTGGTGCTGGAATTTCTACTTCTTTTGCAGTTGAATATTTAAATAGGCCTCAAGGGTCAATAAAACTTATTTTAAATAAGACACAAACTTCTTCCTTAGAATCTGGTAGAAATTATTTTGATATATTTGTTGTTTCTAATAATAAGACGCTTCCTTCTGTGGTAGGAACAATTCTTGTAAGAGAAACAACTGAAAATTAATCCCAAATGCACGAAACATATCAAGACCTGATGTTTAATTTAGAGGCAACATCAAGTTCAGAGGCCAAAAGAAAATGGAAAAACTCGATTAAAGAACATTGGAATTATGAGTGTGCATATTGCGGATCTGAAGACAATCTAACTTTAGATCACATTACTCCCCGAATTAAGGGGGGATCTGATCGAATCACTAATATTGTTTGTGCCTGTAGTGAATGTAATCATTCTAAGGGCCATCAATTCTGGGCAGACTGGTACTTAAAACAAGACTTTTTTACAACCGAGCGACTTTCGCAAATTATTAACTGGCAAAATGGACGAATATAGTACGTGGCTCCAGATTCTTCAAGGAGTTTCTGGGGCAATTATTGGTTATCTTACTCTTCTTATACCACTTCTGGTTCTTCTCTAATGGCCAATCGTAAAACTGTCCACTCTTTACACAACTTTGCTTTTTTTGTGTTATTGTTGGGTTTCGTTAGTTTTATTGCCATGTCAGAATTACGTTTTAGGTTTTCACAACTCGGTCTTCCTTTTCAATATTGGAAGCAGCTTATGGTCATAAATGACTCAGCGACTAGGGAATATTTTTATTATGTGTTGAACGGTAAATCGTGATACAAAAAAGTCATCTAAAAAAGAACATTCTAGATCAGGCAATTGCGGTTGCCATAGCATCTGATCCTCCGAAACGAATGGGTGCGATTCTTCTGAAGAGGAATAAAATTGTTTCTGCCGCAACCAATAGTTATACAAAGACCCATCCCATTCAAAAATGGGCCGCCGAGAGAACTGCCAGGCTTTATAATCAAAAAGATTATAGTATGAAGCAATATTTGCATTGTGAAATTAGTGCGATTATTAAGGCCAAAGGAGAATTATCTGATACTATTGTTGTTTGCCGGGTCGGCGGGCACGGTGGAAAAGAGATCCGAGATGCCAGACCATGTAGAATTTGTTCAGGGTTTCTTATTCAACATGGAATTTTTCATGTTCACTATTCAACAAATTATGGATTTTTATACGAATACTGGGGAGATTAATCATGTCACTTATTTCACAGCAGGATAGAAAACTTGTCATCAATGCACTATATTTTTATTTGGACTCGGATGACGATTTTACGCCACAAGAAAAAATGGAAATCAATGCATTACGGAATTGGGTTATATTAGAGTATAATAAAAAACAGCCACCTCAATAACTGGCACATAACCCGACAAATTCAGAAAATCCCTCCTATATACTAGGAGGGTCCTCAAAAAGAGGCACCTTAGGAAAATAGATTTCCTAAAAACCAAATTAATTCTAAGGAGTTTAGAATCATGAAAAAATACGACGCAATTGTTTTTATTGGAAGATTTCAGCCTTTTCATAATGCTCATCTAGAAATTGTAAAAAGAGCATATGAACTGACTGATAATCTCATTATGATTATTGGTTCTCAGTATAAACCAGTAACCTACAAAAATCCATTTCAAATTTCTCTTGAGCACCTGAATACTCATAGTTACTGGTCTGCCTTGAGGCAATCCATTTTAGAAGTGACTTCAGAAGAAGCTCCACTAGAAATTGAAATTCAAGAAGATATTTATGGTGATACCAAGTGGTGTAATGAAGTTCAAGAAAAGGTAAAATATTGTCTTGAGACTATTTCACCATCTGCTAATGTTGGTATCATCGGTTGTGAAAAAGACGAGACTTCTTATTACCTGAAGATGTTCCCACAATGGGAACTAATTGAGGTTCCTCTTGAGCAAAATCTAAGTGCAACTCAGATCAGGGAACTCTACTTTGTCGAAGAACCTAATATGGATTTTGTAAAGAGTGTTGTTCCAGAAAAAATCTTTAACTATCTTGATAGTATGAAGAGTTCTGAATGGCATAATCATATCGTAAATGAGCGTAGATTTGTCGAGAAATATAAGTCTCAGTATGCTTCCTTGCCCTGGCCACCAATTTTTGTTACAGTAGATTCTGTAGTGTTTCAATCTGGTCATGTCTTGATGGTCCGTAGAAATGCCTATCCTGGAAAGGGCCTGATTGCCTTGCCAGGCGGTTTTCTAGACGCAAACACCGATTCCTCCCTAGAAGATGCTATGATTCGAGAACTCCGAGAGGAAACCGGACTTAAGGTTCCTTCTCCGGTTCTTCGTGGATGTATTAAAAATACTCATGTATTTGATGATATTTATAGAAGCAGCCGAGGGCGAACAATTACTCATGCCTTTAATATTGTTCTTCCTGATGGAGAACTTCCAAGAGTAAAAGGTGGTTCTGATGCTGATAAGGCATTCTGGATTCCTTTCTCTGAACTTGACCCAAGAGAGTGCTTTGAAGACCATTATCAAATTATTCGATATTTTATCTGAGGTAAACTTATGAAAACAATCAAAGGAGATCTAATTAAACTTGCCGAAAAAGGTAATTTTGATATTATTATTCAAGGTTGTAACTGCTATAATGTTATGGGTGGGGGGTTGGCAAAACAACTTGCAGACCGATATCCCAAAGTAAAACAAGCGGATATGTGTACAACTAGGGGGGATAAATTAAAGTTGGGTAGGTTTACTACGGCTCAAATAAACACAGGAAAAACAATTTTTACTGTGATAAATGCCTACACTCAGTATGAAATGAGTAATACTAAAGATGTATTTGAATATGGTGCCTTTGAAAAATTCTTAGAGTTATTTTCTAAATGTGTCCCTGATTATACACAGGGACCACATAGAAAAGTAAGCATTGGATTCCCTCAAATTGGCGCTGGACTTGCTGGTGGCGATTGGAGTAGAATTTCCAAAATGATTGAACAGTTTTCAGAAGATGTTTCTGATTATGCTGACGTAACTGTGGTTGAATATCAACCCTAATGACAGGTGTTAAAGTCATAAAAACACAACTAGGCGATAGACGCCGAAATTAAACCTATCATTTTAAGGAGTTTAAAATGGACCTAAACAAAAATTTACTGCTCAACTCGGATTCCTATAAGTATTCTCAGTTTCCACAATATCCCACACAGACGGAAGGTGTATTTTCTTACATTGAAAGTCGTGGTGGTCATCACGATGAAACGCTATTCTTTGGCCTTCAGATGTTTCTAAAAGACTATCTGATGAAACCAATTAGGATGGAAGATATTGATATTGCCGAGGCAATTATTCAGGCTCACGGTGAACCTTTCTACCGCGGTGGTTGGGAATACATTGTCAAAAAGCACGGTGGATATCTCCCCGTAAGAATCAAGGCTGTTCCAGAAGGAATGGTAATTCCTGTCAAGAATGTTTTGCTTACAATTGAAAATACCGACCCAAATTGCTATTGGTTAACTAGTTTCTTAGAGACTGCTCTACTTCGCGCAATTTGGTATCCAACGACTGTTGCAAGTAATTCTTATAATTCTAAGAAACTTATTCTCAATTATCTTATCCGCAATGGAGACCCGAATCTCATTGATTTTAAGATGCAAGACTTTGGATTTCGCGGAGTGAGTTCTTATGAATCAGCAGGAATTGGTGGACTAGCTCACCTAGTTAATTTTAAGGGCACCGACACTGTTGCGGCGCTTCTTTATGGTAAAGAATTTTATCACGAAGATATGGCGGGCTACAGTATTCCAGCATCAGAACATAGTACTATCACGAGTTGGGGTAAGGAAAATGAAGTAGAGGCATATCGTAATATGTTGAATCTTTATGCGAGGCCGGGTGCTATTATTGCTTGTGTAAGTGATAGTTATGACATCTACAATGCTTGCGATAAACTTTGGGGAGAAGAACTTAAAGAACAAGTAATTGAATCTGGGGCTACCTTGGTGGTCAGGCCTGATTGCTACGACGATCAGACGCAGATTTTGACTCCTAGTGGATGGAAATATTTTTCTAACCTAACAGAGAACGATCTAGTTGCACAAGTTAATGATGACATGACTTATGAATTTGTTAAACCTCTTAAAATTGTAAATGAACAATATGAGGGGGATATGTATGAAATTCGTGATTTTCATGGTAAAATTGATCTATTAGTTACACCCAATCATAGGGTGGTAACTATTGATCGAAATGATAAAATTCGTATACAAGAGGCTCAAGATTATAAACCAGGAAATTGGGCTTATAGAAAATTGCGTTCAGCAAAAGCAAAGACATCCGGAAAACAACTAACTTGGCATGAGAGATTTTTAATCGCTCTACAAGCAGATGGATGTATTAAAAAAGCATCTTCAATGAATTATAAAATAGAATTTAATTTTCAAAAGGAACGAAAGCACAACAGATTACTTAATATACTTAATAATCTAGATTATAAATTTAATGTGTATTATCTTACTAGTAGAAAAGGTCAATCTACTATAACTATTTCAGTTCCCATAGATAATTTAGTATCTAAAACATTTGATTGGGTTGACATTTCTAATTTAGATGGCAATTGGTGTGAACAATTCATCGAAGAATTGAAGCATTGGGATTCGTCCATTAGAAACGATGGTAGATTTAAGTATGATACCACTATCAAATCTAACGTGGATGTAGTAGAATACATTTCTATTTCAGCTGGGAAGGGGGTTTTAATTTCAGTAGCGGAGGACAATAGAAAACCACATTTCTCTACAGTCTATACTACCCACATATTAGATACTCCCTATGCTGGTGGGCAATCTATTACTAAAACTAAAGTAAATTATAAAGGAACTATACATTGCGTTAAAGTTCCTAGTGGAATGGTTCTAGTAAAAAGGAATAGGGGAATCGCGGTTTCTGGTAATTCTGGGGACCCAGTAGAAGTCAATCTAAAGTGCGCCCAACTTTTGGATAATCACTTTGGAAGTACTATGAACTCTAAGGGTTATAAGGTTCTAAATCACGTCAGACTCATTCAAGGGGACGGTGTGAATTATGAAACTATTGACCGGGTTCTTCACGTTCTAGAAGCAAATGGATACAGTTCGGATAACATTGCCTTCGGTCAAGGTGGCGGATTGCTTCAACACGTAAATCGTGATGATTTTAAATTCGCAATGAAGTGCAGTTCGGTAAATGTAAACGGAACCTGGCGTGACGTTTATAAAGACCCTGTAACCGACCCAGGCAAAACATCTAAAAAAGGTAGACTTCAGCTCATCAAAAATGAACAAGGAGAATATCAGACTGTTCCAGAAAGACCCTGGAATAAAGACGAGTTAGTAACTATTTATGAGAATGGTCAACTTTTGGTTGATTATACTCTTGAGCATGTAAGAATTAATGCAAGCCAATGCTTGCACAATTTCTTCGCTAAAGCAGAGTGATATAAATACCTCAGGTTTAAATAACTTGAGGTATTTTTTATGCTTAAAATTAGATGTAGAATGTGTGGAAATGAGGTACATGGTTCTGGAACCTGCGGGTGTCCAAATATGGCATCTATCCGCAACGATAAAATCACGGCCCTGGATCTGTCTCAGGTGGTTATGCTTGAGACTTATGAAAAGGCCTCAAATAAGCATCTGACCAATTCGGATCTTATGTGGCAAGAGGAAAGGAAACAACGAGGAGTAAAAAGACTGGACTTTGAGGTTCGATAAATAGAATTAAAAATGCTCTATAAACAATTTCTGTTAGAATCTAAAGAAAAACAAATTATGTCTTTTGCAAAATTTGTAAAGAATTATCTTGACCTGGATTCTTTACCTGAAATTGTTGTAATTAACGATCCACAATTTTCTATAAACAACAAAACTTTTGGGTGCTTTGATCTTGAAAATGATATTATAAAGATCCAGGTGGCCAATCGCCATCCTCTAGACGTCTTTCGGACCCTATCCCATGAGATGGTTCATTACAAACAGAAAATTTCAGGGGCAGAATTAGATCCAACATCTGGATCAAATTGCGAAAATGAGGCCAATTCCGTTGCTGGTGAAATTATGAGACATTATACAAAAACCATCGAAAACCACGGGTACTAGAATGGATCAAACAACCAGAGACAATTGGAAGAAAGTAAAAGAAGCCATGGAGGCATCCGGAAATACGAATAACATGTATTACAAACGGGCCTGTCAGATATTAAAAGGCGGTGGTGATCCATTAGAGAAATTATTAAATGATGATTGAAGAAGAAGATTATAGGGATTTGTTTGAGAGAGTCTGGCATTTAAAAGTGCAAGAACTTATGCATGAGCCTTATGATGATGACATGATCCACGACGATTTTTGGACCCATGAAAACCAAAAGAACTATCTTTGACTGGGCAAAAATTAGTCTTATTATTGAGGCTATTATTGAGTTTATTTCTAGGGTCTTTAAGATCCCCAAGGATAAATTATGGCCATTGATTGATGAAATTCAAAGGGAATTTTTAAAAAGGGGCTGGATTGATGATACGCTCAATGAGTATATTATCAAAACTCCAGAACTTCTTGATCAAAGGGTTGAGAGAGATGTGGATAAGGCCATAGAAAAATATGAGAAATTAGAAGAACCCGAACCGGTTAATATGTTCAATGAGACTATCTTAACAGAGATTGAGTCTGGTGATTATTCTGAAGAACAAAAGAAAATTGTTAAGGGTGCTGTTTTTTATGATAAGGAGCCTGATGGAAGCAATGCCCAAGGTCTTTTAGGTGGGGAAATGGGCATAAAGGCCCCGTGGGTCAATCCGGATCAAAAGTAAATGCTATAATAATCACCATCTCGTTCGACAATTGCCGAACAGGTATCGACAAAATCTCCACAACACATGTAAGTAATGTCATCAAATTTTCTTATGTTGTTGTGGTGAATATGTCCACAAATTACACCATCAAAATTTTCTTTTCTTTGTCTGCAATAATTTGTAATATCGTTTTCATATTTGTCTATGTATTTTTTGCCGTTTATGGTATTTTTTAAAAAGTACACCAAGGAGAATCTAAAAAATCGATTTAACCATACACTTAAGGGAGTTATAAATTCATACCCTTTATTGAAAATTAATTGTTTCCATGAACCAGACGAGTATTGGGAGTATTTGTCGCCATGAACACATAAAAACTTTTTACCTTTAGAATCAATGTGGTTGTACTCATCAACCATTTGAAAGTTTTTATGCTCAAAATTACAATATCTCCGGATTTCTCCTTCGTGGTTACCTAAAATGTAAATAAGTTCGGTTCCATTTTTTAGGTGATTTAGGATTTCATGAATACATTCAGTGTGCTCTTTTTCCCATGGTGTCCCATGCTTCTCCATACAGTATATGTCAATTATGTCACCAACCATTATGAGTTTTTTGGTTTTTATGGTTTTTAGGAAGTTTAGGAATTTTTTAGAATTACATCTGTTCGTTCCAAGATGGACATCAGAAACAAAAATGGTGTCGTAAATCATTTGGTTTTTATTGGGAGTTCTGACCTATATAGACTGTAACGGGATGTAGTAGAAAAGTATAACTTCACTTTTGGGAAGTGAAAAAGAGGGGGCAGTACCTTCCATCCCGATTGGACAAAAAGTCCAAAATACACACAAACACAGAAGAATTTTATGACGCCTTACGAATTACGGTTTGAGATTTTTAAAGAAGCCAGACTAATTGCCACTGAAGATTTTTGCAATAGAAGAGAATATTCTAAGGATGGTAAATATATACCATTCCCATCAACACAAGAAATTCAGGCCCTGGCTGATCAGATCAAGAACTTTGTCGAAGAGAAGTAGACAATTTTTGAACTGTCCATGAAATTGGATTTCCAATCAAATCTGTCTTATACTCATTCAAGTGAGACAAATTTTTATGGACAGTTTAGGAGATCTTCTAAAATCCCAAGAACAAATTGAGGCCGGAAGAAAAGCCGATCCCTTTCTTCCCCTTATGGCAAGGATTGATGGTAAATGCTTCAGCAAATTTACCAAAGGACTCAAAAGACCTTTTGATGCGAAATTTGTAGAGTTAATGATCGAAACAACCAAACATTTGGTAAATGAAAGCGAGGCTCTTTTGGGTTATTGTCAATCAGACGAAATTACTCTTTATTGGTATCTTGATAAAGAGAATTATTCTAATAGGGAATTCTGGTTTTCAGGTAAGTTCCAAAAGTTAACTTCTGTTCTTGCATCAACCGCGACCTCATTTTTTGTTGCAAATCTTCAAAAATTTCTTCCTGAAAAAGTGGGTCAATATCCGACTTTCGATGCAAGGGTTTGGTCTGTTCCTGATTTAGAGCATGTTTATAAAAACTTTCTTTGGCGGTTTAAGGATGCCCAAAAGAACTCCGTTTCAATGTATGCAAGGCACTTCTTTTCTCATAAAAAGTTACAGAATAAAACTGGAAATGAAATGAAAGAAATGCTAAAAGAAATTGCAAATCCTTGGGAAGATTTACCAGAGTTCTTTAAATCCGGAACCTACATAAAAAGAAAACGGATCTTGCTTGATCCATCCCAATGCTTAGATGTTCCAGAAAAATACAGACCACTTGAGCCTATTATTAGAACTACTGTTTCTGTCTGGAACCCGCCTGAAACAATCTCACCCGAATGGTTTATTTTATGAAGTTTACAGTCAAACAAAACTATTGCAATTGTCACCCCGAAACTTGTGCATGTAATGATTGGGCGGTTTATGATGGTGATAAAAAATTGACTACCTTTTTCCATGAACAGGATGCTACAATATATGCCTTAACATTGGAAGAGAACCGCCTTTTAAATGTATTACATAAC